AACGATCCATGTGCTCTTGGTCTTGCGTGATCACTAATTGCTGCTTGGCTTTAATCGCAACTAGAATCCATTTGCCGAACGAAAACTTTGGTTTAGGCATGACGGATATCCTTGTGTAAAAAAAAAAAGCCCTACTGTGAAGTAGGGCGATGAAAGTTTACGATATGTTCAGTGACTACTTATGCTTCTCTGTATAGCGTTCGGAAGAATCTGCCGTCTAAATTTCTTGAAAAATCCTTTACTTTTTGCGATAACGGTCTTTTATTTTGGAAGTAGTCCTTACCAAGGTTCATTATGTGTTGGAACTTTGCTCTTTCGTCTACTCCTTCGCTAGTCATACCGCTTGTTGTCATAAAACGATCGTTAACGCGATCCTGTAACGCTCTGACAAATTTAGGAGCATCGTCGCTGTATGCTCTTGGTTTTGCAAAACTATTTGCGGTCAAACTGGCGTCTGGAGAAAAACTAACCCAGCTGGGTAATAGTCCTTTACGTAGTTCTTCTAGTCTGTAAGTCTCTAGTGTTTTCTTGTAAGTATCAAATAACTCACGACGACTAGAAACAGGTACATTAAGTTGCTCTAGTGTGTCCCTAGCTTTTAACGCGTTTCTATTAGCTAGTAGTTCTCGACCGTAACGCCCGATAGAATCTGTGTCTGTTAAAGGATTATGATTACGCATGTCCATCCAATGCCCATATTCGTGCAAAGCAAACGGCCATGATCTTCCTGGCTGTATCCGTTTAGTAAGCATGTTGTAATGCGGCGTGAAACGACTAAATATCGGCACACCAAGTATGTTAGCCACCATACGTGGTAGTTGTTTTTTCGGTGTATCTACTATTTCAGTACCGACGTGCTTATTTAATAGCTCAAGAGCTTTTTGTCTGCCTGGGTAATTTGTTTTGTTGGTGTTTACTTCTCGAAAGGACCTACGCTGTGCACCGTCGATCCAACGATTTAGCAAACTGTGTGTTTGTGCTAATCTACGCGTTGTCAAATTTTCCCTGTCTCGAACCGCATTGCTGAGTCTTTTTGCTACCCAGCGTGCAGACACTGCGGTCTTATTTAGTGTTTCTTGCTGAAAGTCAGCTATCAATTTGTTTTTGATTTGTTGGAACATTTTCGCTAGCTTATCTGGGATTGATTCGATACAGCAGAGACGTTAGGTGATTTGTTTAGAAGCTTATCTAGTCGTTCACGAAAGAATCGAGCAAACGAGTCATCTTCGTTAGACAGTACCTCTACGGACTTTGATGAGTTATCCCTTCGAAACCATTTCATTAAGTCATTAAATTGCTGACTGCTTGAGATATTTGGCATATTTTGTTGGGCAGGTCTAACAGGTATACCTCCTGAACTGTTCATCCACGGTATTCTTGCGGGAGAACTGTTTGCTGGTGATGAATTATTTCGCTGTAGCCACGCATCAAATTCATCAAAATTCTCGCTGTCTCTGTTATTTGGCATTCTCTGTTGGGCGGACCTAACAGGTCTTTGCGGTCGAGGAGGTTCAGGTGTACGAGACAACCAATATTTGCGAATTGTGTCTTTGTCGTACTTATCTAACTTAAAGTCATAATAACCAGCAGAACCATCAATAATTGTTGGCCGTCCAAACTCGATCTTTGTTGCTTTTGGTATCTTTCCATCAGCGTCCCAGTTTCGTTTCACAGACATGTCGAGTACTTGATTTTTTGGACCAACATTACCGTCGTGCAAATCTCCCAGAATTCTTTGTATCAACGGATCGGCGTCTAAGTTGCCCTGACCATCTGCGAATCTCTGCAATAATCCTTTTTTGGTTGAACTTAGAAAAGGAGCAATCGTATGTCTTTCGCCTCCAAGTGAATGAAACTTACGATTAAGCGAAGCTGCTAACGGCTTCATGCCTCTGTAGTAATCTTCCATACCACGTTCATTATGCCTAAACGGAATCTTCCTAACGGCTAAACCTGCAAAGTTATCTCCACCCTGATTTGTAATCACAGAATCAGCTAGGTTAAACTGCCCTCTTGCGCCGTCTATGACATATTTGGGGTAAGGACCTATAAAGCCTGGTACAGGTTTGATCTGCCTGACAGCACCATCAGGTAATTGCTTCGCTGCTCTGGAAATATCTTTCTGCGAAAGCATTCCTTTAGCAATGCGATTAGCTAGGGCTCTGCCTGCTGTTTTAAGTAACTGCGTGCTTGATCGCTTATCTAGAAACTCTTGCTTGAACTGCTCAAGTAATCTCTGTTTCTTTTCGTCGCTGAAGTTGCTTAAGTACTTGCCGGTTTCCAGTCCACCTGTCGCTCCAAAAGGTCTACCAAGGGTTGCTCCCAGCAAACCAGCTAAGCCGTAATTAAATGCAGTAGCTATTGGAGAACTACTAGCGACAGGTCTTAATCCTGGAACCCTACGTACAGCCTCGATACCAGCAGCTGCTCCGCCGAGCCCACCAGCGTCTGCGCCGATGTAACTTCCCATACCTGCATATCTTGCCTGAGCAGCATCAAGCATGGCTTCTGCATATTCGTTTTCATCTAGCTTTGTAAACGGAACAGAATCCTGCATGGCTGATATACCTTTGGACCAGCCACGATGTTCTTTAAGCAGCGTAGGAGCATACTTGATATACAGGCTTCTCAGGAAGTTATTAACAGCTCCTGGCTTTTTGTCATTAAAGTCAATCGCATGCCCAAGTTCGTGAATAAGTATGCCTGGATTCTTGCTTGGAAGACTCACTGTATCTGAAGCTAACTCATACAAATCCGAGTTAGGCATCGAAGCCTTAACAGTGGCAAGTGTCTTTTTGATCTCTTCGTCTGTCTTACCATATAGGTATTTGAGCCAGTCTTCGTTTCTGGCGTTGTTAGCTGCTCTATCTTTGAGCTTGCTGAATATCAAATCACCAATATGGACCTGCGTGTAGTCCAAGTTGTCAGGTCGTGCCTGCTTCATTCCTTGAAACAGATCACGCAGGTCCCGATTGTGAAACCTACCTAGATTCCTCGTAAACCACTCTGTGATCGGATGCGGATCTCTTGGAGACCAGTTAACTTTGACATCACGATCAAACAAGGCTTTCTTTTGCTGCAGTAATCCAGGCATCGCTAGTTTAACTCACTGATATAGAAGACTTCTACGCTCAGTAAGTGATTATAGATAACTAGCTATCAAGCTCAGTTACTGCTTTATACCTTGCAAGAGTTTCTTTACTGGCCTGCAAATCCACAGTGCGTCCTTTACGCGTGATCTCTGTGAAATTACCGCTGCGTACGAGAATGTATCTCGAATCAAAGATTCTTAGGCAGAACGCGTCAAGACGTAATTCTTCAGGCAAGTCGCAATCTTCGTGTCTTTTGACCAGTGCCTTTTGTTGTTCCTGTAAAGCCTCCAACAAACTCTCCAGCGCAATCTCCACGTCAACAACTTTTTGTGTCAAGTCGTTCACTTTCCGACCGCCTTCGAAATACTCCGCAATGCTGTCTGTATCGAAAACTGTTAGGGATTTTGCTCGTTTGTTTTTCTTGCTCACTGTAGACGATCCTATCTGTATTTGTAAATTTTGACGGAAAAGGTCAAAACCGCTGAGGACAAAACTAAATAATGCTAGAGACTAGAGAACTAGCTAGGTGCATAGACGCCCAAAGCGGTTTCGACCGAAACTGTATAGTACCTGCACGGCGCAGGATCCTACGCAACTTGAACTTGCTGAGTCTCGCTGTAATGCAGTACAGCCTCAGAGGTAAAGCCAGTAATGAGCTGACTGCCGGAGACTTGTGAGTTTCGCATGATGTCATCTCGAATCTTGCGGACAATACTTTCTGCGATCACATGCACTTCCGACATATTGATTCTGCTCTTCATGGACCAAAGAATCATCTTGACAAGCTTGTCTTTGCTCAGATCCGCTGCGGTGGTTTCGAGAATACGTTTTGCAGCTTGATTGTGCGCTTTAGCGATCTCAATCCGGATAATCCCAGTTCGAAGTTTTTGATGCCTCTGTGCGTTTTTCAACTTTTTGAGAGTACTCATTGTGAACCTTTAAAGAAAGAAATTTAAGTAGCTTTAACCGCTACCTCCGATAAACAATCAACACACACCTGAACCTGTATTTTGTCTCCATATAACGCGTTAATAGTTACAACCTGAGAGCAATCACCACAGACTAGCGAGCCGCACCGATTACAAGAAACAACGTCATCTGAATACTGCCCGCATAGCTCGCAGCAAAACCTAGCTGAGCCTAGTAAATCGCCAAACTCAGCGTCTAGTCCATCATTGAAGTATTCACCAAACATAAAGCTGTCTCACAATAAACTAGGTATCTATACAGCTTTAGTTTAATAAATCTACTTCTTTACTTTGCGCAGGATCCTACGTTTGATCTTTTTGGAGATAACCTTTTCGGCTGATTCTTGCCGTGTAGCACTACTTATCTCTTGACCAAAATTCATCCACAAGCATTCTGTTTTGATCTCTTTGATCTTTGCTGAGCTTGCGTTATTAGGCACTGCTATCTTTTCTACGCGAAGTTCAAACTTTTCTGTGTACTTTTCGTACAGCGGATTGTTATAGCCGCTGAGTATGAACTTACCTGGAAAATCTTTACGAGAAAATTCCTCATACTGAGAATACTGCTCGTTACCAGCATAAGCTTCAAACTCTTTCTTTGTTAGTAACGGCTCATGCGACGGCATTAGACCTGCCAGCAAGACTGCATGATGCCTGTCACTTATTTCGAAAGCTTGATAGTCTTTCCTACTTACGCGAGTCGCATGCATGTACGGAGGATCTAAATAATGCAGCGAGTTTTTATTGCTGTACTTAAACAGATAATCAAGCGTGCTGCCTGTTAGTACCTCAACAGTTTTAAGTCTGTTGTGTACTTCCGCAAGTCCGTCAACACTGGAAAGCCATGCTGACACGTTTTCGTTAATGCCTCTGCGTAGTCTTGACGTAGGCGTAGCATAATCCTTCATCAAGCCTTGACGTGACATTCTGCACAGAATGAAAAAGTCTAACGCAGCTTGCACGTCTGGTTTATCTCGTATCTTTGCTGATTTGTAGTTTTCAAGGCTCGCTTTGAAAATACTATCTGAGAAAGGCGTTGCTTCCGCTAAACGCGAGAACTGCTGAAATAACTTTTTGTCAGCAAGTACTGTCCAGAAGTTCGTGATGTACTTGTTGGCATCAACGATAACTTCGCTACCATATTGCAGCTTAGCTAGCAGTACAGATATGCCGCCGCAATATCCTTCAAAGAAAAACTGCACATCATTTGGAATAAAACTTATGATCTTTGGTGCAAGATAAAACTTACCTCCCGGCCACTTGATAGGGCTCTTGACTCGTTTAACGGGCTTGCTCATTTACTGACTACTCTAGGAAAGAAAAAAGGGGCCGATCGGAACCCCGACCGACCCCAAACCACCACAATAATTAACCGTAGCTATGTGTGCGAAACACATCTGCTTGATGTTAAACATCCCCGTGTCGTTAGTTGAGTTGGAATCGACAACCGGAGCACTCACTACGTAGCCGGTTCTCACGGCTTATAGGCATTGATAGGTAGGCAAACCGTAGTGAAAGACTACCTATCGCTGCTGCCTTACAGTGATTTATTAACCAAAAGCGTCAATTGATCGATCAGTCTAGCTCTCGCGTCGACGTGCTCTGGTTCGTACGACTCTCTTTGTGTGATCCTGTTAGTTGTAATAACAGGGCCAAACGCTCTCAAAGTACCAAAGTCCACATGGACCAAAGTTACTTCGTCGATACGAGTATACTGATCGAGCCACGCCGGTCTAGGGGCTCGATCGTTCAAGTAGGCCACAAGCTGTTCACTCATACTGTAAAGGTAATGGTAGAGTGTACCAGGCTTGTCCCATCGTTGGCGAACATCTTCGTCAACAGAAAAAATAAGAGATGGGCGATTGACCCCAGTTTGCATAATGCTATGCAACCCTGTTGTCGGCTTCATCTCCTTGTACCAAGAGTGCTTTTGCATATCGCTGTTCTCTTCTAAAAAGCAATATTGATCGTTAGTCTTCTTCCGAAGAGTCAATATTATTGTAATGTGTTGCAAGTGCAGTATCGACAGCTAGCTGTTTATCGCCAAGTAGATCTTGAACCCATATCATTCGAAACAACCGTCTCTCGACGTAAGAAACACTAATCGTGTTTGCACTACTCGAATTAACGTAATGATCCACCAGCGGATAAGCTGCTCGCAACTTTGTCGCCCTAGAGGGTACATAGTCTGGCAACAAAGTGTGATGATCGCCATAAAACAAATTAGCTACAGACATTTCTTTGTCTATGCCTAGTTTCGACTGCTTAGCCTTGGACTCCTCGTAAAGCAGCTTAACCAATTCACGAACCGCTTCATGCGTTTGTGGTGATTCGAACTTACTCTCTACTAATCCAGCTATCTGTCCTTTGCACTGCGAAACAATGCTACTTACAAAATATCTAGACACGTCTCGAATACTCGCTCCGTTACTTAACGCTGTTTTAATTTCTTGCAGTTTATTTTTCTTCACGCTGTCTAGAAACGATTCGTCAGTAATCAAAGACGGCATTGCCTTTTGAACTTCTCTGACGATTTCACGAATAACAGATCCTTTTTTAAATCGCTCGTAGGAATGAAACATATACTTTGCTGGATGAAACTTGTTAGCAAAGTCGAAATCGTCGTGGCGGCGCATAAACTGCTCAACAATAGCAGTGTCTCGTATTTGCTTGCGGTGAGCTTTGATAAATCTACAGGCTAACGAGATAAACGAACTTGGTATCGCTTCCAAAATCTTTTTGTCTCTTCTGGCAACACCGACGACTGTCAAAGTCTTTTGATACCTTTCTCTATAGTCATGCGTCAGCATCTCTACCATGCTTCTAACGTAAATCGGCGACAGTAAAGTCTTGTCTTCCTGCTGATAAATATCCGATACGTCTACACTGAACCCGTCAAACAACAGATGAACCACTTTATGGTTCTTTTTGTCGTTTAGACGCTTGAATATTTCTTGACTAGCTTCTGGGGTTTCCAGCTTATCCCAATATTCTCTGGGTGAGTCTCGATAACCTGAAGTTACATTGTAATTGAACTTATAAGCAAACTCGCGTAATCGTCCTTCGATAGTTCGAATCGAAGTTCTTTGTTTTTGCTCCGCAGTAAAACCGAAATCGTCTTTGTAATGCGACACTACATCAACGACACGATAACCTTGCGGTGCGAGAATACTTGCAAGCTCTCTGGCGACAGCACCTACATCGTCTTTCTTTTTACATAACAGCATAATCTGCTTAGATTGGTTTAAAAGATTTTTCCTTTTGTCATCAGCTATAGGCATCGCGTTCCATAAGTAACGCGCACCGATACTAGCCTTGATAGACTTATGCGAAACAGCGATCACAGGATGATCTTTTATCCTCGCAAGTGCGTTCGGTAAAGTAATACTCTCTGAACTGTACATAACATCAGACTTCCTGCTGCTTAGCGTAGCTAGTTTATCGATGCGAGTATCTGTGCAGATGTAACTATTAGCTATGTGCGCTGCCTGATCGCAGTCTCCCTGCGTTGATAATACGCTGTTAAGTGCCGCTAAGTTACAAAACGACACGTCAATGTAGTCTTCAGGAATATTGAGTTTATTCTTTATTAAGTCAGAATCCCATGGTGTTAGTTTTACTGATCGCATCACCTCTTGCTCTTTATCGTCCGAAGACTTGAGATCGCTTTCTGACATTACATCGTGCTGCTCTTGCTTTATTACCTCGACAACTTGGGTAGCTAATTCAGGTAAAGAGAAGCGCTGAAGTCTATCTTTAATCGTTTCATTGAGTTTGAGCTGTTCGTAAAGATTTTTACCTTCAAAAGCAGTCAAAATGTCTTCTGCCAATTTGTCTAGCACAGGCAACATTTGTTCTGCTGCCAGGTCACACAAATAGGTATCAGTATTGCCTGCGACTAGTGACTCTCGACTAGGGTTGAATACGATTGGATGCTGTGTACCATCTGCTCTGGTATTACCAAGAAATATATGCAGTTTATAGTACTGCAACCAAGGTAACTTTTCTTTGAAACTTGTCGCGTTAAATTTATAAATAATGTTCGCGTAATGAAGAACGCCTTCTTGACATTCTTTTAATACCTGTCTTGCATTGTGTGTGTTATTACTGACATGAATCAACGCACAGTTTTCCGTGGAAAATAGTAGGTTATCCCTGTCGTTATCATAACTTTCTGTTTCTTCATCCATGTCGTCGTAGAACCTGACTACGCCCGACGCTTCTGAATTCTTTTTTCTTCGTACGTGTTTGCCCAGCAACCTACCGCTGTACGCAAAAGTATTCGGCTGGTCTAATGTCCAATTTGCCCATTTGGGCGGTAATTTTATCGTTTTTTCTGAAGCCTGACCTTTGTCTACGATTATCTCGATTGCACCATCAAACGGATTCTTGTCGTGTCCGATGTTACGACAAATACTTAAGATATTATGCTGCCAAGTCGAAACTAATTTCGAATCGATATCAGTTATTGGCACCTTCAGTTCTGCACCTCTGGGCTCGTCACATGCAATTCGCGGTGGCTCTTTCGAAGGACAAAGCGGAAAACCTTGCTCATCTTTCAAACCTTGATAAACTCTTTTTGTTTTTCCGTCGTACAGCGTAAAGGAGAACTGCTCAGCAATTGCATAAACTGATTTTGCCCCAAGCCCCATCGAGCCTGTGCTGGTTGATTCTGAAGTTTTGTCAGACTGGTTGAATCCGAAAAACTTAGACACAACGTCGTCGTGGTTGTCTATGCCTGTGCCTTCGTCTCGCACAACAAAGTACGGGTAACTCACAGTAGGACAAGTAATCACTATCTTGAATTTTCTGTCCTCTGCTTGCATCGTCTCTTTTTCTTTTTTCGACATACGAGCAAGTCTTCGACCGATGGCATCTGCAGCGTTTGTAATTGCTTCGGTCGGCGCGGAACGAAGTGGGTTTTGATATAACTTTTCTGAAAGAATGTCAAACAGAGTACTCGTTACTGCGAGTTGTACTCGTTGGTAATTACTTTCAATTTGCGTGTTACCGGATATTTGTCGGTTCTTAGTTACTGGTTTCATTGGTGTCTCAAAAGGTTCAAGTAAACAAACTGTAAATACGAAACGTTAATCAATAGAAATTCTGCGAGCTTTCTTATTAGCAGCGTTTTGCTCAGTATTGCTGTTTGCCAGCTGTGACAATACAGCTTTAAGCTTTTCATTAAACGGAGAACGTGCTGCTTCCAAGTAAAAATCTTTGATAGTTTTAACCTGCCCTTCTACATAGCAAGCAAAAACTTGTCGGCTGCTCTTTGTAATAAACAGCACTGTTATTTTTTCGCCGTTATAACTAGGCGACACGTTACCTAGATCAACTACGCAGAGTGTTTTGATGCACTGTAGGGCTTCGTCCTCAACGTACTGTACGGTCATTGCGCGATACTTTCTACAAAAGTCAGCGAGACCCCTATGTGCGATCTCCGCGCTAACAGCGTTAGCTGTGGCTTGACGCGGCTGAGCTTCTTCTGCTGATTCTTTAGCTTCCTCGTACTTTACTGCCGAAATAATAAATTCATCAGGCACGTTATTAACTAACCTGTCAATGTCATAAGCGACAGCTCCTTCAATCTTTTTGTCGCCGACATACCAAGTTTTATTTTGCTTACGTAGTAAGCTGACATTTAATCTTTCAGTAGTAATGTTGAAGTTCAGCAGCCTGATGATGGAATTAAACGACCTTTGTTTAAGCATATTGACGATGACCCTATACTGCGGATGAGTCCGAGGAATCATCTCTGACACTTCACCGAAGTTCAGCATGATCGTTCCATCATTTGTTATCAAGTACTCTACTTGCGGAGTTGGTTTAGTTGCTTGTTCCGGTTTTTTCTCTGTACGACGCTTTGGCATATGGCTAACTCAATAAAAAAAGCCAAGCATGTGCTTGGCCGGTGGAATATCAATACGACTGTAACAGTTTACAAAAAACACATTCGTGAGTAAAGAGCATTTTCGCTTCGGTGTTTTTGATTGAAAGTAATCAGCTTGATACTTCTTTGCTTGGCCAATAAAGTCAGTCCTTCATGAAAACAAGCCCATTGTAGGTCGCTGATACCTGGGTTAGTTACGTCTAGAATTGCTAAATGAGCTGATGACACAACCAGATAAATAGAGAATAGCTTACCTATCGTAGAGGCTACGGGCGGGTACAACTTGTTTATGTAAGCTAACGAGGCGTTTACTTCTGCTGGGTTAATTCGCATGCCTGGGACATAGTTACTCATGAAGCCTACGAAGTTAGCATAATGCTCTGACTTCATCTGTAAAAGCAGCGTACCCAAGTTTGATGCATATACGAGATGTCCCGTGGCTAATGCGCACGCCGTTGGTATTTGTTTCGTAGATGTGTACGTCATGAAATTTGGAACATTATCCATATCGTACGGATAATAAACAACCTCTGTTTTTTCGTTGTCGTTATACACAAGCTCAGAAGTCGCTCCTTCCCCAAGCCACACTGCGACTGGAAACTTTCCACGCAATGTTTGTTTTGGTGTTTTTGGTTCTCCTGATGCTGTAATAAACAACGTAGAAGCAACAAGCGTTTTACCGCTACCAAAATCACCTACTACGACAACGCTGTCTTTGTCATCGCCTAAATCTAAATGATGCTCGAAATTTCTTTCGGGCGATAGTAAAGAATACTTCATGTTTGATCTTTCTCCAATATTCTCACAGGATCGTGCCAGGAAATTTCGCCACGCTTCGCTGCTCTTTCAGCATCGGCGTACGTCATAAACACTTTTGAACTTTTCACATTACTACGTTTGAGCGAAGCTAGTGCAACACCAAGCGTAAAGTCTTGGTTTGGCGCGTAAACTACTGACTCCATATCAGATGGAGATATAAGCATTTTGCTCGGCATCAATCGCTTTTTCAGGTTATCAATTTCACCTTTTGTAATCGGTACGTGTACTGACATAGTGTCGCCGTCGTGATCAAGATTAAGTCCTTTGTTGATTAGCGGATTCGACTGAATCGCATTACCATCAACTAGTTTCACATACTGCCCAATCGTGTTGTATTGGTGCAGTGCAGGGTCTCTACTGACCATGACAGGTACTTTCTCTAGAACGGACTGCAAAGCTTTATAGGCTTTATCCGATTTATTAACAACGGATTCTCTGGCCTGCAAAATAGGCATACCGCCGCGAACAAGTTCTCGTACGACATGGTTAGAGAAAATATCCCAGGCCATTGTTTTAGGAATACCCACCTCGTCCATGCCAAGTTTGTGATTAGGTATCACAACACCACGACCCGCTACGTCAGCAGTGTTACCTATGAGCTTTTGTTGCATGTAGCTAGCTTTAGGTCCTCCTGGCAGAAGTGTACGCAAAGCACCTTTTACGTTACGACTACGTAGTTCTTTGTCAGTCGATTCGCCGTAACCACTGAGCGCTTTCGTTGCCTCGTACAACATCAACCTTTCGTCACCTGCGTTATCATCTCCAAGCTGAGATGCTAAGTCTTTGTAAACTTTGTTCGCCTCAAAGACTTCCCTGTATAGATAGTTCAAATCATTGACGATTGGCACTTGTTTCTTACCTTGACCGATAACTGAAACTGGTCGCAGGTTAGGCGGCAGCACCAAAATCTTTTCTCGCATCAGATCGCTTGGGTTAACTTCGAGATTATTCATCGCTCGCAAGAATCCCAACCGCCTTACCGCAGCATCCCGAGCTAGCTTTTTAGTGCCACGAATTTCTGTACGAGCTTTTTCAATTTCTTGATCAATATCAAATTTACTCAAGAAACTTTCGATAGCTTTTGTACCAGTACCGTGATTGCCTAATTGATGCTTACCTGCAATCAGATCCGAGTACTCTTTTTGTTTGAGCTGTAGGATCCTGCGCAGTGGCTCCTCGTAAGCTGGGTTGGGTAGCTTTACAGATAAAGACATCTTGGCAGGTCTGTCGCCCATACCAAAAATAGTTGGATCAAATAATCCACCTTTGATAGGCGATTGATCTTTGTAAAGATCTAGCGTCTCAGCGTTCTGTATCTCACGGTTACCTGCTGATCTATCAATCTCGTCATCTGTCATAGGTGTCAGCGTTGTCTTGGTGCCTTGCCTAAGCGGATTAATACCTGCGACCTTAAGTAGCTCCATAAACTTCTTGTATCGTTCAGGGACCTTTGGCGTAGGTGGATCATCGCCTCGCATGAATGCTTGCCAGAACTCGCTATTAGCTTGTCCACGAACAAGTCCTGTACCCCGAATAAATTCGTGGCCACCACCGGCTAGTAATGCGTGCTGAGCAAGTAGTCCGATACGCTTACTCTTGCCCAAATCATCACCACCTTTTGCAGGCATTGCGTCGGCGGTATATCTTCCGGTGCTGCGACCCTGTGCCTTGGCTTCTGAGAAGTGATGGAGCTTATTAAAGAATGCATAGCCAGTTACCACGCCTTTAACGTCTTGTCCTGTAAACGGATCGACGACTGTCTCTTTGTCGCTAATGCCATACTTTTTAAGTTCACCTCGGGTGAACTCATTCATGTCTTCGATTTCGCCGAAGTCAGGAATCTTATAAGGCTGACCTCGCATAGCCGCAATCTTACTGAGTGCAAGTTCATGCTTGACCACCGGATTCTTTCGTGAGATGACCCCGAGTCTAGGAATGACAGCGTCAAACACATTACCTTCTTTATCTCGCGGCATCTCCGAGTCAGGCTTAACAACCACGGTGCCTTTAAGGCCGTTACGCATGGTAATCTTATCGCCTTCTTTCAAAGGACTAATCACCCGAGTCTTAACAACGGTATTCCCTTGCTTGTCTTTGAAAACACCAACGACCGTACCTGGATCTTCGTGGTCATGTACAAGAGTACTATCTTTAAAAGACGCACCTCCCTTCTTATGCACTCGACCTACACCTTGCCTACGCTCCATTGCTAAGACAAGAGGATCGCCGTGCTCGACTGTCTGACCGACTTTGACAATGCCGTCATCATCAAGCTTCTCTAGTTGATCAGGCTTGAATTTACCTGCAAACACAGACACAAATGATTTTTTGTCTCTGGCCTGTGTAGCGTTTGACTCAAGTCTAGTTCGATATAACTGAACACTTGCAAGTTTGTTTTTTGCAGCACTCTCACTGACAACGTACGCGTCTTCGTATGTGTCAGGGAAAGTCATATCAGCTACACGCAAGTTTGTGCCGATAGCTACAGTGCCGTTGTTATCGGTAAAGTTACTAGTGGCTAATATCTGCCCAGGCTCGAACTTATCACCTACCTTGACCGTTGGCGTATTGTGCATTCGGCTTTTACGACCCAATGTAGCGTCCGAATAAAGCTTGACTTTGCCTTTGGTTCCGTCGACTGTTAGATACTCGATCTCTTTATCTGAAACCGAAATAACAGTTCCTGGAACCTGCGGGGCTCTTTTAACGCCTAGCCTGTCGCCATAAACATCTTCAAAACTGACTTGACCATTTGTCCCCGGTACTGCATTCTGAAAAAGTGGTGCTTCTTTATTAGCTAACTCAACTGCCTGAGCAGACATTCGAGTAGCCATCGCTACACGGTTAGGCACCATCAATGACTTGCCTGGAACAAGATTGCTTAGATGATTGTATGTCTTTTCAACATCTGGTAAGAAATAATCAATTTCTTCTGGCAGTGCGTAATCAAGCTTGCCGTCTTTCTGCACAATGTAATACTTGCCCAGGTCTGGCTTCTTCGACAACGTTACAGTCTTACCAAACATGTTAGACGCCGATACCGTCACAGGCTTTTGTGTCTTGGCGTCGATTGCGTCAAAGTACAGCTGTCCATCGCTGCCTTTCTTAGCTCCAGAAGCAATAAACGTATCTGCGCCTACACGACTGCTTTCCACTGTTCGCAGTCCGTCCATGATGCCTGTGTAAGAGTGATTAACGAATCTTGTACTATCCGGCGTTGAGTCTTGACTACCAATACCACCGTCGCCGTAAACAGTCATACGACTCATGCGGTCAATAATATCAAGCGGATTAGGTGCATCCATAAGCTGCCCAATGCCGGAATCAAACACTGCTGATTGAAACTGAGCATCCAGCGGTCTTGTTGGTAATGACGACAAAGAGTTTGATCTCTGTGCCTTGTACAACAAATTTCTACGAATCTTACCTGCGTCAAGTTTTAGCCTTTCAGCCAAAATATCTTCTGGGCTGTAATAAGTCTGGAACGCGGCATGATCTCTATCATCTGCCTCGACCTGCCCTCGCAGCAAATCTAGAATACGCTTTGTACTAGCTAGTACTGTTGTCTTGTCGACTGCGTCAGTGTCAATACCGATAGTTCTTTGATTAACCAGTCGATCTGTTTTCATACGAGCAAATGCCGCACGAACTGCTTCAGCTTTTTGCGTATCGTCTAAGTCTCCTCCAGATTTATTAACAAGTTTTTCGTACAACTTGTTAAGTGCTTTTGGGTCTCGCTTTTTCCAATTAGTCTCCGCAAGCTCTGGACCCCAAGCTGCTGCGGCGTCTTCCTGGGTAGCTCCGAGTATCTCTAAAACATCCGCTACTGGAATCTTGCTGTTCTGAACATTGAACGAAATTTGTTCAGTCTCTGGGTCTAACAGATACCTGTGTCTTGCGCCTGTGGACCGAGCAACGTTGACCAGCGCTTCTAGCTCGCCGTTAGCTTTGACTCTCGCATAGGAACCTGGGTTAATTCGCTGCTGTAGGCCAAACGCATAGCGTGAACCGTTAAAGATGAACGAGCCATTATCAGTGACTCTAGGCACTACGCCTAACACTTGCTCTTTACTATCAACAACTTGACCCGTTGACTTGTTGATTAGATTCCAAGTGCCTTTGATTCTTCTACCCAGCGTCGTCCGAGTATCCATCGCCAACTCTTGCTGGTCTTCGTCATCATTATCTTCTTCCATATAACGAACGTTACCAAGAGTCAGTTGGTGAGTTTTAGATTCTGCTGGTGGTAATTCTTGCAAAGCTTTTAACACACCACCATACAAAGCTTCTCGGGTCTGTACAGGATCAGTAACGTCACGAAAAGTCACGGCAGGTTGTACAGGTGATTGCTGAGTAATATCTTCTTGTGACATTTGATTACTTTGCTACATAGAAAAAAAAAACGACTGCCAAATAGCAGCCGTTTCATTGTACATCTGTTTATTGACTAGCTAAACTAGACCGGTGGTAATTGGTCTTGTTCTTTTTCTTGATCTAAAACTGCTACCGGTCTTTGCGGATCAGTCATACGCTTACGCTGCACTCTTGCTGCGTTAGCCAGCTCATACTGTTTTGACTTACGACCTTTTAACGCACTGTTATACCCGTAGTAAGCCGCTGTTCCGCCGCCAAGCATAGCCATCAAAGCGTAAACACCTAACAGTTCGCCTAGTCTACCGGATAGCTCGTTCGCCGCTGTCTTATCAAGTTTTGCAAGTTTCTCGATACCTGACTGTGAAATAGCTTTTTCCATGCGAACAAAGGCGCTAGCTAATTTTGTGTTCTCAGCCGGTATCGTCGGATCTTGTTCGTTTAAAGCAGCTTCGAATTCTTGTTTTGCTCTTTCAAGTTCTTGATCAAGCGTAACGTCCTTCACATCAACGTTGAACTTATTTGCTAGATAAGCTCCACCGCCTAATCCCGAAAGCAAAGCAAGTGCTCGTAACGGCAAGCCATAGGGCAGTTGGTTTGGATTACTCGCTCCGGTACCAGAAACACTGGCCTGCAAAACATCTGTGATGCCTGCTAACTTGTCTTGATCTGAAAAGTTATTGGGATCGTTTTTCTTTTTAGGCTTAATGTGAATAACAGCGCTTGGCTCTGCTTGAGGTTGATAAGACTTACGTTTCATAGCTGTGCCTAGCAGCTTGGCCAGATAAGCCAAACCGACAGCGCTAGAACCAATACCCGCTCCCAACGCAGCATCGTTCAAAGCGCCAGAGAACAACTGCTTATCAAGTAGCTCTTTACGCAATGCTTTGGCTGCGTTGATTTGTTCGTTATTTCTCAAACGAATAGGCATATCAGAATCCAGTAAAGTTGGGTTGCTTTTTTGTTCTGCCTCGCAATCCTCTGCGCTTGATAGGCTTTGCAGGCTTTTGCTCTATTCTATCCGCCTTCGCTTCCTGTACTTGCTGAGTGTCCTCGGCGTTTTCTTCGATTCTAGGAGGCATCATCTGATTCTTCATCAGATGGTATGGCTCAAGCCACTCAATGTAGACCTCATAATGCCCGTCAGCCTGTCTAGCAAACTCAGTCCTTGCCAAAAGTTTGAACTGCTGATTAGCAACGTTCTCCATAATCTCACCGTAGGTGCGGTTATAGATACGTTTGCTTCTGTTGGCTGTAGAGAACACTCCGTAGCCGAATCTGTAAACTAACTGGCTAGACGCCATAAGCTCGTTATCAGGTAATAACGGAGCTTTATCGATAAACGGATAACCGAATGTTTTCTGTCTAGAATAATCTAACGGTTCTCCGAACGGACCTAGACTTACACTGGTCATTTAAGCCGCCAATAGAATTAAAAAGCGCGTCGTTTTCGCCGTGAGCTGCAACGGAATAATGGAACCCAACGACGCGCTAAAAATTACACTTTGTTGATCTTCTTCTGCTGACGAAGCCTTTCCGTCTGCAGTCGAAGTTCCGCAATTTGTTCGAGTTTTTTGATTTCGTTTAGTTTCGCATCACCTGGGTCGGTCAACTTACCCAACATGTTGCCGCCATAATATCCGGCAGCGACAGGTAATGCAACACTACCTAGCAGAACCGTAGGAGCTACGTTCGCTGCGACATTTCCAGCCGTACGAAGTGCTGTGTCTGTCGTGTTACCAAGTCTCGATGCAAGCCAACTGATTACAGCTTCGGCAGCACCCACGCCTGCGCCCGCAGCCGCTGCGTTCGCTGTTTTCTGCTGGGCTCCCTCTTCAAACACGTCCGCAATAAAGTTTGCTTTCTTGATCATTTCATCAATAGTCAAACCTTCTTCGATGAAACGATCAATAATTGCTTGTCTAAATTCGCGGCTCATAATTCAGGCTCTAATTGTTTGGCAGTATTAAACCAGATGACGAGACTTTAAAGCCTGAGCCTAATGGATTACTTTCGACTCGCGACTGTACTTTTCTTCGTCTTACTCTTTCTGCAAGTATATCCTGTTCTTCTGGTGGCCCTTGTATTTCAGCTTCGTAGATCACGGCTTTCATATCTTCGTGGAACTTACGAATCTTGTCAGCAACAAAGTTGTGTCGTTTTTCAATTGCTTTGTAATCCTCGACAACTTCCGATAACTTCTTCTTTGCTTCTCGCACAGAGATAGTTGTATAGGCTCCTGTTTTTGTATGCGTGATACTGATGCGCCCGTCGATAGCCCGATACTGGCTCGTAGCTAGTGTTGCAACTTTATTTCCTATTTGTCTTCGCATCTCAGTATCCGTAAGCAATTGGAATCAGATTTTTAACCATGCCCGCAAATGTACCTGATCGTACCAACTCTTGCTGTAGTGGTTTTGACAGTCCCATGAGAGCACCTAACGTTTTACCGACAACCGCGCCACTGAGATAGCCTGTACCCATTCCCATTGCCATACGCGTTACGTCAAGCGGAGTCACCAGCGATGAATTAGGCCGTCCAGGCAAATGCTTAGCACCAACAACAAGACCTGTAGCCATCGCTCGCTCTCTAGGATCCAATCCTTGTCGCATGGTGGGATCTTCGTTGATTAGTTTGGCGAACATGTCAGGATCGAAAGCTACACCGCTGGAATAAGAACTGTATTTCTGTAACGGGTTTTCATATCGCAGCTGCGGATCTCTATCGTTTAAAAAAGCACCAGTAAATACCGGCTTACCTGCTTTATAGTTACCAGCAGCGTACAGTAAACCGGGTATTAAACCAGCACCCAACCCAATCAAAGCGCCCGAGCGAGCTGTCTTCTTCGGGTCAACTGCATTGTCGGCAAACATGTTTATCAAATTGCCTTGAATCCTTCCAGTACCGTACCCCAATCCGGCTCCTAAGATACCCAAGGTGAGCATAGATGCAAGAGCACTAGGCGTATTGGGAATACCTAAGTTTTTACCTGACCACAATTGTCCTATAGCTCCGAGGGCCTCAATGGTATTGGAATATCGTGGCCTGTCAAGCTGTGCGTAGGCTTGCTCGGCTGCTGCATCCTGTAATGCTGCAGCGCTGATCGCGGCAACCTTAGGCACCATGTCCCAGGTCCAGCCATCAGCTTCTTTGGCGATTGGACCTTCCTTAAGAACGCCCTTGCGTCTGACAGCAATAGTCATATGAAAGCCTAAAGTTGTCCGATTACGTTTAGGTAGGTCAGACAGACCGTAGGATCTTCTTAGCTTTACTAGCTCGGGACTAGTAATTTTCATGAACCAAACACGGTCCATCTCGTCCCAGCCAATCGGATTTGTTTCGACGATCTTGCCGAACTGAATCGCAAACGATTTACCGATCTCGTTGATCGGAGGATTGCCGATCTTTTCTAGCTCCTCTGGGCGAATTACCGAAACGTGACAATTTATTCTGCCATTGCGTTTCGGTAATTCAGCACCAGGAGCATCAAGAATCTGAAAAAATCCACGCTGAATAGCCGAAGGAAGGCTTAACAAAATCCACCCTGAACTACTACGAGTCAGTTTTCCGGTGAAACTTGTTGACGGCTGCAATTCACTCATGTTCAACTATCCAGCGCAGGATCCTACAGATTTAAACGATTTCTCCCATGCAAGTGATTTTCACTGGCGATGGGTTTACTTCTGAGGCGGGTATGAGCGAAGCGGACTCTAGTGCCGCCTCGCCTACATAATTATGCACTACCTGCCCCGCTATCCGGTCTGCTAACTCACTGTCAATGTGACCTAAGAAGTCGTTGGATACCCATACACGTCTAAGTATAGGTCCGTCTTCTGTCGTGATCACCAGCCAGTACTGAGTAAAGTCGAGCCTGCCATGTTCTGATTGAATTAGTACAGGGTTGGCTTCTTTGTTATTAACTTCGTCCCAGTCATAGCAGACGTAATAAACTCCGTTTGCTATTTTCAGCTGCACCATGTTGTTTGCACAAACATGTAATAGTTTGTCGACAAGCATGCTAGCGGCTTCTACTGTTGGAACGACGATACTAACCTTTTGCAATTTTTCGAATCCGTTCTGGAGACATTTCTTTCTTGACATACTCAACCAAACCAGCGATATGCTCAGCGATAAGCCTCTGCGTTTTGATGTCGCCAGGGACTTTCACCGCTGATGTAAGAACGCCTTGCACTTTCTTCAAGGCGTACTCAGCTGGCTCGGATGTAAACGCGTCAGCCTCGTCGAACTTGAAACGATGTTCCTCGTCGACAAGGGAGTCACGCATGCACACTGTTTTTGCACCTTTGGTCGCATAGAGCGATGCTGTCAAGTCGATGTGACCACCCAGCACACACTTCTCCGTATTGAACGTGTCTGGTCTGTAAGCGAAACGTATGAAGATGGTTGACTTTACATTTTTTGAAAACCTCACAGGCTTCCCGCCGAATGGCAATTTTTTCATGGCATCTCTTTTTTATTGTTGTAGTAAATAAAAAAAAAAGCTGGCAGGTTTTATGCTGCCAGCTTTACGATTGATTCAAGCGAAATTGAAATTAAGCCTGAGGCTGTGTCCCGTCTTCGCCCGGCTCTCCAGGTAGTGGTTCAACCGGCGGCTCTTCAACCGGTGGTTCTTCAACCGGTGGTTCTTCAACCGGTGGTTCTTCAACTGGTGGCAGAGGCTCGCCTGGAGGTGTAGGCTCTCCTGGCTCCTCGTCCACAACATATTCGTCAACCATACGGATTTCACCGAATGGACCTGGAGCATCGGGTGCCAAAGTATCTTCGTGCGTCAACTGAACCGGAGCTGCCCACGAAACTTGAAGATTGCCATTGCCGTTATCGTCTGCGTAACCTAATCGCAGGTTGTAAACGGCATTTTCTGGAACGATGTAACGAGCAACTCGTTCTGTACGAGCCAAGCGAAGCACTTGGTTGTACTGAGGTGCTTCGTCAAAAGACACCTCTAGAAGCTGCAAGTCAACATTTTTCGCGAGCGTTGCATCTGGAAGATCAACTTCCATGACTGCCATTTCGACTCTTGCCATAACTTTTTCCTCGTTCACGAATTCGTCCACTTGGCGTGGACTTCTGAAATTGAAACCTTCCGGAAATGGTACACATTCATCTTCGAAACAACCGCACAAAAAGCGGCATAGTTTTCGAAAAAATGAGACAGCCATGCTTATCACCTTTCATTACGAATAATCTGACATGGCAGTCCATAGCATACCACAGATAACGTCCCTGCAAGTATTCTCCCTAATTTTTAATAATTGCGGCTGCCGATCCTTTTACGTTACTAATTGAGTATACCGGCGCATGGTCGTAACAGATTCCGCAGTTTGTGCAAGTTACTTTTTTCTTGCGTTTCACGCCTTGCTCGGCTGGACAAACCTGATTGCCCGCGATGTCTTTTTTCAATGGCATCTTTCGACTACCCGCACGAAATACTACGTGTACTTTAACTCGCGGAGCATCAACATCACTTATCGCCATCCAGGCTCGACTAAAACCTTTCCAAAATCTACCTGGAACAGACATCGTGCGGTCCATCGATAACAACAACGTAAAGTTATCTCTGCGGCCTAGTTCACGTAGCGCAAATTTAAGAGAGTCGACTTCCCAGCTGCGGGTATACGCAAAGAAATGCTGATAAGGCAAGTTGTCTACGACTTGTATTATTTTCCTCACGTACTCGGTTGGATCACTAGCGCCATACTCTTCTGCTGCGTCATAGAAATCTCCAACAGCATGAATTCGGTTTACTGGTAAATCTAAAGCGGCAAACCTAGCTGTAAGAATATCTGCAAAGTCCGGTCGGTAACTTGCTTCTAAATTGGCTTGGTGGCTGTTTTGCACAACTCGCCACTTGTAATTGCCTTTTATCCCAAAACACCTCTCTGAACACGCTTTTGACTTACCTGGACAAGTTTTCTTGGCAGGTATCGAGTAACTTCCTATCCTGTCTCCTAACTTTATGTTGCCGATTTGTACCGAAACATACGGTATTTCCTTGTATTTTGAACGGCTAACTTGCGTATCTCCTTATGTAAATAAATTAACAAAAATTTCAGATGTTATTTTTGTAAACTTTTTTATACAAACAAAGAGGGGGTGGTTCTGTAAAATAGACAAAACCACCCCCAAAGTTGTAGATAACGTTACTGCGAAAAACTATTCGCGACAACGAAATTGGTCTAGACTAACGTCATTTGCCAGCACCAGATCAAACGTCAAAGTTGATCCAGGAAGCTGCATCAAAAGATTCACGCTGTCATTTTCTGCTTGCAAAGCAGCTTCTCGGGTTTTATACGTATCGTTACATAACGCGCTTAAACCGTCGATCCACTGCAGCAAAATAGGGTGCCACCTTACCTCAAAACCTTGCTTAAGATTGCACCACTCAATTGTCGACAGTCTGGCGACTTTTCTCTTAGACACCTTCGGTTGATCGACGAAGCGATCATCAAAAATATGATAAATCGCTCCGTCTTGAAATTTAACAATTAACATCAGTCAATTTTAACCCGGCGGCGAACTGGCTCGAAAGCCAACTCGACCTGTGAAAGGCTTTCGTTCAAGTTACTAAGAATATCCTTTCGGATATTCTCGTTCGTACGCATTCGCTCGATGATCTGTTTCGGATTATCACCAGCTTGATTGAGCGAAGCACGAATGCTCGTCAGTCGTTGACCTAGTGATTCACCAAACGTGATACCAAGAGACTGCACTACCTTTTCGTAGTCCTGTATTGCAGTGAAAACATTCTCAACACGGCTTTGGTAGAACCGTTGAGTACTGTCGCTGCTGATAGAAGACACACGCTCAGCCAGTCCACTGATCGACTCAGTTAAAGACTGTTCGATCTGTTCGAGCTGTATAGCCAGAGCAGACTCTAATTGTTCGCGTAGATAATTAGCTACGCGAGCTTGCATCGTCGGATCGATACGAGAATACTCAGGCGGTAGCACAGATGGTACCGGATGAAACTCTACGTAAAGACAACGAGTCAGGTCGCCCTTCGTCACATACTGTTGCGGATCGAAAAGATCTTCCAAGTGCTCACGGGCAGCGCTCAAGATAGCGTCATAATTATCGATCACAGCCTGAACTTCAGTTGCCGTATAGTTGTCGATAATTTCTTGCATCTCTTTATGGAATAGGTCAAGCTGACTTGCCATTTCTTCTTCGATTTCCTGCTCCGTCATGTCTTCCCAGTTCTTTTTCGACTGGTCAAGCATTTTCGGATTCTTAGCAACGAACAGTCTTGTTGCTTTTTCCGGATGAGCCAGCGTCAGGGCAAAGAACCTATCTCGGATTCTTACTTGCCCTGATCGTAATTGCTTAATGAACGGATCATCCGGATGAAACAAATTCTTGCGCACACTTAGTGCGTCTACATCTTCGCGGAGAATACGTCCGCGTTCAGCTTCAGTGGCTACTCTTGATGAGCCCAGATGCCCTAACGACAATCTGTAAGCTCGGCCACGCATTGATAGACTTTTAACACCATTAGCTAGTGCCTCTTTATCGAGAGTGACTTCTGTTCGCTCTTTAGGCACTCGGGCGGTCGTAACCTTTACTTTCTTACGACGTTTACCTTTTTTGCGTCGTATTATTCTGGCGGTCTCAGAAGACTCAGCAGGTTTTGTAGGATCCTGCGCTGGAGACTCAAAAGGAAGGTTAGGCTGTGTAATAACCAAACGTTTCTTTTTCTTCTTTTTCTTTCTACGAATGAGTGACTCTTCGTTTGCGGACAATCTTTTTTTCCTGTGCTTGAGACTTGTTGGAATAGACCAGTCCGCTGTCTGCGTCGATAAATCGACCGGCAGCGTGACTACGAACACCTTCGACTACGTCAGTAGCCACCTTGTAAACGTTCGGCACCAAAGACAGTTGCTGTTTAACTGATACCTCACGTATCGCGGCTAACCGACAGCATGCACGAATCTCGGCACCTGTCCAGTTATCGCTTTCCGATACCAACTCATCTAGTAGCGACGAAATTGGCTTATCCAAACCGAACTTGCCCATGTAATAACGCCACATCTGTCTGCGTGCGTCAGGATTAGGCAAGTCAAACATAAACATTGCGTCAAAACGTTCGGCACGTAACATCTCAGGAAAATTATCAGTAATCCTTGTGATGTCGTTTGCAGTCGCAACGAGTAAAACATCCTCTTCGTGATCTTGAGCCCAGGTCAAGAACTTGCCTAGAACCCGAGAACCAAGGCCACCGTCAGTCTCACCAGACGATTGTGCACCGTCGAGGCTCTTCTCAACCTCGTCAACTAGCAGCATCGCTGGAGCTAATGACTCGACCATCTCAAACATACGATCAACCCGAGACTCGGTCTCGCCTACCCACTTGCTGCGTAGACTACCAAGGTCAACCTGACATAACGTCCTATTAGACGTTTCCGCAAGCAACGATGACGCTGCGGTCTTACCGCTCCCTGGCGGTCCCACGAATAGTAAACCTTTCGGACGTATGTCCTTATTCGTGGTACTACCATGTTTCAAAAGCGGTGATGCAAAGTCAACTAAACCGTCCAGCCCAAATAACTTGTCCTTGTTCTTATCGACTGGTACGACTTTAAACAAACCGTTCTGCTCGGCAACACTGATCTTGAGCTGCTTATAAGCAGTAGGATCACGGTGCTGCCTCTTGCGTACAAGCAAAGCAGTCGTATCCTCGATCTGCCTACGGGTCAAACCTTTGGTCGCCCTCGCAATCTCAAGTAGCTCTGCTTCAGCTACAGGTTGTTCGTCCCATAACTCAGCGCCGTCGCTCAATACAGGCTGAATAATATTAATACATTCAGACTGCTCGGGTAGTTTGAAATCCAGTACTGGATAATAAGGTTCCAGCTGTGGACCGACCTGTCCATCAAAAGAATGGATGACGTAAGTCACCCCTGAACTTTTACCTGCGTAGGCACCTGACTGCAAATACTGAATCATTGCCTGATTCTTTGCTAACTCAGGTGATAGCACGTTTTGAAACAAGACGACAAAATGGATTCCACCGTCAGCCATAATTTCCTGATTGCTTTGCTCGCCGTATTGGTCAAGCAAATACGCGTTCAGTCTTTGTAGCTGATTGGTATGTTTAACCAAGTCTGGACCTACGCCAGTGCTTGGTTCCGCCTGACGGATCTTACGCAGCACTAGGTCCTGCCAAACAGCTTGACCTGAGACGACTTGTTGGACTTGTCCTAGTTTCTCGTCGACTACGGATCGACCAGTTACCACAGTAAGCGGTACACCTGGAGCAAACAACAACAAGACATACTTGTATTCTTCTTGTTTTGATTCAAGCAACTCCACCAAATCAAAAGCTTCGACGGTCTTAACAGTTAGACCGCCGAAGCCTGCTTTGAGGTAGTTGCCGAATTCTTCAATGAAACTCGGCATTTTTAACCTTCGGATAGAAATAGAAACTAAACGCACAAAGAGAAAGTGCGAGATACTACAATTGAGATTCGGTCTCTGCTTGAGGATCCGGATTCTCGTAGTAGTCGTCAGTCAGTTCAGTACTTGTGGTAGTGCCCAAAGTACCAAGAACTTGTTTCATCGTGTCCTGACAAGCTGTTCCCTTGAAACCCATGGTTTCAGCTTCGACCTGACCGGGAACTTTGTCAAATCGTACGGAAATGAATTTTTCGTCCATCATATAGATGTAGCACCTAACATTTGAGACTGAGAATCAGACTGGAAGATTTTCATCTCCCCCGCGTGCCAAACATTGTCGGTACCCAATACGTCGTTCATCACTTCGTATTGATTACCTAGCTGGTCTTGATGCAGCATGACTGCTGCTTGCAGATAAGCCTCGGTCGCGTGTGTTGCACCCGAGACAAACATTTCGTAAAGCGTCATACCTTTGGATGTATGTACCGGGTAATCAGTGTCATAACTGAATTCCAGTTCACCAGCCTTATTGGTTGATAACATGCCGCGAGAGCCTGTTGCTGCGTGGTGCAGATACAGGAGCTGTTTGTTACGAATCGCGTCGGCAACTTCTTTAGCCGTCTTAATTTCGGCCTTGCCTGTCGACACAGTAACGCCGCGATGCATCAGCATGTAAGCGACTACTTCAGGGTCATTAGCCTGAACTTGCTTTCTTTCGATGTAACTCATACCTTTCCTTTTCTAGAGAAACCATTCAACAAAACACTTGTTAATCACGCCTTCCAAACATTGAGATCTTTAATCTCGTTTAGTTCTTTGTTCGGCATAACGTAACTAACACCGACAAAATCGTCGCACGGAGCGCCGTGCGTCCTTACTAGTGATCGCATGTGATAGTAAAGCTCAAGCGATCGCATATTAAAAGCTGCGTTACCAAGTGCGTGTGCAAACGTATTAAATGCCTCTGCCTTGGTGTGGTCTTCCTTTTCGACGTTAGGCAAGATAGCTAGCAAAACTTTTGCCGTAGCTGGTGTCAGTACAAAGAAATCCGCAGCTAGAAGTCTGTCTTTGACTGCAATCCTATAAAAGCCATCGCCGTTATACGGTTCAGGTCTTCGACATCGTTCTGAGTCAAATAACAGATTTGGAGTATTGAAACAATAAACAGCTAATCTGCTCGGCTCTAACTGAGACTCACAATAATGCTGTAATTGCTCCCAGCAGAATACTCCTGGCTTTGCCACAACGATAAACGTTGTATCTCGCATCGAAGCGGTTATCACTGCATCAAGTGCAGTATAAACCATCTGATAATCGCAATTCTGATCTTTAATGCTGACGTTGTTACAACGACATAGAGCAACGTCATGTCTATCGGAAAGTCTTGCACCCCTGGGCGCATAGACCAAAATATCTTCCCAGCCGCTCTGCTGTAACTGATCGATGCTTACTTCGTTCAGTTTGGATGATGTAGACGTAGCTACGACGCAGGCTTTCCAACGTATCGTCACTTGCCAATTCCTTCTTTTCGCGTTGTTGCAGCGATAAGATTGTGCACGGAATTGGCAGATTAAGCAACAACACTAACCGGAAAATACTTACCTCTGTACGATTGCCGAGCAGATCGCATCGCGAACGAACTGGGTAATCGGTAGCTTCTCTTGGGGGCCACTCACCACAAAGTTCGTGGTTTTTGCGAAATACATATCCCCTGCGTTGGGCCGTTCGACCCTGATACCGTAAGCCAGTACAGTGTCGGCTGGTACGCGAAAGCTGACAGTCTTACCCATTTTGTCTGTGACATCGATCGGTGCCAAAGCAACCCCTGGTCCTTCGATATCGAGCAAAATTCGCTCGAACTGAGAGCCCCGAGTGTACCCACACAATCTGACAATTATCGTTGCTTCAAGCATCATAGTCCCCTTGCTTGGCGATTAAAGAAATCAATCATCGCCGCCTGATCATATTTATTACGGTCCAAAAAGGCACTACCGTAAGTTCCAATAGCCTGACCGGCTAATTGTTCTATATCGTCATCACTTAATTGTGATAATCTTGATTGTATTGCTGGTGATCTCAAACGATTAACAATATTCCCAAGTCCGCCGCTTATCGCAGACACTCCGCTTATCGCTGGTCGCAGCTGATCAACATCATATTTGAGGCTGCCAATATCCTCATAACCTAGTGAATTTGCTAACTGTTGCATTGTACGTTCTTTGCCGATCTCAATTGACATAGCAGGGTCAAACTGATTGAAACCTACCATCATTTGCTGCACGCCGCCTGCTGCTTGAGCTAGCGGAGCGAGCTTAGACGCCGTCCTGAACGTGCCATAACCTTTTCCTAAATTTTTACGGATATCGCCGTAAATACCGGTGTCTCCCCATCTACTTAACAGTCTATTGTCTGCACCTTGAATAAGCTTTTTTACGTGAGGTCTGGCGATGTCAAAACCAACACCTAAACCTAACGACGTAAAAAGACCTGGAGCGTAGCCAGTAAATAATTGCGCACCGGCAAGAGCACCCTCTAGCTCGTTACCTGTCACTAAAAGCTTACCGAAGTTGTAAGCTTTTTCCTTTGGATTCTTGGTCGCAGAAGAAGCCCAGTTAGATATTCGCTTACCTAATCCTCTAGGTCGAAAGGATATTGCCTGCTTAACAAGCACCTGCCTTTCAAGGTAGTTTTTCGGTTTTGACATATCTAACGTTCGCTATACTTGTCCAGATAACACGGCATGCTGCCCTTGTGCTGCAGCCTGTTGTCTCATTTTATCCATTGCTTGACGAACCAAGCTATGAAGCTCTGGACTTTGTGACTTCACCATCGCCAACTGTTGATTAACCTGAGCCTGCGGCAAAGACGGGTCAATCAATTGAGCAGCTATACGCTCCGCTTCGGCTCCTAGCTGCTGGATGCTCATGTTGGCTACAGCCAAACCTTGAGAAGGTGCCATGTTTGGCGGCATCGCTGACTCAGGTGCTTGTCCGCCTTGTTGCGCGGCTGTAGGATCCTGCGCGCCCACTGGTTGCGGCATGGCCTGCATTTGTAAGGTAAGTTGCTCACTTTCCAGCTTCTTCTGCAACTTCTGTTCCGCTCTTGCGTCGGCAAGCAATTCGTCGATACGACGATCTCGCTCGATATCCGAATCGATACCGAAACTTTCGTAGAGTAACCCACGACTGGTGTGACCAAGCTGCACACCTTGCGAAACAACAGCCATTTTCTGGATGTCCGCAACAATTGTGCTTTCTTCGTGATAAGCGTCGAACGGATCTCGTTCTAAATCTTCCGACACTCGTTTAGCGACAAAACCAGCAAATCGATTGAACAAAGTTGGTATCGTCTTGTGAGACGCCTCATAAAGCCTCGCAGCTACAGGCATCACTTGAATCGATAGAGATCCTCGCCACATCTCAAGCGGAACACCAGCACCTTCATATACGTCTGCTTTGCTGTTTTCAATTAACTGTACGGGAGCCAACTGACTAGCTTCGCCGCCGACAATCTGATAGCGAAGAGCGTAGGGAAACGCAAACCGCTGCGTAGGATCCTCTCGATGCGCCGCCAAAGCACGATTAATATCATTAGAAAATTGCCCAAGATTAAGCGAACTTTGTGGACCAGAATATTCAACGCCTTTGGGCGTATCATCCAGAGAAAAGATGCCCATAGGTAAAAGGTAGTCCATACCAAGTATTTGGTTTTGATGCCTAAATACCTGCAGCATGTAGATTTGCGGTCCAAGCAAAAGCGATCTCGGTAATCCTCTTCCTCGCAAACCTAACCCAGCGATACTCATTTCCTTAGCGTGAAAAACTCGATCGCGGTAAAACCTAAACAGATTATTGCCGCGAATCGCTTTGAGTACATCTAGATCAGCTTCGGCTAACGTCTCCAGGTGTCCCCGGCGAACCGCCTGCTTGTAATACTCAGGTATACGCCAATAGATGTCATCCGTGTCTGTCCACAGGTAATAATCGATTAGCATTTCGTCAGGTGGCCACTGCTTAATCGTCAACGAATCAATGTCTTTGCGATACCAATCTTTGACGATCGCAGGGACAAGGGCTCGTCTGTTAGGGCAACCTTCGGCAGGACATCGATAAAGAAATTTACAGGAATTGTAGTCATACCTGAAATCAATCTTCATCTCTCTTGCACCGGTCAGCATGTCGATCACCGCACCACATTCTGGATGCGGACAAACCAACTTGCGCTGACATTTTCGCTGTATGGTCACTATCTGCGAACCATAAGCTGCAACACTGATTCCTAGCTGCAGTACGTTAGCACTGTAGTTAAGTTTCTTCTCGAACATGTCGGACAAATTTCGCTCTTCATCGCTAGAGAGCTGCTGATCGTCCGATGTAGATGAAGCAAACTTAAGCCTAGTGTTGAAATAAGAATAAAGCTTTCTATGCGCGTCAACAAATTCAGGGGAGCGTTCGATACAGAGTGATCCCCATTCGTGGATTTCTCGCCAAGTCCGAGGACTAGCCTGGCTTGCTGGATCCAAGAACGGGTAAGGATGCTTACCTCTTGCCCTTGAAAAATTGCTTCGAGAGAATCCACTGTAAACGTCATCTGGACACGCAAAGTGTTTCATTTTTCTTTCAACTGCTGTTTTGCCAAGTCACTAGCTTGCTTATCGAAGTCCTGCTCCAGTTTAGCCGGATCCTTGATATCGGCACCTACGTCGCTAGTACCTACGGGAGTCTCTTTTGTAACTTCGCCAGTTTTTTCCATTTTTAAGCACCATCTGGAACGACAACAAACAAAATGTAAATAGTATTGTTGTCTTGGAAACGAAATGGGCGAATCAAAACATTCCTGAAATTCGCCTGACCTTTGTAAGATATCATCAGCTCACCGAACTCAGTATCTCTTGCGCCGACGATGTGCAGCAGTTGTTTTCTGCGTTTCGAGGCAAGCATCAACACAACATTATCGGGATCATCGATAACACGGACAGCTCGCGTAGTAACCGTCATGTCGTTATAAGTGAGGCTAATCTCGTATGGCTCATTAATGCTGCTTCGTTTCTTAACCGGTTCAGGTTCGTCGACTCGAAGCATTTTAGAGACAGACTGTTTTATTGGTCGCTGCTTAATCGGACGTTTCATCGCAGATTCTGCGGGCTTACTTACCTCTGGAGTTAAACGAATACGTTTCTTTTTCTTTTTGGGATTTGGCATAGTAACTTTGTCTCGCTTTCTTGCAGCCTCCTGATCCAACCTACTTGCTTTTGTAAACGATGCTTGCTGAATAAGCTCAATAGCCCTTCTCTGTATAGCGTGTTTATCTGCTACACCTTTCGACAATAACTCTTTTTTAGCTTGCTTCCAACAAGCGTTACTTTCTTCAGGTGTAAGTTCCGCAGGAAACACGGACGGCATGGGTTGTGGTTTTGCGGGACCTAATGCTTGTTCCGCTAACCGAAAACTTGCTTTGACTTCTTCTCGACCAACTTGTGAGACCTCGTTAAAAGCGTCGAATTCTGTTAGTTGCAAATGAAAAGCCTCTGGAATATCCACAGCCATAAGTCACCTATGCTAAGAAAAAAGCTGCCCGTGTAAACACAGGCAGCTATCCTACACAACCTAGAGAATAATTTCTACTAGGTTGTGCAATCTATCGAAGCTAACTCAGCTGATCTCGACTCGACTTCCATGTCGAACTGCTGATTTGTTCTTTTTTAATTGTCTACCCATGTAGACCTGGAATGCTCCCAGGTCTAATCTGCCCATCTGCGTTTGACGGGCTGGAAGAACAAATCGACCTTCGTGAACTGCATATTCCCTGCAATCCAAGAACCACTCGACGCTATTGGCGATCTGTGGTTTAACATAGTCCAGTGGTATCAATATATTCATATCCTCAAGAACAACTTGTTCTTGTTCCATGAGTGCCATTGCTTCTTCCGAAGCATCCCTGGCCCAGTCTTCCACTTTTGCGGAATCAACCTTGGCGTATACTTTTATTGCGGCAGATGCTCCGGTGGGAGCTACTGCCAACTCGGCGCACGCAAGGATTTCACGTAACACAGACTGATGTTTCTCCGGATCGTCGCCGATCCCAGAAGCATCTTGTACTACTGGATAGCCTTTGGCGTCCCTGTCCGCCAGCTTGAATTCAACTGCGTCTTTGAATTGAAGCAGTATCGAACCTTCAGACACTTCTCCGAATTCCTGGTCAAATCCGGTGTACCGGAATTTGACTAGATTCATTTTTTGAATATCAGATTCTTTGAACGACGCGATCACGTCGTCATAAGTAGAGTCTCCAATCCTGAACTTGCCAATACATATACTGACAACTCCGTCTAGAGACTTGATCTTCAACGTGCCGCCTCTTGGCGACCATAATTTCTGCCCAGGTCTTGCGGTTACGACCTGGATCTGTTGTCTAGATCTCGCCTTGACAGGCAGTTGATCCCTGGCAGTTTCATCAAACGCCAGCGTACCCTCCTCTGTCAAGTACAGGTCTCCTCGCTTGACGACTATCTTATCTTGGTGGTTTATACCAACCACCGAGAATTCTGCCTCGTCAACATTGACGAACTTGTTCTCCTTCACTTGCAGCGTTGCAAACGAAAAGTGTTTACCTAAAACGTCAACTACAGTGCCGTACAAATTTTGGCTTTCCATGAAACTCAATCCTACGTGTAAACAAAATAAAAAAAGCACCTTTCGGTGCTACGTATACGCAATAGTATATGGCGCAAAATCGACCTAAATTAAGCACCACCAAAGAAGTCTTCGAATGCCGAAGCACCGTCATCTTTTTGACTATCTTGTGTCGCTACTTTCTCGTCATAAGTAAACAACAACCCATCTTCGGTTTCTACTAGATTGTTTTTCACAGCATCTAAAGTAGAAATACTTTCGCCAGTTGCAGCATCCTGCACAACTACAATCGGATTCAGCTTAGTTCCGCCCGTCAAACATTTAAGTTTGTCTCCTTTAAAAACGAGGACACGAATAGGTAACATGTAGTTCTTTTTCATCTGCTCTGAAATATGAGCAACTATTTCAGTTAGGCTGCTAGCCGACATAGTGACGAAGTCGCCCGCAACTGTCATCACTAGAAAATAATTGTGCTTGGTTGCTTTCTGTACTTTTCTTTTCTTTGTCGGCCTAGTCTTTGAGGAAGTCTGCTTGGATGTCAATGCTCGCCGCTTCGTTGCTGGCTTCTCGGATGGCATCTTCTAAATCCTCAGGCATATTGTGGAGTGTTTTTGGAAAGCAGACGATGGCTGTGAATGTCACCATACAGTAAATATTCTTAGTTGTCTGATCGACATAAAGAACTTCTTGCTTCGGTGTGCTGACCTGATCGATATAACCTGAAGATGGCAAAACATTTTTAAGAACATTGAGCATAAACGAGCGAACCGTTTGGCAGTAATATTGGCGACCTTGTTCAGTTTGCCAATTTGCTTCGATCATCATCGTCTCAACGATCGGAGCCTTGACCCAAATAGTTTTGCTCGCATTCTGTTCTGTCGAATCGCTCTGTTTCCTGGTCAATTTTGGATACGAGCTGTGTCGCGTCTTTTTCCCCATCTTCAAAAACCTTCAAAATAGAATTCAAATTCGTCGCATTAGTATTTTTGCGAAGTACCTTAAGCGACTTCGTTATTCCATGTGCTGATTCGTTTGCGATCAATTCAACCAAATTAGAAGGATACTGTACGTTCCACGTCGTAACCGAAATAGCCAAACTTTTTGGCGAAGTTAATTTCACCGCGTTGAAGTCTAGTAATTGCTTCTTCGTGTATACAAGCCTAGACACCGCTTTGGTTATCGGGTTAAAAAACACATTCGATTGAGCGCAGTTCAGTATTTCAAGCATGTCTTGAAAATGTAGTGCATAAATCCTAGTGCACATCGCTTTGACATTATCACGTCTCAACCCTGTGACTAACGGATAATCAGCATCCCAATACAAGCAAGGCAGCTCAACCCTGTTCTGCGATAGAAACACAGAGACAGGGTCAATATGGATTCCTTCATCGTAAAGTAGATGAGGTAGCACGAACGCAAATCCGTGCTGCTTCTCCAAAAGGCTCAAAGGTACGCGAGCTAATTTTTTTGCAGGCTCTAGAACAAGCTTTCCTTTAAGTTCAAAATCTTGTCTAGTCACTCCTGGGTTAATAACCCGCGTACCTTTGATACCCATCACCCCTACCCTGTGAAGCTCGTTGACTCGTAAGCGCCCAAAGCCATCATAACTTGTGCCGCCATCTCCAGATCGACAAGTTCTTTTGGTGCTTTTACTGACTGCAACATCTCCACACCAACATAGCGATCAGGAAAATTGGCCAAAACACCGGACAGGTACGAGGTAGCTGCCGCCACGTCAACGTCACTGAGTCCAGTTGTGTTGATAGCTTTGTCCAGCTCGTAGGCATCCTGCTTGTAACTTAACTTACGCATCATGTTGATGATGTCGATCGATTGATCGTGAGCCGCCAATCGCAATTGATGACGATTGTAAGAAGCATGTCGACCATACCACGCACAACGGAACATCGAGTGAAAACTTGTGTACTGCAAGTCCAAGTAAGCGTTTACCAACTCCAGCAAGTCTTCATAAATGTTCTTCTTGCTCACGGAGTCGAAGTGCGCGTACACTGGATATTCTCCAGGCTCGCACATACGCACAAACAATACCACTGGATTAGCCAACAATGGAAAGTCACCAAAGTTTGATTGAACAAACTCCACGTTTGGTACTTTCTTAGACAATGGAACAAAGCCGTCAAGCTTGACGTTCTCGTTCAGTTCGTAGGACGCGGTAACGAACAAGTCTAGGTCAGTAATCATACGACCTGTATTTGCCGCTTTCGCCTTATCTCGAACGAGCATACTGCCTTCCTTGGCAATATGATTGTTGAAGCTAAACACCTTTCCGGTCTTCGTATCAAACGTCTGAATTGTTTGCGGCCACGGCTTCTGCGTTGACTTTACACTCGCTACCTTAGTTGTGTCACGCAACTTCTTTTTCTTTTTTCTCCGCACCGCTGTCTTCTTATCTACCAACTGCTGCAAGGTTTTTCTTTTCTTTTGACTTTCCATCATTTCCCCAGTGTGTTTAAAAAATAGTAACCAATCAAAACCGCTTCAGCCAAATCGTGAACCGGTACTGCGTTTGCGCGATTACTTCCAGTCAACTTTAACTTAGGACATAACTCTTGACACAACTTGACTGACTTGTCTTTAAGAATCGCTTTCTGTTGTTTGGCATTTAATTTTTTGCCGTTAACTTTTTTCTCCGATGGAGCAAGCGATATATTTAACGCTTGTTTCCATTGCGAAGACATGACTTCGTAGCAATCTACTTTTAAACATGCCGCCGTGATCGGCCAGACTGCTATGGCTACGTGTTGCTTAACTGTACTAACAACGTGCTGTCTCGGCATCACGTTAGTATTTTCATGCACAATAATTAAACTAGAGTAACCGGCTTCGATCGCTCTTTTCTTTAACTGCCTTATAAAACTGGCAATTTTCGGATAGCTCAAGTAATTATCTGAAATAGTTTTCAGTCCAGTTTTCTTTTTCTGTATCGCTGCTTCTTTCTTACTTAGTTTTTTCCTTACAAGTTTCTCTATCTTAAAAATAGGAACAGGGCGCACACCGTGTACGCCCTGTTCTGTAACACATGCGATCCAACCATCTATACCTGGATCGACTGCAAGTATTAGTGCGTTTTTAAAATCAGCGGATACTTCAGGCTTCTTCAACCAAACGCATAAGCTCTGCTTTGCTAATTTTTCCTTCGCGGACGTATCGCAGGATATTGTTGGCAACAAAAGTTTTTTCATCTTCTTTTCCTAGTAGCCTACGTAAAGCATCCCCTGCTTTATCGTTCATTTTTGCGTACTGCTCAGCTACATCGTGAGACGCATAACTGTACTGTCTAACAGATAGCCACATGTGTGACAAGATACTCAGTCCCAGCATTGCACAAAAATACCCTCTAAGCTCATGCGGTAAGGAGAAAAACCCGCTAGCTTTTAAGGCACCGAGATACGTAGCTGTTTCGCTGTCTTCTGGCTGCTCGGCTAGAGAAAGCAGTTTAGATACGCATCTAACTGCGTCTCCCATACACTCGGGATCCAATTCTGCTAGCCTCAAAGCATCCCACAGTTGCAGCCACATTCTATGGTCGTGCGCCATCATAACGTCATCAAGAATACTGAACGCTTGCGCTGCCATATCCCGCTCTGGACACAAAAATGCATCATCAGTGTTAGGTCGACGCAAGCCTGTGAAAGTTTGCCCGGTAGATTTAATGACGATGTCGATCTGCTCTCTGTATAGTATTGCGTCCAGCAAGCTCGCGGTCCAAAGCTCCATTTCAGTCGCCGCTATATCTTTAGCAGTACCTGTATGAATCTTTCCGCATTCAATCGACGCTAGCTCCTTTAACTGGTCAGCCGTCTTATTTAGCTTAGATGCATAAGCCAGACCTAAATGCACTCGGGATACTTCGTTTTCTTGGTTGTAAAGAACCGCGACAAGGTTAGCGTTTTGAATAACTTCATCCGCAATTTCCTTGCTTACTTCTTCTTCGATTTCTCGTTTCATCTCCCTCAATATAGAATCGTCAAAATCTTTTTCGCTGGTTAGATCTAGCAAAGCATGACCGCCAAAACCAATACTCGAAGAGCCGTGCAAACGGCCCTCTTGTCCTTTCCTGTAATAGTACAGGAATTTGTCATCGGCTGTCTGTATTGCAATATACGGAATAACCTGTAGCAGTTCTTGGTTATTCTCAAGTTCGGTTGTTCGCTCGTATGTTGCTGCTAACGAAAACAACAATTGAGTTATTTTCTCCGCATCCGGCCAGGGCACAGTCGGAATAAGCCAATAACCGTTTCCGGTTTGCGGATGCATGATGTTCAAAAAGTCTTCGGTCGGGACACAAGTCACCATTGTCATATCGTCACCCTAAATGAATAGATTTATTACATTCCAAAATAGTGGCAGAACATTCAATGCAATCGAATTCAGCCTTGAATGGACAAGCCACCAAACACCGCAACCTAGAACGTACCAGCTTGCGGTTGTACGTTTTCATAGACGTTGTAGCAGAAACTTTGTACGCAACAAGATCATTACGCATTTGTATAAAAATTGCTACCTTGCAAAAGTTCAGGTTAGCAAACAAATTAATGTTTTCTGTATTGTCTGCGCCCCTTTTGATACCAGATATTACGGCACCTATCGCGTCACGCATTACGAATACGAACCCAGCAGAAAAAATCGTAGATACAGCAAGTCCAGTTGCTGGACCTGTAGCAACAATAAAAGTTATCTCTACCTTTCTCTTTTTTCTTTCATTGTCAAAAAACGGGCGTATCTCTGCTATGTAGGCTCCAGCCCAATGATTGGGCACGCTAGACGCTGGCGATACAGGAGGACACAAACCTTTATGAAACGAATCTTTCAGTGCAGCAATACGAATTGCGGTACGAATTAACGGACCTCTCGCTCTAACATCTACACTCTTAAGATTGATCAGATATAGCTTAACTACACTTCTTTCCGCATTAAGTAGTGCAGTAACATTATCGATCAGTCGCTTCGTTACCCTAAAGTTTCTACTAGACGTGTCTGACATGCCTGCTTGTTCTAATTCAAGCAGCACATGCATACCAATTTCCAGCGTGTCACCTAGAGCAAGATTTCTAGGTGGCACGTCTGGATTTTGTTGTAACCTCATGGGTTACTAAGCCCTGTGAATTTCAGCGAAAAGGTTTACCTCACCGGCGATGATGGCATCCTTCTGCTGATCGTAGTAAGAAAACGAATAAGTCGGATCAATATCCTGATTGAATGTCCTGGGCTCGTTACCTACAGGAACACCGATGTTGGCAGCTTGTAGTCCATTTCTGATGTTATCAAAAGCTTCCTGCATGCTATCAATAGGAATAGCCGCCATCATCGTAGCGATGATTAGTTCTGCTAAGCACTCTGCTGCTCTAGCTTCTGCAACGTTTTTGTAAGATCCTACGCTAATAGAACCTACAAACTGTGCATTACTGAACAACTCAAGATATAAATCTTTCTTTACTCGTTTAACTTTCAAACCGTTCTTAGCCAGATCGATAAATCGAGGATCTGTCTTCGGCTTGCTAGCGACTACCAGCCCTGCTTCTGTATTATTTGGCGTAGTAGATTGCTCCATAAGATAACTCGTCATCGTCTGATTTGACTAGAAACACTTCGCACGTATTGATATTAGGATTTTGATTCCTAACCTCGATCATGCACAAAGCTAAATAGAAACCGAAACTAACAGCGTTATTGCCGTTGAGTTTGAACACAGGGACAGCAATCTTTGCACCGCCTAATCCCGTGTTAAACGTTGGTTTATCGAATCCGTCACCAACTGCAAACTTGTTGAGTATTTTAAGATCTTGGGAGGTACGGTTAAGAGTATCAACGATGATTACGTTAATATCCGCCATACCTCCCAAGTCGTGATGACTAAAGATGACCTGCATAAGGATCAGTCTTCGTCCTCTTCATCATCATCGTCATACTCTTCGTCGTCGTCATACTCCTCGTCGTCGTCATACTCCTCGTCGTCGTCATAATCCTCATCATCGTCTGACTCATCAGTATCTGACTCGTCATCATCATCGTCGTCGTCATCGTCGTCGGAGTCATCACTATCATCCTCGGTAGTGTCGTCTGACTCTTCGTCTTCGTCCTCGTCGTATTCCTCTGCCTCGTCTCCGGCTTCCTCAGCTTTTTCGATAATCTCCTTAAGATGAACCATCGTCGAAATAAGAGTTTCATTATCTTGTTCTTCAATAGCTTCGGTAAGCTTATTGAGAGACATTAATAATCCTTGACGAAGCACCTCGCCAAGCTGCATTTCATGGCGAATTTCCTTCAGATACTGTACGGCAGTATCTAGTTCTTCTTCGACATTCATCTGAAGCAAGACATTAACCAGCTTCTTAACAGCTGCTGTCTCTTTCTTCATTGTGTCGATCAACTTTTTCTTAGCTGCATCGACTGTCAGCAATTCTGGTGCTGCTTCATCGTCACCGTCCTCGCCTGTCGCAGCCAACTCAGGAAAACGAGCACTGTCTTTTTCCAGACTCTTCCAGCCAAGCTGCTCCGCCACGACGATCTTGACGATTGCCTTACGACGAGTAGCACTCTCAACTCGCTGGGTCAACTTGTACAAAGTGTCGATTGGAATCTTCCACTTAGTGTACTGGTTTTCCAGCTCCGCATACATCTCGACCTCTTTTAAGGTCAGACGCTCAGAAAACTTACGGAAGTACCGACCCTGCGCGTCGCTAATATTCGCCGCCGAACAGATCGCCGCAGCGATGTCTGTCTTTGGGAATTTCCGCTGACATTCCAAAAGCTTTTCACCAATTTGATAAGCGATCAGAATACTCTTGCGACTGAACTCCGAGTACAAATCACGAATCGTTTCGTAGTACTTCTTTTGCTCGGAGTTAAACGTATCGATCGTCGTCATGACGCTGCGAACGGTTCCCGGCATCTTCGATAGAGCAGCGTTGTTCTTCGACTTATCTGCTTTCTTCTCAGATGCTTCGGGATTGTTAACCTTGCGACGAGAAACGGCCTTAGTCGTTTCTTTCCCTGCTTTAGCCGACTTTTCGGACTTAGCAGCCTTGACTGCTTTCGTGGTCTTCGTTGTCTTTGCTGGTTTATCGACAGCGGCTTTCGTCACCGTCTTACCGGTCTTTTTTGGAACGTTGGATTTCCCAGTAGTTTTCTTACTGGAAGCTTTCTTTGTCATTACCGTGAATCCTTTTTAATGAAACACAAACTGTACGCGACTTGTCGACATTTAATCGCGTTTACGTCATTTCTACCCTTTGCTTGTCGACTCAGGGCACGGAACAAATCAACGACAGTAGGTCGTTGACTTTGAAACACTGTACCGCTTGCAGCATACTTGGCGTCTTTCTTACTCAGACCCTTTGCCTGCAGCAATTCAGTCAGCTTATCAACTAGCTTTTCAGCTGAAAAGGAGGTGTCGAACAGCCTAGTTTTGGCCGCGCTTTCCCATGCCTTTTTAATCGTTGCATCGCTGATTCTTCTGGCTCGCAGACGATCGTATATTTTCGTCATCCGCGAGTCAAATCGCCTCCCTTTAAGGTGTGGAATTCTAGTGTCCGTATAAAAATTGTCGCAAGCCCACTCTCCATGGCCCGACTCTCCCGACTCCCATGCAATCAACACGTTGGACGCTCGAACAGCTCTTCCTGACGTTTCCGCGTTCTGAGCCAAAATACCTCGCACAAAGATAGACGATCCGGCAGAGACGTGGTCCTTACCTGCCATGACTATGTCCAAATTGCGATTACTCAGCGTAGCGGTAAACAAGCGAGGGATATCTGCCTGTTGCAAACACGTCCGACGAATACCTGACCAGAAATCGAAGTTCGTAGTCACACGATACCTTGGACCGACCAAACCGACAACTAGCTTCTCTTCAACATCGATAACCAGCTTCCAATCCTCAAACTTTGAATAGGCCAAAGAAGAGAAATCATTGACTGCCTCGACAATTTTCTGCGTAGAAGCTTCGTTCACGGCGTACTGCGACAGATCGATTAGAGACGATCCGAAATGCTGAGCGATACGGGAACCAAACTCCCGAGCCGCTGCTGTGGTCAGCTGAAATTTGCCAGCTATCTTACCGTTGCTGGCTAGTCTGATCATCGCTGGGTTAATGATCTTAACCAGCTTGGTATTTTGCTTTTGCTTAGCTAAATGTTCCGATAACGCATCCGCCGATTTAGGGCCTACAAACCTTCGAACGGTTACCGGAACAAACATTTGCCATCTTCGCTGCGCAGGATCCTACTGATTCAAGTAGCCCGCTATCTCTGCTCCAAACGCCCTGCACGACTGCAGCACATAGCTAGCTTCTTCGCTAACGTACACGATACCACTGCTACCCGCAGTATCAGTACCCAAAGCACCTTCCCTCAAAACGCCCATTTGGCACTTTAGGTTAGGTAGCTTGAGCACAATAATGGGTATCGCCTCTGGCGTCGTATCCTCACATTCCTTGTACCAGTCTTCGTAATTCTTAATGAGTTTCTTAGGGAACCCGTCCAGATAGTGTCCGACTGCGTTGAGGATACCTGTGCTGGCTTTATTCTCTGTCAGAAGCTTGAACCGCATAAACGTGCCTAAGAACTGGTCCATATCCTCAAACTTCAAATAGTCTCTTCCTGCGTCCTCTGCATAACGCCAACAAGCTCTCAATAACTCCGGCCTTTCAGCGCCTTGGAATATGTGCTTGATTGCCAAGTTGACGTTCATCCTGGCGGCGATACCCTTGCCGTCGAGACCAGCTGAGTTTTTCCTGCGGAGATCTTTTTTCTTCGCAAGAAATCGCATGGGGTCCATGTTACTCACTATCGCTTAGCTCCTTAGCACTTTTCTTTTTCCGTTCGATACCTCTTATTCCGCAGTAGTCTGTGCCTGGTTCGTAAACCGGATATTGCTGCACAGCAAAGATATCTGCGATCTTCTCACACATTCGCTCATCCTGCATAATCAATCGTCCTAGCTTCTCTGAATCCATCGCGACTTTCGATATTTGCTTGCACGTAGCTACAAGCTCATTAGCCGCGTCTACACGACAGACATCGTTGAGTTTCGCTCTTTGTTTTCCAACAATATCTTTTGATGCCGTAGCAATCTTATTACAAAGCGACCTGCCCCATTCCCATTTACTTCGCTGTCTGAGCTTGACGTGCGGATCTTTACTCTTAAATGCGATAATAGAGCCATCTGGCATTTCACAGTAGTTTGAGTACGTATACGAGTAATACAGTACGCAGGAATTAAAAGTCTGCCCGATAGAACTTTTCTCCACAGTTAGCTTTGTTGCGTTCATATGAATAAACGCATAATCAATGTTATCTGGCGAGTTAATCTTCCAGGGCTTCTTGAACTGCTTCATGTCTAGGTCAAAAATCTCCTGATAACTCAGGTAGCGTCCTCCTGGTTTTGACCTGACTTCCGCAAACTTACCAATTTCTTTGTCACGCCTGACGTGATTAACTCCCATAAACACGATCGGATAATCTTCGATCTTATTCATGACAGTTGCCATGAACCGGCGTATAGAATCTGCTTCAATCGAAAACGCTCGATCCGCCATACCTTCTTTGACAATCTTTTTTGCTGTCGAATCCAACAATTTTGCAGTAATACTGTCAAGAATGATCAAGTAGGGCAAGCCGCGTTTTGGGTCAGCCAACTTCTCGTACTCTTTAAGTCGAGAAAGAATGATCTTTTGCCATTCGTTCATCGATCCGCTGCGATGAGCCTTGACGGCGTACAGGCTATCTGGACGCAAAGCCAAATGCTCATCCTCGTAGCCACAGATTGCACTAACTAGGCCATCGGGATATTTTGACTCGTTGGAAACATAGTCAGCAAAACCTATATGGTCAGGTAACGAGTAATCAAACCCGTTGAATATTCTCGCCATCCCGAGCACAAACGATGATTTAAGCGAACCCTTGTCACCGGCAACTTCAATAAAAGTTCCATACGGTATACCGTTGACCTGCATCGTTATTTGTAGCGGCAGCGGCAGTGGCATCACAAGGTGCGCACGCGAAGCTGTACCTCGAACAGACACAATCGAATTTTCAGACGCAGATGTCATGCTTGATTGTAAGTACAAGAAATAGGTGTTCTTGTCTTTAATCTTTTTCAAGGCAGCTGGCTGTTTTTTATCCGACTTGCCGGGCAACAGGCTGGCTTTATTAATATCATCCAAATCCATTACGATCGGTTTTGCGTAGGATCCTGCGCGCTTCTTCTTTCTCGCTGGTACCTCTTCAGTTTCTTCTTCTTGCTCTACGAAGTCTTCTCTCGGCTCTTCTGCAACAGTTCTATCGGGTCTTGTCAAGCCTCTTTTACGCTTCACCTTCGGCTTCTCTGCATTATTTTCTGCAATCAAACTACCCAAGGTTTTTTTCTTCTTCTGCATTAGTCTGGTCCTTAGTATTTTCTTAGGCACAACTCAATCCTCATAGTTTTACCGCGCGAGAATAAAAAAAGACAGCCCCTTAGTTAGAGGCTGTCTTATAAGTGTCGCAACTAAAAATTACTAAGTAACCTTACGTTCTTTTCTTCTTCTTAGAAGATTTCTTTGTCGACGAAGTCTTTGCAATTTTAGTTTTAGGATTAACCTGTTTCTTACTTGACTTCGGTCGACGCTTAGGCGGAGTAGGTTCTTCTTCCTCCTCATCATCCGCATCAACATCCGCATCGTCGTCATCATCGTCGTCATCATCGTCATCCTCTACGTCTGAGCCTGACAAGTCGACAACGTCATCATCATCCTCATCACTAGTATCGGCATCATCATCGTCGTCATCGTCATCGTCATCATCGACTTCGACGCCTCTTCGACGCTTCTTACCGCTACCATATTCAGCCTTAACCTTACCGTAAACTGAAGATCCTTTACCCTTCAGTTTATTGCTTCGCTTCTTTCTAGATGAACCACCGTCATCATCATCGTCATCATCGTCGCCGCCGATGGTGTCGGTGTCTTCGTCATCCATATCTTCATCGTCGTCATCTTCGTCCGAACCGCCTGGAACAAATCCCTGAGTGCGATTCGCCATGATGCTCTTAACTTCATCAAGCTTAAGCAAGTGTGGCAACTTTTCTCGCCAGCCGTACTCGACCAACTCAATTCTGTTGGCATAGCACTTAACAAGTTCAACTGCTAACTCTTCGTCACTCATGATTCTGAACAAATCATCAGAGAACCAATCGACCGCAGTCTTTCTCATTTGATCTTCGAACTGACTTATATCTTGTTCGAACACCACACTTCGTTTCTTCTTTGGCTTAACTTTAATACTGTCAACCAAAGCCAAACTGTAAGCGATGTTATCGCCAGTACCTTCGAGCCAAATCTTGTCGTCTTCCTCGTCACCTGTCAAAGCAGACACCGTGTGCTCAGCGTCTGTGTTGCAGAGGATTAAGAATTTACCATTAGTCATCGAAGTGATATCTCCGTACTGATAGTACTTCGATAGCAACCTTTCAGTCTTCTGGTTAATAGTCTTTGTTGGATCAAAACTATCGGTCGTTTCGTTCAACAAATCCTCCAGACCATCAGCGGCTTTTTCTGTCATCAATAACAGCTGAGGGCTGTCGTCCTTTGCCAAACCGCGAGGAACGTTATCTTCGTTTAGCACAACCTTACCGCGACTGGTAAACAAGGCGACCTGCATAAACGAAGCTGTCTGAGGCTCAGCAAATGCTTTCTGACTAAGCTTACCTTTGAAATACTTCAGCCAAGTTGCGGTATCGAGTTTCTTACCAGCTACTTTGATGACGTTTTCGTCAAGGTTTGCAGCTTCCTTGCATTCGTCGTTGAGAACTATATAAGGATTCGTCTCCTTGTTGTACTTTCCTTTACGAACACTTTCGGGATCGTACAGGATACAGCTCAATTTTCCTTTCTTGCCTACGGTTCCGACGTACTTGATGATCGGCAACGGCATACGCCAGTTACCCAGCGTAGACTTATCGTTTGAGAAGCCGAACCGATAAGGTAGAAACCGTTTGTTGTCGTGATCGTACTCTGGAAAAATTCGTACGCAAGTCGGTATACCTTTGTCCCATTGTGCTTCAACAACTCGGAATCTAGACGACTCCACTAGGTACTTACTGCCTGATGAAAGCCCCGCACGCATGCCTGCGTTCGACGCGGCTTTCTGTTTACTCAAACCCATGAAACTATCTCCAAAAGAAATTAACTAACAAATCAAACCGCTTTATTGGTTGAAGCCTTTACCTAGTAGTTCCTCCTGTTCTGCTTTTGGTAAATGTTTGCCCCACACTTTCATCAATTCGCGATCATAGTAAAACTTGAAATCTGGTTGTCCCTTAATTCTTCTACCCTCTAGATCTGCAGGCCAGAAGAAAAGCTTGTTAAACCAGTGAGGAATGGCTTCGTGCCAAATCCGTTTCAGCCAGCTTTTATGGACCATGAAAATCAACTCGTCGTGCTTTTGCAGTACGACTTTGAAATCCGCGCCGGTCTCTTTTCTATACTGAAACGCTTCATGGCACAATAGGCCGACAAAGTCAGCAACACCGCCCTGAATCGGAGCGTTTAAAGCTTCTCGCTGCATCGCTCGAAACTTCTGCTCGTCATTCGTTTTAGGGAAGTGTCTGATTCTACCGTTCCATGTAACCAGATAGCCCTTTTCGACTCGCTTCCTACACTTATCGAACAAAGAGTCCAGTCCTGGATACTTTTCGTCGATCGTATCTGAGATCCTTTGCAGCTGCTCCATGGTCGCATTGGTTCCACGCATACGCACAGCGATAACTGCTGCTGCGATCGACTGACCATAGAACTTACCGAAAATAACTGTCTTCGCTCCTGTTCTCAGATCATCTCTGCCGTACTCTTCGATAGCATGCTTCGTTGGTGCACACGGCAGATTAAACGCTTCGACTGCGATCTCCCCGTGTATATCCAAAAAGTCTGGATGGTCTTCAGGTAACGAAATTCTTTCGGTAGCAGTAATAAATGCAGGGTCTAAACTCTGCACGGCACACATCCGAAGTTCAGCACCTTTTAAGTCGACAGGTATGAAAAAATAATCTTTGTCGGCGACAAACACATTCTTAACTGAACCAGGATAGTCACTACCAAATATCTTTTGCAGCAACTTCTCAACCTGACTGCTTAGATTCTGCAGCGGCGGATTTATAGATGCCCATCTACCAGTTTCCTTAATCTGCAGAATACTCGTACGTACTCTGTTATCTAGACAGACTGACCCTGGGATACCTTTCTCATAAAAAGCTTCGTCCTCTGGCCAGTCTTCTCTATCCATTGGCGGCTCTACCGGTGGTCGTAATGGACCCTTTAACTGCTGGTGAACTGCCCTGAATTCTCTAATGTTCTTAAGTATCGCTGATGCATCAACCGTAGCTGATACAAAAGTTCCGTCGATATCCCTCCTTCTTACTTCGGTATGCTCTGCATTAAGCGTCATCAGTCCGATAACCTTTGCGCCTGCAGATACGTTCGTTTTGTATTCGAGTCCTTTTGCCCGAATCTCTTCCCAATCTTTTTGATACTTGCCTGCACTTAATACAGGTTCAGCTAGCAAAGACAGTGCTTTAGGTGGTCTAATCCTTTTCTTGTCTTTACTGCCGTTGTACTTCGCTCCAAAGAGTAATTCGCGAACATGAAAAGGCGAATCCATGTTAAGCGTGAACCAGTTAGTTCGCTGGTACAGTTGATATAGCAGCTCCTGACGTTTACGCATAAAAGCGAAGGTCAGCTTATCCGCCTGATCTTTATCGAACAGCATGCCGACTTTGGTAATTTCGTGCGCTATAGGAAACGCTCTGATGCTACTGAAATATCCAGGCCAGCAAGATAATCCGTTCTGGTCTCTGTCAAGTCTGTCTAAATAAAACAACGCTAGTTGTAAACCAGCGTCAGCGTCGAACAATGCGTACGGATAAAGTACTTCGTCAGGTAGCTCTCCGTAACCGTTTAAATCTCCTTTCTTTGAATACTTGCTGCTATTGGCTATGAACTCCTTGATACCCGCGTCCAAGTGTGCGTCGTAATTTGGTATCTGAGGTAAATGTACGGCTAACTGATCACGTAAACCTAGATCCGCTTGCTCATCGTAAGCATGTGCTGCAAGCAAAGTATCAAACGGACCTGATTCCTTGCACTGTTCTGGTTTTTCTGGAAATTCATAAACATTAGGTTGTTCGAATCCATAAGCCTCCAGCCACTCCAAGTCAGCTTTTATCTGGTGACCACACATACGAAAGCCGTTGAGCATTTTCGCCAGATGTCTTGCTACGACTTGCGAAGCGTTTTCAGTCGTGTAATCATTCTCTGCGTGAGCCTGCTCAATAGGTTTTTTAGGATCGCGTCTAACTTTAAATCTGGGCGCACCACCTGGAAACGTCAACGCAGCACAATAAGCTGTACCTGCTTTACCTGAAAACTGAGCACAACGCAGATAGGCTCCGTGTGACTGTGGATGATCACCTTGCCATTCACAGTCGATACATATCAATTTTTTCGAGAACTTCTTGGAGTCTCTTTTGGTCTGCTTAATCGCTTGCAGCAAATCGTACTCGTTGTCGATAATCCTGTGTCCAGGCATTTCTGGAAGCTTATCTGTATTAGCAAGCTTATTGCCTGCAACAAGTGCCTGGAACAACGACAACTGCTTGATGAACTTCTTTTCCTGATAACCACTGCGAGAATACAACATAGCCTCTGGTCGCATCGTTACGATTGCTTTAACCGTAAAAGATTTCTCGCCTGGAGGCTTGAACTTTAACTTATGTACTCGCCCTTCTAAGTCAGCTATCTTGGTGTTCTTTTTGAAGAAGCCTTTTACAACATCGGCCCCCATTAGCAGCATGTACTTAGGACGAACAAGTAATATTTCTTGCAACACAAAATGCAGTTGATACTGCGTCCAATACGCTTTGTAAGTAGCAATCGGATCAGGCTGCGTTGTTTTCAGCATCGTCGTTACGTAGTAACTCGCTGGATCTTTATGCCCTGATCGCTTCAAAAGCTTATGCAAGAACATTCCAGACTCGCCGCTGAATATTCGCCTATTTTCAAGCGCTTCCTTATCGAGCATCTTGTCGATAATCATTACATCGCTGCGATATCTTGGACCCGGTGTAGGGTTCTTAGGCTCAGCTGACCAAACATGACCTGGGACAAACTGCCTAGATTCAAAAATCCCGTCAACAACTTCAACTAGCAAAGAATACTTTCCTCGACCGTAAAGAACTTTTTGAACAAGTTCCTCCGGTGTTATTTTTAGTTTCTTAGCAGTTTGTAACAGTGCCGGTGGTAGTGGAAAGATAAGCTTGTCGCAAGGGAAAACTTTTTGTTCTGTCGCTAACATAGTTTTATTTCTTGTTCGTCAGCACTACGTTCTAGATGATATTGCAATATGTCGTGATCCAGTTTATCTGGATCTTTTGTAAGCGGTAGCCATATTTCAACTATCGGTATGTCGGTATATTTTTCTAGAGTTTTTCTGGCTGACACAATGTGATGCTCTTTGCCATTAATCTTTTCACCAAGGTCTTGCTCAGGGTCAAGACAAATACCGATAGCTGTACATTCGCTGAAAGACTTAGCTATACGTTTGGCTTTGATCTCTTGCAAATGCTTACCGAAAATACCGGCACCTGCTCCTTGCCACGCCCAAACGTCTGCAGGACCTTCGACGATGATTCCTACCTTAGCTGTCTTTGCGACTTTAAGTCCGTAAATAGCATTGCCAGTTCCGATATAAGGGCAGTGCAACCATTTTGCTCCGCCCTCTTCCTCATGAACTCTTCTAGCCGACCATGTCTTAAGTTGCTTATCAGCACCATAAACAGGCACAACAATTCGATCTCTTAAAGCATTGTGCCAATAGTCCGTAGACATTAGCACACGTACACCGTACTGCTTTGAAAGAACCTCCGCGTCCCAGAATCGCGCGAAGCAAAATTTTATGGCCGGATGACTTGGTTCTCTTTTCGCCACATCGTAAAGACTCCACACGTCACCGGGCCAAGTCGCTACGTCTGGCACTTCTACGTCGAAACCTTTGTTTAATTTTTGCTCGCCGACCATACGATCCGAAACCATTTCGTACAATCGTTTTCTGTTTTCAAATACAGACATGCAATTTTCGTTGTAACAGTTAGCCATCCATAAATATCTGTGTCCTGTGACAACGTCTTTAGTACCCCACAAGTGATTAATGTAAAGTCGCGGCAAATGATCATGACAAAAAGGGCAAGGGATTCTAAATTCCTCGCCCACTAAAGATTTATTCTTGCCACCGATCTTACAAATGGTTCTGTAGTCTTCGAGCTTTCCTTTGATCACTCTTTGCTTCGTGCCGAATTTAAACTTACCTCGCATTCCCTGCTTAACTGGCTTGACGTTTTTGATTCCAAACGTAGCACATAGCGCTAAGTACAAGCCTGGATTAATCATTTAACCATCCTTCTCCTTGGTGTAAACGCGGCTGTACCACTGTTAACGCTCTCTGAGTCAACAATTCTCTTGGCGTCTTCGATGCTTCTTACTTTACCGCCTTGGATTGCGTGGGTAGATCTTGCATCTTTCCAGCGACTAAACTCACCGTCGATTTGAAAAGCAATATGATCAGCACCTTTCATACGTCGCTTTTTACCAAGAGCCACTACGCCAATCTTATCTGGCTCAGTAACTCGACTGCTTTGTAGCGCGAAACTAAAAAATTCGTGCATCATGCGGCATTCAGATCCGCTGGCTGGTTCTGGTACAGTTCCAGGTGGTCGTCTATTTTCTTCGGAACCAAGCTGATGCAAGCACCAAATAGGAACCTGATACGGAGCGGCAAGTTTATCTTTAAGCAGCATCGACAGTGTTTTTAATAAGTGCCGTCGCTCATCTTTACCTTTACCGTTCTCAAACATATACCGCTCGACCATTGCTGAAGCGTGATCTATAACGATCAAGTCAGGCTTTGCTTTTGTCGCAGCTAGATAAGACTCATAATGTTGTACCAAACCATCGACGTATTCACCAGACAATTCACCGTTACTTGGATCCTCTGATGACATTGCCACAAAGTTGAAACAGACCTTTAGGATTTCAAAAGCTTTCTTGAGTCGTTCTTCTTCTCCATCAAACGATTTACCTCCTATCTTCCTCCAAGCTCTTTCGTAACCCTTGTAATCTTTTCTCTTCGAAGAGCTAAGCACAGAGATATCTTGGGTCTCCATGTACTTATCGATGGAGTTAAAACTCACGTTCGATGCTCGGGTTAATACCTGAGCAAAGACCTGTCTTGACTCTTCGTAAGAATAAAACGAAACAACTCCTGGTTTACGATTTTCTTTCTGCGCTGCGAAGTATTCATAGAAAGCCCGAGACACAGCCACGTCAACCGCCAGCGTTGTTTTACCGCTGTTGATCGCTCCCATATGTAGCAGACACTCGCCGCCTCGTGGACCGCCGTTGGTCAGCTCATCGACAAGAGCCTGCCCTGTCACAAAGATACGAACCTTGGCTTCCGAGACCGCACTTTCCAAAGAACCAAACCAGTTTTTGAACGCACCAGTTTCAACGCTTTTATTAACCGCGATACGATTCATCGCGTCTCGCATCAAACTTGTCGGCTTGACCTGCAGCTCAAGGTTTTCCCTGAGTTCTCGGGCTACCGCAATATCCAAAAAGATGCGCAGGATCCTACGGTTTTCATTTCGCTGCGAAGCTAAGTCAACACGATCGAAGGACTCAGCTAGATCTAGAATCTCACCGACTTCATCCTGCATGTCTTCGTCGTCATTGTCTGTTTCGTCTACAAAGGCAATAATAGCTGCCCTCAGTTGAGAGACCTTTGGCATTTTTTTGTACTTGGAATACAAACTAATCAGCTGCTCCCAGATGATCTTGATGCCTTCTTGGTTCTCTGCAAATGAGTTCGAATCTAGTCGAGACTTAGCTACCAAAAATAATTTTTGATCCCTAATCAATGACGCAAATAAAGATCTAACTTCGATTAGTTTGAGACTATTCGACTTTGCTAATTGCTTTGCCATATTTTGAAATACTTTTTGGAATCAAAAGATCTACTTGCTCTGCCGCACGTTTGCAGGCTTTTGGAGATAAACAAAAAAGCCTTATAGCATCGCTGTAAATCTTAGAAGGTAATTGCTCACCGTGAGTATAGAGCATAGCGTAGGCAAATAGAGGCGACAACCCACCCTGCCTTATAAGAATGTTGGTAGCTACACACTTATCAACACCGAGTGAAAACGCAAATGAATCTAACGAATGCACTAACGACTTCCATTCGCTAACCAGCACATCCGACAGCATTGTTCTCCAGCCCTGAGATAGTTCTTCGTAAAGAACCTTGTGCCCACTTACGAACAAACTTTTTATTCCAGGCGGATGTTCCCCTATTTCCCTGCTAGCAAACTCAACGCGAATCACATGAAACGGATTAACGCCGAATCGTTGTGATGTTTTCAACAACCCTAGGAAATGTTGCTGGTCCCAATGATCCTCTGGAACAACGTTACGTCTACTTATGGTCTGGTGCCTCGTATGTTCCGCAGCATAACTTAGTAATAGTAATCTACTTAGCACCTCTTCGTCTTTTGAGTTTAGTTTTCGCATACTCCACGTTCTGTTGTTCTAACCAATCTTGAAACGATAACTGTGAAAAGCCATGCTCCTCGTATAGCTTTTGTCGCCTAGCAGCCCATCGACTTGTACGATTATTGAAAACATCGTTGTACTCGTACACCAACATTTCTTTCTTATCGATAGCTTCGCAAATTCGACTGCCTCGGCCTATGATTTGATCAGTCTTAATTTTTGTCTGCTGAGCCTCTGCCCTAATGACTACCTCGCACTGTCGGAAGTCGACCGCCTGATACCATATCGAAGTAGCGATCGCTAGTTTAATAGCACCAACGCTAAACAAATCACGGTACGATCTTAAAATATCAGTTGATCCGTGAATCAACGGGTATCCTTTAGGCAAAAGATCTAAATCTGTAAATAGCTCAACCTGAGCAGGATTTAAAGGTAAATGAGCGAGTATCGCATGAGGTAACAATTTTTTCAGTGCCAATGCGTGTATCGTCTTAGACACCATAATCAGAACTTGACTGTCAGCATGTCTTAAAGCATCTTCAGCGATCAACTCATTACGTTTTTGATTAAGACAAATCGCTTCTTTTAAAAACTCGTAGTTAGTTAAACCATCCAGTCCTTTGATTCTGATGTGTGATGTATCTCGCCATATGATTTTTGCATCAACAATGTTACCGTCTTTGACGTTACTAACATAAGCCTTCGAAAACCGCAATGGACCATAAACAATGTCTGACCATCTATCTGCGTTGTCTGACCTGTCTCTCCACTGTGCCGAGAATGCAAATATCTTCGCTGTTCGTAGTGGTATTATTTTAGAAATTTGAAACTCGGTACATGTTTCGTGCTGCTCATCAATGAACACTATGTCAAATGTCTCGCCTTTCAATATCAGGTTCTCTAGCTTGCCTGTTGTACAGTAGACAACACGGCTGTTTCGTACATTGTGGTTTGACTTATAAATCTGCGCACCGATCACACCGGCTTCAACCGCTGCGTTGTACGCAGTCATCAAAGCTTGTCGACCTTTAGTCGCGTATAGAATCCTAGCGTTCTGTGCCGCTTTAATAACTGCGGTAATAAAAGTTGTCTTACCTGCTCCTGTAGAAACGTGAAACTGCCCACAGCGAAACTTTTGAATCATCTCTAAACATTCAAGCTGCCAGTCTCTAGGATTACCCAAAGTATTCGCAAAAACTTTTTCGTTGATCCTAAGCCGCTTTTCAATATTGGCTGGATACTTCGTTACATCTCGGACAATAACTTTGTAGCCAATTTTTTTGAGCAGAGATTTTAGTTCTGTAAGTATTCCTGCGGCACAGATGATAAATGGTTTGCCGCCTATGTCTATTACGGCGTAGCAGTCGACGGTCTCGAAGTCCATCGACTGCTGCGAATTATCAAAATACATCAACCTAAAAGAAAGCAACCGAAGTACACAGCTAGTGACTTCCATGTCCATAGGCGGAATACGAAGAACGTTGTACTCTCGATTAATTTTGATCGTGCCGGAACGTTTTATATCTTTCGGCACATCAAAGTCATACTTTTTCTTTTTCCTTTCATGCTCTGTTAACTTCTGCTTTTTAACATCTTTCTTTTTATGCTGGCCTCCAGGTACTGCGTTAGACCTGATGGACAACGACGTATCGTTGTCGGTATTCCTTCCTGTAGGTCGCGTCAATCCCATTTAAAACTTCCTGTGAAATCTCACCATGAGTACAAATGTTTGCAGCTATCTCAGCAACAATCAGCGAAGGTATAACTGCGACTCGTTTCGCCGTTTCAGTCAACTCGCCATCCACAAAAGATGGACTATTGTATATCAGCTCAGAGTGTATCAGCAAGTCCAAACTATTAGTCAAAAACGATAAAGGCAACGACCAACTAGCGGACACAGCCTTATCTTGTTTCTTACCTAACAAAGCATCTGTATAGATGTTATGCACGCTACGTTTAGTAGCAGCAATAGCATCATCAAGCAGTGACTGCGTATGCGTATTGATTTCGTGCAATCGCAGCTGACTCTCGATAAATCTGCGAGGGTCAAAAATGTAACGACACACGCGACAGAAAGCCATCTGCAAGTTTGTATTATGTGCCAACTCCAGCAGTCCTGCTGTAACCGGTAGTAATGGCCTGATCGTATCAACCAACTCTTTTGCTGTAAAAGCTTTGGAAGTGATATCTGGTTGTGATATGCCAAGATCATTAGTTTTTGCAAGTTCATTACTGTCGAAATTTGCAATAAACTTAGCTAGCTGTAATGTATCGTCCGACATCTTTGTCCTTTTATCTTTGTTGTTGTTGATCATGTCAAAAATTTCAAATACGCTCGGAACCGTATTTGAAACGCAACAAGAGCTATACAATTCTCCTGTCTCATGTCGAGATGTACTAGCAACGTACTGTCTCGCCATATCCAGTGCGATCGCACCGTTGAAATAATTCGATCCAAGGGACCTATAAAGTAAAGCAGGCGAAAACGTATAACACACATCAAGTCCATCTTCAAACGCCTGTTTCGACAACGACACGGCGTCCTCCATGCCACAAACTACTTTCTTATCGTTGTACGCGCTCCATACTAAAAACGTTGAAAACCCTTGGTTCATCACAATAGAACCCACGCGAGTCATTATCTTTCCTTAATTGAAATGAATCCTTTGTCCGACGACTGCTAACTGAGGATAGTGCGTCACCACGATTAACTGCTTTCCTTGTTGCCGGAAAGCCGAATCAATATTTGAGAACACCGAAGGTAATAATGCTCTTGCCGTTGGATCCAAACCATCAATTGGTTCGTCCATAAACAAGCAATCAATACCAGCTACCTCAGCTACAGACAACCAAAACGCCAAACCTGATACACACGACTGCCCTCCTGACATTCGTTTGTGCATAAACGTATGCCCATTCCTTGTGACACTGAACTCAAATGACTCGTCCACTGACAACTGAAAATCCATACCAAACTGTTCTAACTTGGCATTGATTGACGGCTCCATAAATCGAGCAAACTCGGCTACTGACCTTTCTGGTAACTTTGAGCAAACTTTATTGGCTACTGATAAAAACTCTAGCTTCGGCCCTACTTTCTGGAACTTTCGTTTCGCAGCCAGCGCCGCTCGCAAAGACTGAACCCTAACGGCAAGCTTACTACGCATATCGATATATGTCTCTGTAAGCTCTTCAACTTCTGTTGCTATTTGCTGTTGCGACTCCAGTGTTTTCTTAGCCTGGATTGCTGCTGATTTCGATACATTATCTGTTTTTGCTACTGTCTCTTTCTTAATCTTGATCGTAGTCATGTGCTCGTTCAACCTGACGATCAGACTATCTAGTGAATCTCTACCTTGTTCAAACTTCTTGTTAAGGTCTTTCAGCTTTTGTTCTATTTCGTTAACTTCGTCCTTACTTGGCGAAACTACGCTAACCCTTTCCGGCTTAGTGGAATACTTCGCAACCAACTGCTTGGCTTTGTCCCTGTTTGTTTTCCAAGTATTAAGCTCCCTTTTGTATAATTCAGTATCTAACTTAAATTGTTCAAAATCATCAGCAATATCATTTAAGGCATTAAGCTGCGGCTTGAGTTTGTTAATATCCGCTCTAGCTTTATCAGCCTGCTCGTCTGTTATTTTGAATGGACGTTTGCAGGTTACACAAACTTTATCTTTGTGCATATTGAGCAGGCTTGTACACTCGTCGATCTGCTTAACAATATCTCGAATACTTTTCTTGATCTCAGAAGAATCGCTCAGTACGTGCTTAGAGTAAGTTACCGGTTGTGGAGGCTCTGGAGACGGTACTTGTAATATCTTCTGCGCTTCCTCATATGCGGTGACAGACTCGTTAATCTGTTTGTGGTTGTTGTAGACAGTTAGGCTAGCTTGGTAGACTTCTTTGGCTTTTGCTAGTTGTCTGGTCAGTTTTTCTTTTGCTTTTTCCAGCTTACTTATCTTGGCTTGCTTCTTTTCGATAACAACTTTAAGTTTGGCTGACTTACTTGTTGCGATCTTTACAGCTTTTTCGGCTGCTGTCCGAGTTTCATACTGACTAACAACTCGTTCAAGCTGAGACCTAACAATGGGTACAAGCAGCTGTTCCTTCAGACTGTTTAGTTTTTTACTGATTACTTCGTATTTGTCTCGCAGCTCTACGTAATTTTGATTCGTAACCGTTACAGCTGTCTCGTCATATTCTTCCGCGAATATCTGTAATCGTGTTAACCTCTTGCGAATACTTGCTGCAAACTCCCTAGCAAGCATGGCATCAGTTAAGTGAATTAGTGTGTCTACACGTTGACTGGGGGTCGCCGAAAATATCTCAGCAGTTTTACGTTGACCAATAAACATGCAATTTTGAATGACTTGATTATTTAGCCCCGTCAGTCTAGTGATGTGATCGGTTGCCTCTGTTTCTTTACCGCGATGATGCTCAGCTATTGTGTGATTTTTTGGATCAATCAAATGAATCTCGGCTGACCCCGTATTAATGATATTTCGTTTAATCGAAACAATCATATTATTGTCAAGCTCCCACTCGGTCTTGACGTAGCCGTCTGTACCAGACTCTAACCCGTAGGTAATATCTTCCTGTTTGCCTCCTACTTTCCTGGATTCGAAATCGCCCGTCAACGTTCCTCGAATACCTCTAAAAGCGTTACTCTTACCAGAACCTATGAGCCCTGTGATAAAAGTTACGCCTGCTTCGAAGTTAAGCTCTCGCAATCTGTGCTGACAGTAATTACTTAGCGTTGCGGTTTTGATTCTCATTCTTTTCCCATCTATTTAAAAAGTCATCAAAGTTTCGGTGCTGTAATCCGCCACGAATAAAACTTTGAACTTTACTGTCGTCAGTTACTTTATCGACCAGCGATACTACAGATAACGGACTGTATGTTTTTTCGGTTGTTTCGAACAGCTCCGGTGTATCAATGGTGTTTCTGACCTCTCTGCCTGTACTTCTAACATGAAAGTAAGGAGAGAGTAGTTCACTGGCTGCTCGAAAAACATCACCTGTAGCTGTGCCTGATAAGAAAGCCACCGGCTTTGCAATTCTAGGCGGTAACTTTTCAATCTTAGGTTTAAGCTTTTCAATAATCTTTTGGTAAGTGCCTACCAACAAATCAAAATCATCAATATCGTTCAGTTCAAAACGCTCTGCAAGTCTGGTGAACAACTTGAACTTTTTGAAGTCAAACTTATTACCAGTTAGCGAAACTAACCAGCAGTAATGTTTATCAGGCTCGCGGCTAGTACGCCTACAGGTAGCACCAGGACTGAGCACTCGCAGCGGCACAGCTCTGGCTTTCTCTTCATTAGTCGAATTAAACCGCACAAGCTTGGCTGTGTGCATGTCGCCGGTGATCATCGTGTGAAACTTATGAGGCACGATATCAAAAGATGCATCATACGAATTTTTAAAATTCAAGAACTGCTTCCAACGTTGATGCGTTAACAGCAAACAATTTGGATCTTTTGTTAAGTCCGCCGCTGCCTCAAGGTGTGCGGGTAAATGATGCGAGTTAACCGAGTCTATACCTACGACGTTTATTCCAGATATGTTGACTTCTTTTAGATGAATATTAACAGCTACTCGACTGTTAATTGATTCTGGGAAGCTCAGATTATTACGTTTGCGATCATGCTGACCGTTGATGTAGTAAAACTTCAAGTTCGCTTCTTCTAGTCGCTTTAATTGCTTAGCAAGAAACGATAACACTATCGGCATCGGGTAATCAGCATAGTTGCACTCAATGATGTCTCCACCGGCGACAATGTGCGACTCTTTTTCTATGGCAATACTGATACACTGAGCAAAAGCGACGAAAGAATCATAGATGAGTTCTTCATCGTCCTGGTACATCAATAAGTCTAAGTGTGAATCAGACAGTACCAGGAATTGTTTTTTGTTTGACATAGTTTTTAGCTCTACCAAGATAAACCGATTAACCGCCGTCGCATATCAAAAATTTCATCGGCGGTACCTATGAAATAATACTCATCGAAATACTTCAATCTCCTGCATAGCAACTTATTTGGCATAGCAGGTAATAAGTAATCGTACTGTGCCTTGGTAAGTATTACCGAGTTACGATTCTCCATGCTGACCTCAACTAAAACGCTGGTTCACGCGCGAGAAAAAAAAAGGGCGGCTACTCTTCCGAGTGACCGCCCTTAAAGATCATAAATCTTTTAAACGTAAAACCTACTGAAACAGCATTTACTCTTCAGCGCTTAACTCGCCTTCAATCACTGCGATCAAAAGCTTCTTTGCCTTCGGCAACTTGACGTTGGCTGGAAGCTCCTCTCCCAACTCTTCGGCGATGTCTTCGAGGACCTTAACTGTTGCGGCGTTCTTAACCTTCTTCAGCATCTTCTTAAGTTCTGCTGGGGTGAACTCCACAATCTCTTCGTCCTCATCATCAGCATCAGCATCGTCGTCATCATCATCTGAATCGTCATCGTCTGAATCTTCATCGTCTGAGTCATCATCATCTGAGTCATCATCCGAGTCATCATCCTCTTCTTCGTACTCATCATCATCGTCTGAGTCATCATCGTCATCCGAGTCATCATCCGAGTCATCATCTGAATCATCATCTGAATCATCATCATCATCCGAGTCATCATCGTCTGCGTCATCATCATCCGAGTCATCATCATCCGAGTCATCATCATCCGAGTCATCATCGTCATCAGCATCTTCGCTATCGTCGGATTCTTCTGACTCTTCTTCCTGCAGGTCATCGTCGTCGGTTAGCTCTTCTTCCTCGACGACTTCTTCTTCCTTGGCTTTCTTACCCTTCTTGGTTTCTGGCTTAGCTTCTGCCACCGGCTGAGCCTCGGGAGCCGAAACGATTAGTCCGTATGCCGATGCCGCCATCAAGAAATTGATTTCACCTTCTGGGAAAACTTCGCAACTGAAACTATTCAGCGTCAGCATGATTGTTTCAGCTGCTGGTTCTTTTTGCTCAAATGGCAAAAGCTTGACGGTACCAAACGGAACAGTCGGATCTAACCCAGCCCTTGAGATCTTACTCATGGACTTGTCGAGCACAAGTACGACCCCGCAAGGTACACAAGGGCCATTGCCTATCTCTGGAAAGTAAATCGCGTTGACACGTAGTCTTTTAGTCGTAGGATCCTGCGCTACAGAATACAGGTACTTATTGGGTTCTACGCTTTTTGGATCGAGCTTCTTCGGTGCTTTGGTGCTGCCTTTCTTTGGCATTGTTTTTCCTTCGATTTGATTGAGGTGTCTTTTGAAGTGCTACATCATAAGCACTTCGTACGTCTTGTTGCAATCGGGCGGCTCGACTGGCGGCGTCGACTGCGGCATGCATAGGAGAAATATTTCGGCTGAACCTATGCACACTATATCGGAACCCTCTTCTAGCCATAGCTAGCAGTCCCGATACTACGTCACAATAAGTCGCATTGTTATACAACTTGATTGGATCTTCTGCAATACCCTTAAGAGTATTTTCTACCAGCAAACTATCAGTGATTACAAGTACTCGGCATCCTTTCTTTTGTTTGTGATGATTCTGACTTAAAAGGTATCTCATTGCAAGACAGACCGCATCAAGTTCTGCGGTCTGGTTAGTACCTGCACTACTAGAACTATGTAATAAAATTTCTTCTTGATGTCTAACAGCAACAAGGGCAGCTGATCCTGTAGGTTTTGGCCAGCTTGACCCACTACCGTCCGTGATTACAACCACGTCGAACAGTGCTTGAGAATAACCTAGCGCAAGAAGTAAATCTTTTATTGTTCTAGTAGTACTAATATCTTGGTTAGATTTAACTAAGGATTTTCTTAGTCGTTTTATTTTGCTCATTACGCTGGGGCCTATTTAGCTAGGTTAGTCTATTATCGCTAGTCTACTAACCAGCCGTCAGAGAGTAACTCCTCTACTGAGTTATAGGTTTTCGTTTCGCCTGTGCCTCCTTCCCAGATCATCCCCAGGTTAACAGTGAGCTGGATGTCGCTTGCTTGTAGAAATCCAAACTCGCGACCTGAGCTAGTTTCTTTGAGCAGGCAGCATACGCCGTTTGGCCATGCTGCTTTGTTGCTAATAAAGTCCAGGTCGCTAAAGGTTTTTCTTGTCATGGGTTTTAACTCGTGTGTGTGTAAGTAAACTTTTAAAGAGCTTTATTTTGTAGGATCCTACAAAACGGAGCTTACGGTCATCGTGGGTTGTTCCAGGTTTTGCTGAAGGGTTTTGAAGTCTTTAGCCAAGTACGAATGGTACATGGTGTACTTAGGCAACTGAGACGCCAAACTAAACAGCAAGGCTACTGCGTTGGTTGTGGCTGTACACATCGGCAGAGTCACGGTCAGATTATTTGCCGGATAAGCATCTAGATCTGCCGACAGGGTTGTCTCTGCAGCTTGCTGTGCAGTGATTTTTCCTGTAGTAAGTTCATGAAATTTCTGACGATCATAAGTGACTTCAAGTTCGAAGTCTTGACGCATGTTATCGAGGTTATGAAATAACTGCTGTGTAATTTTCTCTGGTTTCGAGTAGTCAATCTCGCTGAACAAAGATGGATTGTTACTCGACCAGACACGATGAAGTGAAACCCTATAAAACTCAAAGCAGAAATAGCGTCTGCTTGCAAGCAAAAACCGAATGAACTTCAGTGGCCGGTAGTCCATAAGATGTTCTTTACGGGTCAGTACGTTCTCTGCATAAAGCAAATCTTGTACTGTGTTTAATTGGGTTTCAGTAATACGTGAGGAGCCCTGTAAAGAGTACAGTGCCAGATCTGTTTCTGTTCGCAAGAAATATCTTTTGCTGTAAACCGGATTGTTTGTAGCGTACTGGTTGTGGAGTGTTTCGAAGATCCTGGTCACCAGATGTTTTTTGAATTGACTCGTTTCAGGTTTTTGACTTTGCATAAATATCGTGTATTGCTGATCGTCCATGTAGTCTTGGGCGTAGGTACCCGAGGCAGGCATGTCTAGAAGCTGCGCGAACTGGTAAATCGGTTCGACAACTGGATGACAATCAGGCGGCGTTGTCATTTTGAGTGCTTTTGTTTGTGGTGGGTAGACCCATTTAGGAATGACGGCGATGTACTGATCGAGCTTGCTGAACTGCTCGGCTGTTAAGTGAAGTTTTTGAAGTGGCTGAGTTAAATCTAGATTTTGGTTTTGGTGCTTTAGCAGCATTGCCTGCAGGTACAGATTGGTTAGTTCTGGTTGGTTCGAGTGCATGAATAGCACTTGCGGTATGTAGTGTTCTAGAGTCGGAATAGCTTGGATTAGTTTTTGCGAGGATACAAGTTGGTAGATGTGGTCTTCTGCGTAGAGTTGTTCGACTGGTAGACACAGATCTGCGAGTGGGTGATTGCTTTTTGTTGTTGTTGACATTTGGTTTGATCCTGGACTAAGTGGAGTGAACAAAAAGTGATTACTGAGCTAAATTCGTTTGCCGTGTCTGTTTCTGAGGTTGAACAGTGCTGGGCTATTGTCGTGACCTGCAAGTGAGCCTGGAGGCAACTGGTTTATTAGTTGTCGCAGGTAGTTATCGGCGAGTACGCCGTTGTGATCGTAGGCATGGTTGTGGCAGTAAAGCCAGATGCGTCCGTTTTTGTACTGGATGATTGTGTGTACAGAGCAGTTTGCTTTAAGCAGATTCAGTAGGTTGGTAGGTCGGTAGGTATGTCGTATTTGGGTTGGTTTACTTTTGGCATGCTACAAGTTTGTGTGCGAGAGTTAAAAGCATTACGGCTTACGAAGAACTATGAAGCGGTTATCTTCGCCAAGCGGGATGGTGAGTAGTTTGGTTAAGCCTGGAATAGGTTCGAAGTTTTGGTTTTCGTACTGGGTATCAAAGACGAAGTCAGTATCGGTTTGGTTTACTGAAGTGATTCGGAGGTAGTAGCAACTACCGGGTTTTTGATCAGGGATAAGAGTCGGTTCGAATACGGATACTTTGCAGATGATTCGGTCGTTGGGTTTCACAGTGGACCAAGAGGTTATTACTTTCATAATTGCAGTGATGTGTGGGTTTGAGTGCGTGTGTCTGAAGGTTTGTGTGGACAAGGGTAGATACTCCTGATGGGGATTGCTGAACAAGTTCCAAAAAACCCAATGAAATTTTGAAAATTCGCGATTTGTTTTATAAAAACTTTTCGCGCCTAGAGGAATTGTTTCCATTAGTAGTAGGACTGCCGCATTTTGAGTTACCTAAGCGACTGCGCAGGATCCTACACTATTCGGAACTGTGAAACCTGGCTATCAAACCTAGCGATTATTTTGGCGTTACCAGCAGCTTTAATTTTTCGGTATTGCTCGCTCACTGTGGTACCTGATTTACTTGTTCGCTGCCGCAAGATTCTAGGTACGCTTGTCACGGTGCTCAGATACGAATTACCGTTGTGACTACTTGGTTTAATACACCTCGCTAAGTAGTGCATCTTTCTGAAAAAGTCTTTGGTGTTTTTTGTTTTTTTGCCTGAAGCTTTTTTCGCGTAGAAAGTTTCTGAAGGTGAAAAATTTACCCCAGCCTGAATATTCCAGTTTTTGCAAGCGGCGTATACTGCGTCGACAAAATCATCTAGCGTTGTTCTTGTGGATACAGGTACGCCGACAACATGCAGATGCGGGAAGATCATTTGCGTGTTTACTGTTGACGGTGCAGAGTGAATGAACATATCGAGTAGTCGATACGTTTTTGGATAGCCTCGTTTCGAACCCTGTAGCAGAAAAGCTTTATCGCGTTTAGCGAAGAAGTCTCGTATGTCTGTTCGCACTTGGCTAAGTTCGTCGAATCGTTCTGGAGCAAAACTCATGTACACATCGCCAAAGTTAATTACGATTTCGAAAACTTTGACGTAATCTACTTTTCCAAGTTGTTCAAAAAGCATCGCTGTTCTTTGAGAAGCAAAAGCGTACGCAGCGTGGCTGTTACAGATGGGACATGCGAGACTTTGCTGGCACGCAAACACAGGACCATAACGTGTGTACTCTGTGCAGCAGCGTTCCACATCGTTGAGTCTGTCGTGAAACTCTTTGATAGGAAACATGCGGGAGTCCGCTATGTCGCCTCGGTATATAGCATCTAGTCTATTGTTCCAAGATTCTTCTAGAACAGCTTTGGTTTGCTGGACAATTCGTGCTTTGTTTTGCATCAGCAGTTCGAACTTAGGTAGGTTTTTAGCTCCTGTTATCTTTTGTATTTCTTCGAATTCTTTGACGGATCGCGAGAGAACGCTCTTGACCCGAGACTTCCTGTCGGGTACATTCATAGTGATTGATTGAGGTTTGGCTTTGGGGTTGGGAAATTAGCCTGAAGTCAAAATCAGAGCCGCACAAGACTGGTGACCTTGTGCGGCTCTTCTCACTTATTTTTTGCTGTTCTCTTCAACAGCTTTTGAGTTTGGTGTACGACTCCAGGGACGGGTAACATCATGTAACAAATTAGATGCCCGCGTCAACCCTGCTACCAATATCAAAAACGTGATTACGTTTGCTACGTATTCATGAAAGAGTGGTCGAAGAACTAATAGTAAGACGACCACTCCTGTCACCCAGACGCTCAGACAGAAATTACACATGAGTAATCTGACTAGAAAACTATCTGGGGACATGTAATATCCCGCTTCTAGTTTGGCTTTAAATTCTGCACAGATAGAACCGTGCCGCCAAACTTCGAGAATTTGACAAACGCCGAGGATCGCTATCAGAAGTTCAAGGCTGCTGATTGTTAGAGTCATGTTGATTTTTGGAAGATTGAGCCGCTGCTCGTTGTCTCAAGTCATGTTGACTTTCAACAATGACGCGCGCTACGAGCGCACCGAGACCAACGATAGCAAGAAGTCCACTTCCAAAAACATAACCCAATCCGATCATCGCAGCGCATGTTACATACGTTGCTTCTGAAACCTCGGGGTTGCCTGGTTGAATCAAGCGATCTTCCAGGGCTTTTCTGTCGTTGGCATACTTTCCCACGACACTCTCTCCAGCAGAGGACATGCGGCTGTCGCATACAACTACACGGTGTATGCCGTTACGCAAGGACTATTCTGTGGATACTCTGTTTTTAAGATACTGCTTTATTTCTTCCCTAGCGGCAGGTGTTAGTATCACACCTTTATCTTGTAAATCTATAAGTTGTTTGATACGCTCTTGGTTTGTTCTATCGCCGACATGTTTGCCGCTAGGATAGAGTTCGCCAAGATTGATAATCGTGTCAGTCTGTGTGTTGTATCTAGGTTCGTTCATTACTTTCACGTTGATGACTGATGGCTATCCAACCTGTAGACTTTAGCAATCCGGAAAACCCAGCGCTGCTTTGGTGTAAGAAAGCTGCTGACGCTAATCCAGATCTAATACCGCTTGTTACATTATTCCAGCTTAGCGGCGATCAGCGAAATTATGCACCTCTGCTGCCGTTACTTTTTCGATACGAAGGTAAGCAAGTCACACTAGAGAAACACTTTCCGTTTGAAGTCTGTTTTGACATGGACATGGTTATGCTCATGGTCAAAATGTGCGCTCGGCAAACTGGTAAGACGTTTCACAACGTGCTTGAAATGATCATCGAGTCTGTGATGGTCGATAACTACAAGACACTTTACGTGATGCCATTTTTTGAAATGATTCGGCGTCTTAGTTCGATTTACATTCAGCCAATGATCGAAGATTCACCGGTCAAAAAGATGCTGATAGATCGTAAAGCTGCTAACCAAGTTTTGCAGAGATCTTTTCCAAACAAGTCAACCATTGTTTTAGCTTACGCATACAACGATGCGAACCGTGTTCGTGGTCTTAGTGCTCGCAAGATTCGTATTGACGAAGTCCAGCTGACATTACTAGATGTGATTGACGTTATTCAGCGTACGATGGACGGTAGCGAGCATGGCAACTACGAAGTTTACAGCGGAACACCACTCACTCTTAATGGTACGCTGCAACATAAGTGGAAAGAAAGCAGCCAAAGTGAATGGGTAATTCCATGTAGAAACAAGACGTGCAAAAAAGAAAACATTTGCAGCGTTGAATACGATCTTGAAAAAATGATTGGTCCGTGGCGACCAGACATCAGTCCAGAGCGTCCTGGTATTATTTGTGCTAAATGCAAAGAACCTATCTTTGTTCAAGACGGTCACTGGCAATCTAGATATCCTGATCGATGGTTCACAAAACGAGGTATCCATATTCCTCAACCCATCATGCCTTGGCACAATCAAAGTCAAACTCGCTGGGCGCAGATTATTCAGCTTGTCAAAGATCCATTGTTACCTAAGTACAGACTTTACAACGAAGTCTACGGAGAACCGTTTGACTCAGGGGCAGGTCTGCTTGGTGAAATGGATATCAAGCGAGCAGCTAATTTGAGGATTCCCTACAATGTCAATCGCGCCAAAGATTTAGTGCAAGATTATTCTTATCGCATGTTGGCGATTGACTGGGGTGGTGGTTCGCTAAAGTATCTAGACAAAAATGACGCAGGACCTGCTCCGCTTTCTCGAACAAAAATAGCTGTGCTTGGTCTATCGCACCACGGTACTGTGGATGTCTTATGGGGCTGGGAAAACGCTAACCCATTAGACAGACAATTAGAAACTCGCATGGTGCTTGAAACACTCAATCGATTCAGATGTAATGGGCTTGCCTACGACACAGGTAACGGCGGTTACTTTTCTGAAATGATTATGAAAATGCAAGCCTCTGTACATACAAATATTTTTCGTATTGGATACGGCGCAAACCTAAAACAAGAATTATTTTGCAGACACGCATCCAATCCTGAAACAGGTGAAGGTGTTTATTACACACTAGATAAAACAAGAAGCTTGATATTACTCGCTCAGGCTATCAAAGCTGGCAGGGTTCGATTCTTCAATCCGTACATGGGTGACGAAAAAGATACGCTGCAAACAATGGGACGAGCCTTGTTGTCTGACTTTACTAACCTTAAGCAAGAACAGATAGAAAGAGCTGGTGGTGGTTCGTTCTCGATTATCACAAAGTTAGTAGGTACTAGTGATGATTTTGCAAATGCTGTCAACTTTGGGACGGTTGCAATTTGGCACCAGTTCGGTTATCCGGATATCAACCTGATGCTGGATGATTTCTTTACACCACAAGACGCAGCTGCGTTAAACGATGGAAGCTTCATTCTTTCTGAGAGTTTAAGCAGCCGCGTTAAAGAAATTTGGGAAGCACTTGGTGTTTAATTTATCGCATCGTCTAAAGGTTCAGCCTCGTCTCCTAAGAGCACAGCATCTGTTGTCTCTTGTTGTTTCGGAGTCATGGACTTTATAGCAAATGCGATTAAACCGCTTTCTTTTTGTCCATCAGCGTGTTCGAATTCACCGTAGACAGCTTCAAGTAATATCTTTGGGATGGGAACGTCGTTAACTTTTTGCGACTCTGCCAGCATGCCGTTTAATATTCCAAGAATGCCGAGAGAGTGATATCTGTTTTCAGGAGGACCTGCCACGCTCACAAACACAGGACAAGTCGATGTTTCTGAGTAAGGAAACGGAACGCGAAACTCGATAAGTGTAGCTATCGCTGGGTAGTTTTCCTGCAGCGAAGACGTAAGAACTGAGGCCATTTTTGTAGCCATCAGTTCTGTTAGTGCTTTGTCTAAAAGCGTAGGTATACATCGAAGAGCTAAACTGTGACTCATTTTTCCCTCCATAACAGAGAGAACTAAGTACGACATTGCCGTGTAAAAATTACGCTCGATAGTTTGATCGACTCTGAATTTTTCTTGGTTGTTTGCTTTTATGAACGATTGCTCGCATATCTCTTTGGCAACATCTTCTCCAAAATAAATATGCTGCTCAGATTCTATTTTTCGGATAGCCCGAGATACCTCTTGCAGTTTTGCGTATAGCTGCGATAACTCCTCTGCATGTTGGTTTTGCGGATCTTTGGGTTTTTGCTGTTCGTTGCCCATGGCATTCCTTTGGTAGTTAAAAAAATTGGAAGACTCCATCGCAAGTAATGCTGCAAATAAAACATCAAATGAGTGGAGTTCATTTGATGTTTTTTTTTTGGACTGCGTTACTAGCTAATAGTGAAGCAAAGATATATGGCGCAAAATAGCTAAAAATTTAGCCAACGATTCTAAGCTGAAATGAGTCAACCTTGATACGCTTATCGTTTATTGCTTGGTCAAAGAACAACTTATCTATAAGCCAACCTTGCATGCCGTTTAGCCTATCGAATCCTTTGTAGCTTGGACTCTTAGACAACCTGTAAATAATTTTCACGGAGTCATAGGTGCCAAGCGACATCGAATTAATTGCTCGTTCGATCACGGCGGTCGGAACAATGACCGTGCGCTTGTCGGGCATGGTGCGGACGACGTTTGTTTTCTTAGAGACTTCGGCGTCAGTTCCATAGAGTAAAGTTCCGCGACTTTGAATTTCCTTTAGTAGTGCTACCAACGCTGTGCATGGATCTACGTCTAAGTGTAAACATGCTTCAATGCTTTTCTTGACGAAGTGAATATTCCTAGTCGCCAATCGTTTTAAACAGTAATCAACGATATCGGTTTCTCCGTGCCAATGTTTAAGTAAATACAGAAACGCTGTAGCTAGATATTCTCGATGGTTGTTTTGTGGAACAAATAATTCATTACCTGCATCGTGTAAAGACATCGCGCCGTTAAATGCGCCGAAACATCTTTGAGCATCGGTAACTAGCATCCAAGCAGAGTCGATATAAGCCTGGTCGATTTGTTTAATAGATGGTTGCTTCGTACTTTCGTTGATCGACTTTTTGACAACAAACCAATCGTGTACATCTTTAACGTCGACCATAGCTCCCAAAGCTTCTGCCAACTCTCGCATACATAAAAGCGAAGTGTGCCCTGTAAAAAATAGAGGAGGCTTGACTGCCCCGACAGCAGAACATGTTGCTTGTTTGACCGCAGCAATAATGGACGCAACAACCACAGGAGAACTACCACGTATATGCTTTGTCCAGCCTGCATTTTTAACTCGCATACTGCCAGGAATATCGATCCAAGCTGGCATCGGAGGCTTTTTATAAATTTTGTTATTAACAACAGTATGCGTTGGTGTTGTCCAGCTCCGCGTCACATGATCGTAACCAACAAAAGCATCACCTTCTCGAATGTCAGGCTTGTAGAAATGCAGCATCACAGAATGCAACGCTGACTGCCAATGCTTAGGTACGACAAACGTAAACTGATTCTTCAAGCACTGGTTGTGAATAATCTTAAAAGTGTTCGATTGAAACTCTTCATAGTCAACTTGAAACTCTACAACCTTTTCGTGATAGTGAATAATCACAGTGGCGATTGACTGATTACCGTAATTGATTATCTCTTTGAGCGTAATAATGGCATTAGATATCTGCTCTTTTTTGTTCTTGTAGCAGAAGTACCACGCACCGGCAGATTGTTCGATGACGCCGCTACGATAGTTGACTGAGCGAATATTATGGTTCGTGCTACCAAAATATCTGATAGCTTTGATTAACTTCGTATTGCCAGTTTGCTTGAGCCTATCAAGTTCGTCTGGTTGCAGCCCAAGTTTAAGTAAGTACTCGCTCGCTTCGTCGAGTTGCATTTTATTAACAACGCTGGCGATAGCTTCCGTCCAATGCTTTTTATCTGACTGCGCTGTTTTATGTAACCTGCTTACACGCAGGTTATGCATCCACTTTTCAAACGTACCTTTAAGCTCTGCGACGTAAAGCAGACAGTCTAGTCTTACTGCGAGCCTGATAGCCGATAGATCTGCTTTGCCAAAAGCTAACACTATTTTGAATTTGTCGCCAAACAATTGCCAACAAGATGTTTGTTCTTTGGCAGCTACCAAAGGTAGTTTAGTGTAGTTTTGAAACGCGGCTTTAGACCAAAGCTGAACGGCGATAAACACGTTAGTCGTTATCAGTATTGAACCCCGATTCTCAAAGAACAAAGACGGATGACAGGCTACACCGTCTTCGCTGTATTGTCCAATCTTCAGCGTGCAATTGAGTGAATCAGGTCGCAGTTCTACTTCGTCTCGATCGATCAGTGTGTACCCAACAAGTCTGTTAGGTAGGTCTCTAAAAGGGACAGCAAGCATTGGGCGTTGTGATCTGCTGCGTAGATCGTGCTTAATATTCTTGGTCGAGAGTTTTTGTTCCGCCGCCTTGATTTGACTTCTAGACGCACAACCAAAAATATTTGGGCAGTAATCCTTGGTGTCGACGTAAGAATGCACGATGCGAACACCTAGTCGCTGCACAGCTACCTGGGCTGCGCCACTGTCACGCAAACCAGGATTCATGATGGTAGCCAGTACCCTTTCGTTTTTCTGCAGTAATGCCTTAAACTTACTTCTGTCTTCGACAACTTTAAACGGATCGAAGTTACCCATGTGACTGAGCTGCAAACGACGCAGCTCGTAACAAACTGACATGTCGTTTTTGTTCCAGATCTTTGACAGTAGATCGATCAAGTCACCAGACTGATTGCATTTTGAGCAACAAAAAACTACTCCTCCACTACACATGTCCTGAAGGTACCGGACTTTACCTACACGACATAAAGGACAATTGGACGATGTGGGTAATGAAAATCTTTGTATATTTAGTTGTAAGTGTCTAGCAATTGCTTGAAAATCTAAGTCACGTAATAGAGAAATCACAATGATCCTGCCTGAAATTTCGGGAGCTAACCTAACCAAAATCGCGGCTGCTTTTGAATTACCTGAGTACGTCAAAACAGCTGATCCCGAATCTTTGGCACCCCCTTCGCTGTCGCCTCAATACTTTGCGCAGCGATTACCGCAGCTTCGTTATCCAACTCATAATAAAGCTGCGTGTTGGTTGAGTTTTGCTTCTTTCGCTTTGGACGCGGAAGAAAACAACCGTACCAATCCTACCGTCAAAGATAGGTTGATGAAAAGCGCCTGTTACTTCGGTATCATAGATGATCTTACTGCAAGTATCTCGCAGTACAAGCAAGCTATGGACAAAGCGGCAGCGTCTAGCATAAAATACCCCGTTCGCAATGCTAAAGAAGCTCGCGCAGCGCAGCAGTGGTTAATTAAAGCAGCCGGGACAAAGGCTATCGATGCTATCGATGCCCACGACCTAGCTACGAGAATCACCGCAACGTTACAGTCTGAAACCGATCCAAGGATTACCAAGATCGCAGGCTTCGGCGGCGTATCTGATCTCGAAGGATTCAGCCGAGCCGTCGGAGGAAGATTGGTATTCGATGGTTTCGAGACCGACAACGCCACAATGCTTATGACACAAAAGTTTGCAACAGTTGTCTTGGACAAAGAAGATCTTATCGAGATTAACGAAAGCTTACCCGAAATCGTTAAAGCTGCTTGTCAGATTCGCCCTGACGGAGCACCGTGGGACGATATCATTCAGCACGACGAACCGGTCTATCCGTTTGCAGGCGGGTTCTACAAGCAATCAGAGTTTGCGAACATTCCTGGTAAGTTCCTGCAGTACATCGAACTTGAAAATTTCTTTGGCCCAAGTCGCATCAAAGAGATTGCCAAGAAAGCGAATCAAATTCCGGTTGAGCTGCAAAAAGCCGCAGCTGCAGATATGAAACCGGAGTCCTGCAAGAAGTGCAAAAATTCTGTAGGATCCTGCGCATGCAAAAAAGATGACAAGAGCAATAACAAATCAGAATCGAGGGTGCAAACGAAAAAAGCACCTGGAAGTACTGTCCTCCAGGCGCTTTTGATTGACTCGTTAGGTTCCGATGCCGTTGATTAGGTGAAGAATTAAGCAGCGGCGATTACAAGCGGCTTGTCGTATCGCCTAGTCTCAAATCCAAAGACACGGATGTCTTTAGCTGTTATCGTGAATATCGGGACACCACGATAACGATTGCTGTACTTGAATCTCCAGCGAGTCATAGCCGGATAGGTATGCTTGCACAAAAATTCGAACGCTTCTTTCATGTTCGACTGGTTCGAGTTTAGCAAGGATACTAAGCCTGTACGGAAACATCCGAACAGCTCTTCGTCACTTTCTTTTACGTCTTGCGTTCCTGCCCCTTGATAAGGCAAGTGGGAGTAGACTTCGGTGTGGGCACCCAGCTCAATACGTCGCTCGGTGAACATGAAATGTAGTTTGAAATCATGCCACTTATTTCGCTTATCGCACAACGTTCGATAGCTCGCCTGCAGCCCATCAACGAGAATAGGAATACTCGGAGAATATTCTCTATGGTTGAGAATATCGTACATACAAGTGGACGCACTCAAAAGTTCGATTCTAGCCTTCTCGTCCATGGAAGCACCAAGCCCAACTAGATTGACATACTGATTACCTACCGCAGATTCAGTCATTGTCTATTCCTTACTAAACACCTGTAACTGAGAATACAACACACGAAGCTGCTCCTGCACAGATTGATTGATCTGCTGCGTAATAGAGGATTGCAGCTCGTATACAGCAGACACTAAATCCGGTTCGTCTGCAAGTAGCATAGCCGGGTTTACCGACTGATCTGGGTAAATTGCAGCGTCCATACCCACCGGCGGTCTTGGGACGCCAAAGTACGATAGGGCTGTTCCCATGTAGAGCCGCACATCCGTTGACCATCGCATTTCGTTTGGATCAGGTGGATCCATGATCTTTGCTTCAGCGATAGCCCAAGCCATTTCGTCAGGCTCTGCTGGGTCGTATACATCCGGATCGATATCTTGAAACGATAACGCGTTGCAGATATCCTCGAAACCAGTAACGTCTTCGTAGAACATCGAAGGCGTAAACATTAAGCTAACTGCGGCTTGCAAGCGTAGACCGTTGCGTGTATCGCTCAGGTCTACTTTAACCTCGTCTTCGATCTCCATCAGAATTGAGTCGAAAGACATTTGACTCAATTCGCCGATATCAATGATCTGTGCTACAGCAGTAAAAAGAGTCATCCCGTATGACTCGGGATTTGTTAAAGCAGCGTAAACATCACTTCTTGGATTTGGTCTTCCTAGTGCTGCCGACTTCTGCGGGAACTGGTTCTTTAACATTCGTCGTTGTTCCGTACTTGTTACCTAGCAACTGAGACAGTGAGGATGGACCCACTGAGCTGACTGCTAGTGTAATCAATCTGCGAACAATCACATTAGAATCTGCGCCTTTTCTTTTTTCGTCAGCGCTAAGTGCCTGCACCAATCGAATAGGCTGCATTGTTTGTTTGTCAAAAAATTTAACGTCGCGTCCAGATGTATCACGAATGCCATCGATGTTGATTCCGTTTTTATTGCAGTAGTCATATGCAATGTCTTGAACACCCGGCGACCGTAGTTCGGTCATTTGTTCTTCTAGCGACGGCAGATCGCTAAAGATGATCAACGCATTGGTCTGCTTGTCAAATTTTTCAACGTGCAACATCACAGTACCTTTTTTTCTGTCTTGTTGTTATGTAAATACCAAACGATAACCTGTGTGTCAGCTGACACACCAAGAAATTCTTTGAGTCGAAGTATATCGTCTTGACTCATGTTTACAATATGCAGCTTAGTCTGTTCCGCTGCTTTTCTAAACCCGCCTTCGTACTTCTTACGAACACAACTTGGGCACCCCGCAGGTGGTGCTGCGGCTTGAAGCGTTTTTAAAAATGAAAACGCGGAAACAGCATTCGGATTGTAAACAAGTTTTCGCAGTAGTTCTTCGTTGCTCAAAACGAACGTAGCCATCACTCACCTATGACAACAGAAAAAGATTCATCAGTTTCGTCGAGTCTATTGAGCGTATCAATAAGCAGGGCTACCCTGGCTTGAATTGACGCCTTGAACTCGTCGACTTGGTTCATGTTATCCAAGTCTATCGAGATCGCCAGTACTCTGAGCAAACCGTCAGCTGTAGGATTGTCTACACCGATGTTCTGTAGATCAGCCGGTGTGGCCGGGTACATATAGATTTCTTTGCCTTCAACTAACGAAGTATCCACCACAAAAACTTCAGCAGGAATATTAACCGCCTCGCTGGCTGTACACGTTAGCCTGTGAAAAACTCTGTCAACGTTAGTGTAAGGCGCTTCGGCTACGTCGAAAGTGAGTCTAATAGATCGCACGGTAACATCCTTTATAAGTTTTTTATTTCTTCTTTCACGGATTCAAATAGACTATTCATCTCGACAAAAGGAGACGGCTGTGAAGTATCTACGTCGTCGTATACAGACAGCGGTCCTGGGCCACCTCCTCCACCACAGTCTGCATTCGCAACTACCCATTGACCATTTTCGCACGTATAAGTGCAGTTACAGTTTTCGCTTGTGTCTGGGTCGAGACATATCACACCTATATCTGAGTCACTTGGATCGCACGGCGTATTAGGTGTCTCACCGTCACAACAAGTACCACTGGATACCGTTCCGCAGTTAGTCGTAACAGTATCGCCAGGACCGCTAGGTGGACTTAGCGGCTCTTCACACGGACAAGATAGCGCACCACAAGAACTATAAATAAGCTCCCACTGCGAACTAGCATTGGCTTCGTATTGGCAATAACCGTTGACACAATCTATCTCTGGAGTACCACCACAGTCTGTGTAATACACAAGACCAGCTTCTGAAGAAGAAGGTAACCTCGGAGGAGCAGGACAAGGACAACTAGGATCACACGGATCTACAGGCAATGACCATGTAGGCTCGTTGTTACTAAGTTCGGTCACCCACTCACAAACCATGTCGCACGGCTGCGGTGTATCTCCGCAAATAGTTGTTGCCGTCTGGCCGAGCCCTGTCGGCGCTGTTCCTGGATAAGGACAATCACAATCTTGTGCACACGGATCATCAGAATTGACCCAGTAAAACACAGTTTCGCCGTACTCTGTAGTTTGTGCAGATGCCCAGCTGCATTCTCCGATGCACTCACCTGGGCATTCACATATTGTCAGCATTTGGCCTTCTTGTGTGCACGAAATAGTACCGACATCCAAGCAAGGATCCACTGGAGGATCAGGTTCTTCTGGGCATCCTGGAGAAGTAGGGTCGTCGGCACAGGGATCGTAACATCGCTCTGGCGAGTAATAAATTTGCGTGTCACAGCAAAGATCGACGTAATACCCGGCAGGATCACAACACTCTGCGACAAGATCATCAGGATTAGTAATCGCATCGCACTGCCCAGGTGTCAGCGTAGCTGGATAAATCGTAGGATCCTGCGCAATTCGAACGTTGTAATCTATTGGAATACTTGTGGTATCTCTATTGTCAAAGTCAGTTGTTAGTAAGAAAACATAACCAAACGGATTACCTGGGTAACACTTTTCCGCTTCATAACCTTCCCACTCTGGATTACATGGTCCGCAGGTTCTATCGTCTATAGGTTCTCCCGAGCAAGGATCACATTCTCGGCAGTAATCCGGAGCATTATTTGGATCTTTGCATTCGATGCAGTATCGAGGATTATATGCAGGACTAGCGATATCGCACGGGTCGCAGTTATACGGATCATCGGGTCTTTGCTTGAACCCAATGAACCACGGCATTGATAAAGAACCCGGTCTATCCGCATGCATCGTCGGATACGTTTCTTTTATAAACCGACTATCGTTAGCTACGTTCTGTGTCGCTAAAGATACGGCTGTCGTAGTGTTATAGGGTATGTAGATTCCGTCACAACAGATTAGATCGCAACAGCCTCCACCACCGTATCCGCCGGGACATACGTAATAAGTGTAAACAATGATCCAATTACATTCTGGAATCGGGTAGACATTAATTGTTATAGGCGGAGTAGGGCACTCTTGAACGTGCCTAACCTGACCAAACACATAGACAAAGGGCGTACAGCCTCCAGGTCCTGGAGGACCTTGCGGACCAGTAGGACCAGCGGGACCTTGTGGACCGGCAGGGCCAGCGGGACCAGCAGGACCGGCAGGGCCTTGTGGACCAGCAGGACCAGCAGGACCGGCAGGACCAGCGGGACCAGCAGGACCAGCAGGACCCGCAGGGCCAGTATCACCGGGCGGTCCAGGTGGTCCAGGTTCTGAAGGAGGCGGAGGTGGTGCCGACATTGGACCGACAGGAAAAATAGCAGAACACGTCTCGCGTCTAACGGGAGGCTCTTCAAGGTAACAACTACCAAAGTCAATCTGCACCAAGTCACAGACTTCGATCTGACCGCAATCCTGTCTACCTAGTTGAATAACTGTCGAGCATTCGACCGGATCAGTCGGAGGATCAATCGGCGGATCTTCATCACCATCTGTATCCTCCGAGCTAGTAGACACGCTGAAATAAAAATACATTTTAAATTCAGCAGAATTGATTCTTTCAATTCGAACAGACCTTACAGATCCTGCTTTGGTTGCTGGTGTATTGACGATAGCAAGCAAGCCGTAGTTATAGGCTCGCACGCTAACAATACTTTCAACAAGCGTAGACTGACCTTCTAACTGGCAAGCTATATCGAGAGATCTTTCTACGAAATTATTTAAGACAGGATATTTACCTTTCAGTTTGACACAGAATACGCCGTTTTCATTAGGTCCAGAACCGTTTTCACCGAGATCAAACGGCAACGGTTGCAACTCAAGTTTGATGCTCAGTCCGTCAGTGATGCTCCAAGTTGTTCCACCGCCAGCACCCCAGCTAGCTTCGAACAAAACAATCTTATTCATGGTGATTCTATGGCAGCCAAGAACGGCATAGAAACGATAGCGTATTTGTTACCGACTTCTACCGAGAAATGAATAGCTATTTCCCGATGAGCGGGCACAACAAAGTCACTAACGTAATCTGATGGTCCTGAAGGTGAGTTGAGTAACACGTCTACACACAGTTTACCTAAAACCACAATAGACAATCTAAGCTCACCCATGAATCGAAAGCTGAGTGCAGAATCATGCCCCACAGATATTTGAGTTTGATAAACAGCTTGTCCGGTAGTAATTCTGACAGCTGGTAAATCGGCAGCAGTAAGCTGTGCGTGAGACTGTATGATATCGGGCGAGCCTGTTATACCCCAAAACTTGAAGCCTGTGAACAGGTTATTACGCACGCCTATTGTTGTGTCAGGCGGAGCATATTCACACGGTATGGTTCTTTCATCGCCAATTTTTGCGTTGTCAGTAGGTAAGCTAGCATCGCAAGCAGATCGACAACGTTTTGTGAACCTCCAACCCTGCGAATCATAAACAGCTAAAGCAGGGACGCAGCCTCTTTGCGCTAGAAATTCTAGATGTTCAGGCAGCTCTTTGCATTTGTCCGTAAAATTTTTTGTACCTCCCCTAGGACCGATGATAGGCAGCGAGTCTATTGGAGGAATAGTACCTCTGACTCGCAGACTTGCTAGGTCGTCCGGCTCGTCAGGACAGTAATCCGTAGGTACAACAGGTCCACACGGATAGTCTGGGCCGGGAGGACATGGTGCTCTCTGTATTTCAGGAAAAGGACATATAGCCGAACCAGCTCCGTCAAGTCTTACAGTAACCCTGCTCTTTTCTGGCTGTGCAAATACAGTGACTCCTGTACCCGCTTCGAATTGAAAGTTATCAACACTAACACCGTTGATGCTTCTAACAACATCAGAACATCGTGGTGCGCCGTCTAGTGTGTCTCTACCAGCTGGAATCACATCTCCAGAATATAAAGATACTTGACCGGTACAAGGCTTTCCAGCCTCTCCACCTTCAGGGTCACCAAATACGGTTAACTCGTTGCTTGCGTCGTACTGAAAAACACGACTAGAAAACCCACCAGCAAGTACCACTTCACCCGTTGTAATATCGCATTGCTTGACGTAGGTAGGTTGTACATCGTCTACAAAAGCGTAATCTAAACAACCAGCTAAAGCAGGCATTCTTGTGCGGGTCTTGTTGTAGACTTCAATGCTTTGGTTTGCGCCGGGTATTACGACAATTCTTGCTGGTTCAATAACAGCTTGGCCATTCCACAATTGCTGTCTTGCCTCTCTTCTTCCTGCAAGCACTCTTATTTTTAGCAACTGATTGGAGGTAACAACCCATATACCGTCTTCAATGTTGCAGGTAATCGTTTCGTTTGTAAGGCTCGGAACAACAAGAGTTAATCTTGTTAACGAGATACTCGTAACTATTATAGGATGTATCGCCGGTTCAAATTTAGATGAGTAAACGATAGCGTCTATGTCGGCTATCGCGCTATCCGGAGGTAAAGGTATAGTTGGATTAAAAACAAACGGATAAGCCCGACCCAAGTTATCTGCAGACAACATAATTACCTCAATGTTTTTCCTGCCAATGCAAAGCGTATACCGCCTGTTGTGGTAATAACTCGCAAAGCAACATCTTGCTGTGAGTAAGTAGCAGGTAGTATAAAGATCCTGCCAAGTTGATCCGGCGAGCATTGCACGGTTGTATCGCCGCTTTGAAATACTACGTTTTCAATAACACGACTGGCGATAGCTACTTCTACGTTGCACTCAGTGATTCTATATAGCGGATCGCCCACAGCATGAACATGAATCACCGTACTGTTGTCGTCAGACTGACAATCGAGTCTGACTCCGTTTTCTCCGACCAAGCGAATTATGTCTCCAAGTGATTCACCGCCTGGACCTAAAAGTTTTTCCGACGTTAGCGGTACCATCACAGTGACTGCTGGAAGAAAATCTGCAGTACCAGCAATAAACGTATAGTTACCCACAGGTAACGCGATTAATTCCGCCCATCTACTAACACCCGCTACCAACGTACCGCACACATTACCGCTAACTGTTCGAAGTGAAACGACTTCTGCAGGATCATCAGTTCGAATGGTCGCAATGCCGATGATATTCGGGTCTGATTGGTTACCTACAGTCAGCGTGACATAATCAATGCTCACGTCGACCGAAAGTAAACTAGCTACGCCAACTAATCCAGGGATAAATATCCTAGCATCAACAAAGACAGATACCGGTAGGTCGAACAATCCAGCTATTGTCAGACTTGAAGCGTCGGTAAATGGATACTTGCTGGATTCGTTTTGATTTCGCCACTGCGGCGATGCAAAGGTAGATGTATTAAGTGGCATGGCCGAATTAGCTGGTTAATGGTTCTTCGCCTTCAGGTGCGCCGTCTTGCTCGACATCGTCTGATTCGTCTTCGTCTGTTTTTTCACAATCTTCTTCGGATCTTTCTACTATGCTAGTCAACGTCCGAGCTGGGCATGACTCTTTCAGCGTAAACTCGGACTCTATGGCGATACCGCAGTAGTTATTAAGCGGCGCGATCGATACACCCTGAAGCTCGATGTATATCGTGTTGCAGCAATCGCTTGGAACACCACTTAAAGTTTTGATAGGTTGATTGCCTTCGCAATTTTGACTGACAGGTCTGCGGTCGCAGGATCCTAAGTACTTATCGTGTACGTCTATACCTGCATCTTGTGTATTTAGCGACAAAAATAACGCTTGCTCTGTCTGAGCTTCGTCCATGAAGCCTAACCGTACGGAAATATCGTTTGAACCTGTCAGCTTTAACGGGGAATTTAAAGGAAGGCCACCCTGTCTGAAAACTGCGAAGTTACTTCTGACAGTTACATGGATACACTGCGGTGAAACAAATAGTTTTTCTTTATTACGATACGTCCCTTCGATAGCAGCTTGTCCAAAACTAACAGAGAACATACAACGAGTATCGACAACCGTGTATACCTCGCCTCGTACTGGATTTTCTACTGTCAGTGCTGCTGCGACTCCCGACGAGTCACTCAAGATTAAAGAGACCTGACCATCGCCACAGTAAAGCGTATCGATGAAAATGTTCTCGTCTTCCGCAGCTATAGACAAGTCCGTTAGTAAAGCTCTTGGTACGTCGTAAGCCCGCAACAAAGGATAGATCTGACTTTCCTGGTCATTTTGCCAACCACGTACGTTTGTTATACCAGTATTCATTCGTTATCTTCTTCAAGTGGATCGGGAATACACGGAATGTAACTTCCGGTAGCAGTTTTTACAGAAACGCTAATTTCAGGATGACTCGGAGAATGCACGATTAAAGCAATTTTTTTGTGTTCAAAAGGAGTCATTTTTCCGCCTGTTGTTAATCGCTCTCCATTGTTATAAATATCAATAAGAGGAATAGCGAATTCTACAGGTGCAGTGAAATACCGTGTATCTCCTGGCTCGATACAGTGAAAATTAAACTCCATGCCGCCATCAGCAAAAAATTCAAACTGTTTGCCTTTAGTTGTTATCTCATAATTAAACGGATCGAAATCTCTAACAACACAAAGCACATCACCAGGAAACTTCAAGTGCCCTTTTTTACCTACGGAATAGGTTTGACCTACTTTACAATTACCAAGACCCACAAGCATCTGTAAATGACGGGCGTATCTGATTTGTTCATGCAGACTAAAGAATTCAACGCTGTCATCTGGTATTTCAATGATGCCTTTATTTTCTTCGAAAAACTCAGGGTCTACATCTTTATATTTTTTTCGAAATTGATGCGACGTGATGTACAGCGGTGATACAGATATAACAACATCGGTTAGGCTTTCGAGCCCACCGTTACACACTGTAATGTAAAGATACAAACCGTTGTTAGATTGCAGCACCAAGTCGGCATTAAGCAGCGGCCTAGTGATACAGTCATTACCAGCCTGGATACTTTTGACTTTGTTTTGATATATTTCGCGAAGTTCATGATATTTGTCAACAAGCGGAATAAGTCGATCTTGCATTTGTTTGGCGAATCGCCATACTTCTGCTTTCTCTTCGCACTTACAACATTGCTCGCAGTCGTCGTGCAGGTAGAATCGACCAGGGCTTACTGTATATCCGTTACCTGTCTTAATTAGTTCAGGTTGCACGCGGAAGCATTCGTCACCGCGAAGATTAACGTTACCTGAAGTATTTGCGGTGGCTTGAGCCAACTTGCGTATAACTCTAGTTTGGTTATCAAAACAGTTACTGACTGTTCCTTGTCCAAGGCCAGGAGCTACATCAATCGATACTAGCTCATTATCTACGTTGATTTCAGTATTAAAGCCTTGCCGCAAAACTAACGGCTTTTCATTCGAAGATACTTCGCCGTCGACAGTATCAAAAACAATTTCATTAACATCGTCACCCAGATAGTTAATGACGCGGCTTACGAGCATTAGGCTACCGTTTGCAAAACTAGGCTTACCAGGATCAACAGCAACGCCTATTGCGTAGTCTTCTAAGTACCACTGCCAATAAAACAATTCCCCTAGTTGTTTAACTTCAGGGTTTTCTAGCTCCAAACGAACGTCTGGATCTTCGCAAGTTAATAGGATCCTGCGCCGCAGCGGATCGATGGCGTTGAGCCTAAACCCGGTGTTAATCGGATATCGAGATGTGATTGTGATATCAACTAAGCAAGCAGCCTGAGCAGCGTCACTTCGAGATAAAAACGGATAACCATCTGCAGCGCCAGGTCCAAAGCGTAAGCCACTCATTATTCCACTAGATCAGATAGTTTGAAGCTGTCGATCAAAGGCCCATCGGTCTCTGGATCGTAAGGAGGGCACTGTACGTCGTCGCAACTAGCTTCTTCGATAAGTGCGTCTACTTGACTGTACTTCGATTCTAGCGTAGCGATGCGTGTTTCCATGGTAAGAATCTGAGAATAAAGCAAGTCCAATCTTTCGTTCAACCCGTCATCTTCGGCACAGTCACAGCAGGGTTCCGAGCAAGAGTTAGTCAGATTAATACCGGCTGACTCGGATTGAACTTCAAGGCATCTCGATCCAAAAATATTAATCGCGCCGGTTTCGTCTCCCGGTAATCCGCCAACAGTGTAGATAGGATTTAATTCACTGTCTTCGCACTCACACCCAGATTGTAAATCTGAGTTACCTATAGCGTCCCACAGGATAACTGTTCGATTCTCTTCTTCAATCTTTCTGAATTGTGTTCCGGTTGCAGCCCGAAACACAACTTTACCGCTAAGCTCTTGAACGTTTGAACCACTAACTTCAACACCAATAGTTTGTATAGCTCTGATGCCGCAAGAGATAACTCCAGGATCAAAAGCTGCGTTTTGGTGTGTGAAGCTGTAAGTTCCAGGAGGTAATTCAGCTACAGGTTTCAAGTCGCCTGTAACTAAATAACCTCTAGTACCTGATAGTGTGTTAATTCCTCGGAGTGTATGTACTTGATTTTCATCAGTAAGATTCATTGGACCAAAAACTGTCGCAACAGGAAGAGCCTCGTCAACATGCGATATAGCCAACTGAAACGCTTCACGCCCGATCGTAAGTTGGCTGATAAAAAATCCAGCGAAATGTAATTTAGAAGCAAAGGTGGTAACGATCAAAGCGTCTACGAAAGTACTCGTAGGTATTTGGAACTTCTCACCTATCGCAACACCATCAGCCGAGATTGCTAGAGGGTATCGCCTTAACGCATTTTGGTTAGGCCATTGAACTCTAGCAATTTGTGGTGCCCCTGGCATGATCTACCCCGGCTAATCAAATAATGGAGAGAACGTTGTATCGAAGATACCAGTATCCGGATTTTGCTCCGGATCGACCTCGTCTTCTTCTGTAGCGGGCCTAACGATTCTAAGAACTTGCTTGATAAGCCTAGTTTCGATACTAGATCTATCGCCACTCAAACCGTTTCGGGCCAGCTGCATCATCACCATGCTACCAGCTTTGACTGCAAAAGCTGCAGAAACTACTTCGATGTACTGATTGATAAGTAGTCTTGTGCTGGGTACTACAAGCTCGACAGTTGCATCAATTTGAGGACTTGCTTGAGGTTCTCCTGCGGCAGGTCGATTGTAGGCTCTTGCTACTAGCGAAAGTGTGGGCAATATACCTGCTTGCGCAGCCATTAACCAGCATTCAAACTGCAATATGTAAAAATCACTGTTAGTGTTCTCAGACGGAACAAAATACTGTGTTCGAATTGAAGAATTATTTGCCGGTGGTAAGCCTATTGCTACGTGCGTTCCATAGCTTTCGTCCGTAGCAGCGCCGTCTAAGGCTACTCTTTGCGGCAATAACTCGGACTTTTGTGGACCAGCAAGACTGATATCAAGTAGACCACTACGATAGCCGGATGTTAATTCTGTTCCACCTGCAAGTACCAAGTCATTAGACACAGACCGAATGCCAGTAACCACAGGACCTCTGGTAAGTAATCCACTATTATCAATTCCTTTAACAGCAATACCTGACAAGTCATTAACAACATCGCTTAGCGCCCAGTCAGCACTTTGTTGAATTGTTAGATCACCAGAAGTAGCTGCATCAGTTGTCCCATTTCGATATATCTTTAGCCCTGGACTATTACTTGTTAAACTAGTCACCCTGCCAGCGTCGTTAACAATTAAAGCAGGAAACACAAGTCGCATACTGGCAGGAATCCTGACACCACAAGATGATCCAGATCCTGTCGTGCTCCATGGAACTTGGTCGGCACAGTTTTGCATCCACCAAATACCAGAATCGGTAAGCTGGCACATTGAACTGGATACGACACCAGCACCCCGACGACCATCGCCTTCGGGTTCCCACTCTAATCTTGTCAAGGACAGCGGAGACGGGGGCCAAATTTCTTCAACATCAAAATGTGCTGACAGGTTGTAACCAAATTTGGCGTTGGCAGGTATGACTTTACCTGAAAACACTGGCGACGTTACAGGTAACCATCCTCGTTTTGCAGGATCTCCTTGCCCGCTAATTTGAGAAATGCCAGCAGCGGTAATAGCAGTGCCAGCAGGTAAAGCACTAAGCACAAACGAACGAATACGATAAAGCGAATTAGCTGTTGACCATTGCGGCCTAAAAAGAACTTGTCCATTTCCATAGGCACGCAAAACAGGCACAGATACTACGATGTCTTCGGTCGCTGCTAGCGTTCCGGCTGTTCTTGTTAGATAAAACAATCCGAGAGGAGAAGCAAAACCGGTGGACTCTTGCAGGTTTAGTTCAGCTAAACCGTAAAGTAGTACCGTGGCTGTCGCAGCTCCTTCTTCGTGTTTATAAATAATTCCGTCAACTTGGGATGATTGACCTAAAACAATCTCACCGTTGACGTTAGAAATAACAATTCTTGACGGTTTAAACGATGCTGACTCGCTATCGAAATAAACAGGCTGACCTACTTTGACACCGGTGACGGCAGCGTCACAGACAAATAGAGCTTTGCCTTGTAATGTAATTTCAAACAAAGCCTTTAAAAACAAGTCGTTACCTGAGAGTCTTGCTAGCTCTTCGTTTAGTTGCTGTAACTGGTCTACTCCCGCACAGGTAACAGGAGAAAACTCAGGATCAAAGCATTCGTTGAGTTGTGTCATTTTATCGATCGAATTATTGGAAGCAACAAGACGGTAACTTATCTCTCAAGTACGTAGGTACTTCGCCAGTGATAGTCAGCAAAAGCAGTCTATTTGGTGGCAGTAGGTATTTTAAGATAGGTACAGCTTGAGCTGTGTGTTCGAGGGTCTCTCCGCGAAGGCGAAGATAAACAGCACCATATCGCAAGTAATGTTCTCGAAATAATTCAAACGGTACGACAGAGTATTTGTTGCTGATAATCTCTTTAACTTTGGCTGTAAACGCTGGATTCCTAGTGTAAACAAAGTCCCAGTAAGCATCAGAATCCGGCCCCAGATCAAAACGTGGATTACTATCTTGATAAGTTATCTCGACGTTGTCATTTGAAAGCACAAGCTTATCGACGCCTGGAATTTGCAGGTACTCGCCTGGAATAATCACATCAGACTCGAATGACGGTGTCTCATGCGATAGCTCTGCAAGCTCGAATCCATCGAATAAATTATCTCCAGGAATGACGTAGGATCCTGCGCTTACAGTTGGAATGACAAATTTACCGGCATGATACGCTTTACCGGCATTCAGCACAGTAAATGTTCTAAACTCTCCGGCCTGCAGTACTACTTCTACTTGTCCGTAACCTTCGCTGACTGGGCTACCTGTCATGGCTCCTAGTAATTTTTTGAAGTTTAATATGCTAGGAATCTTTTTACATTCAAGCAATTTGATATGTACATCCGCAGGTACGGATGACGGTAGTCCTGTTAGTGGCGACAAATACTTTGATGTATAGTCCGCGTCGAACCTAGCTAGATATGCCCAAAGCCTAAGCACTTTAATTTCTTTACCGGATTTGCGTACGACAGAGAAAGGTACGTTTTCAAACGAAAAAGGATTAAGTGCAAACTGAAAAAATCTTTGTGACTTGTGTGTAACTATTTGAACTTCATTTGACCAAGAAAATTCAGGAGATACAACTGATGATTGCAGTACAGTGAAACCAGTCAAATCAACAGGAGCTGGGTGGAAGTATCCAAAAGCATCATCACACCCGTCTGGACAAATAGCACAATTGTCCGCAGCCAGCATCTGATCGGAGTACAAATCGATAGGGTACCACTGATAATACTTGTCATCACTTGTGATACGAGCAGCCAGACAGTCTGCTAGTTCTTTATTTCTTAGTTGAAGTGAATAAAGTAACTGCGACATGCCTACATGAATACCGTACGTACCTCGATCCAGAAAAGCTTTAGGAAGTCCTGTAGCTCTTCTAGATTCTAGTCCTGTTGAAAGATCAAGTTGTTCGATATTTGAAATCACAGTAAGTTAGCAGCGGTAGGAGTTCGTTTTGTGATGCTGACTTGGTCAGGTGACGTGACAAATATCACAGTTCGCCAGCTTGTTTGAGCAGGGTAAACTACAGGCGCTTCTATAAAAAATTCACTGACACTTTTACGCTGTGACCCATCCGACAAATAAGTCGTGCCCAACATAGTCACTTTCGTTACTGTATAACCAAAGCCAGCGATAGCCTCGGCTATATTACTGGCGTACAGCTTGCCGATAAAACCAGTTGAGTTAACGGTGTCTACAACTTTTGTAATAAAATCAACGTCTGCAGGTATCACAGCAGATGTGGATGTTTGCTCAATTTCGATGTTAATAGAAACAAAGCACGGAATCGGAGCTTTAACAAGCAAGTCACCGCCAACCGCCCTGAAGTCCCGACTACCAAGTAATCTTTGAATATTGGCAATGTCTGGCATACCTCGAAGGCTGAGGACAAAACTGTCTGAGACCACAGCGTCCGATGTTTCGACAACAACATCTGCTACTTGAAACGCAGAATAGATGCCAAACGATGGATCAGGAATGTATGGAGTTAGCTGTCCCTGCTCAGGTGAAAGCTCGACATACCTTGTTTCACTAATTAGATCTGCTTGTTGATTATTAGCTGATATGATTTCAACGATGTCCCACCAGCCTGGGAAATCGTCTTTGGAAATTTTGACCTTCCAAGTTTTGATTCCATTGATTTCACTAACTAGCGTAGCTGTTTTTGTAATTTGTATTGTCGATGGGCCTTTGCGTGTACGCACATAAACATCGGCCATACCACCGCCAACACCGAGTGCGTTAAGTTTATCTCTTCTGAGTTCTTGATCTACAGCGCCAACAACACTGACAGCTACCGTAGCCGGAAAAGCAGTACTATGTTGAATCAGTGATTTGATTGAAAAGGCAGATTCAGTACCGGGTTTGACTAGGGAGTTAGAAATTTTTTCCAATAAAGAACTACCGGTATCAAGATCTTCGCCCCCTGTAAAATCCTGAGCGGCGTACAGATCGATAACATGAGGTATTGCATCGGCAAGAGTCAGCGTTTGTCCTCTGGTCAAATTAGCCACAGAGCCCGGTTGTACGGCGTTGACTGTAATATTGGCCGAGTACGTGCCATCAGCGTTTTGAATAAGCAATCGATCGTTGGAATTAATGACCGAACTAAAGCTGGTTCGAAACACATAAGAGGTAGGAGTAACATAGTCTCCGCCCTGACTTGTAATTAGCGTACCGGCAGGTATAACAACTGGAAAACTTGCATCGAGCACAACAGTGACTACACCGGATGCTATACCAGCGACATTTCTTACAACACCATAACGATTGGCAATATCAATTAGCGTAGCTTCGTCTGTTATCTGACTTAACTGCGATAGATCATATCGCTCTATGACAGCAGATACCGCGTCTTCGATGTATTCGATTAGTCTGGTCGCAGGACTAAGAAGCATACTCCTGACAGGTCCTGGTCCTGTATCTACCGTTGGGTCATACTCGTTAACAATATTTGCCAACGTAGCCAGGATGATTTCTTGCTTAGTCGCCATAAATACCTTTTAAACCTCTACATCAAAAACAGCCGTACCTCCGGATTTGCTGGTAATTCTCAGTCGGAGATCAACAGTATCTGCTACTATTGCTGCGGCTAGCAGTTCAATATCCACCATGGTCGTTTCATCGTCAGCTTCATCGATCGCAGCTTGTTTAAGTAACTGTAGTCTCGCGACAGAAAATCCTTGTTGCAGCGAAGTTGTCGTCCTGTAAAGTCCTTTGCGTATGTTCTCGATAAAACTATTACCGAAGCTTGGCTGACCGTAAGCAGCTCCGGCACCTGTAAACAGGCGAAAAATTACTCTTTCACTAAGACGTAGTATACCCGTCGACTCTACAGCTTTAGCTAAAGAGTACCGCAACGGGTTATTACTCTGATCGGTATAGAATACGGAAATGTTTCTCATGCTAACTCTGCATCGCGCCCAGGATCGATTGCAACTTGTCTACGTAAATTTGCCTCCACATGCCGTCGTTAGCCGCATGACCTTTAAGTCGGTAAGCAGCGGCCAATTTTCTTTGGGCTCTGGAGCTGTGACGACTCATAGACGCTCTGATGCATTTGGCCTGTAGATCGCTTTGAATAGCCAATACAGCAATGTCACCAACTGTACCTACCTCTGCGTCGTCACCTTCGATGTTCTCTAATTGTTCGTCAATTTCTTTGAAGCTAAAAGCTTCTCGCACTTTAGTTACGTCTGTGTGATCAGCCTGTAGTTGTGTTATTTCACGCGGTTGTCTGCCGAGAGTCACATCAACGCGAGCGCCAGCTTTACTTGCAAGAAAATTAACTGTCTTAAGAAAGTCTTCAGCGATTACAGCTTTTGACTTCACGAAAGTTTGTTGATCAGTCGTCATAGTGGATTAACCTCAAGTGCTCGATCAATATAAGCTTGAACTCTGGCACGTCTTTGGCTGATCGCTCCGGATGACACACCTAGTTTTTTCGCTAGCTCGGATGTACTAAGTTTGGATTTACCAAACATTCCGATCGTATGTTCCATGACGACTTTATCGTTATCAGGCAAGTCGTCGTAAACCAGCTCTAACCACGCTTTGTCGTCCTGCGGTCTAAGAATCTGATCTTCTGCAACAGACAGGTCTTCGTCGTCGGATCCTTGAGATTCTTGGGAGCCTACTGTTGGTCTAGAAAAACTGCGTATTCTTTCGATGGCGCTAGCAGTTAAGTTAGTTCGTTTAGCTAACTCTGCCGTCGATGGAGCACGCCCAAGCTCGTCAAGTAAATCTTCTTCTGCTTTGTCCAAAAGCAAAGATTGAGAAGAAACACGACTAGGAACTCGAAGTCCGTTATTCTTAGCCGCTTGCCATCTTTGCAGCCCCTGAACGTGTTGCGAGATAAATGTTTGCGGCTGTGATCTCGTAGGATCATACGTTTTCATCGCCTGAAGTACGACTGATTTTGCTTTACCAACCGCTAGCGGCGAGTCTGTACGTAGGTAACTTTTGGTAGACGCTACGATAAAAGGCTGCAAAGAATCAAGCATGATCTTTGCGTTACCTGGAGTAGGATCTTGCTGCCAGTTAGTGATGTTGGCGACCGGATCACTCAAAGATTGTTGATAGGGGTCCGCCTTTGTAAGCGGTTTGGAAGAGCGGATGAGTCGAGGTTCCGATATATTCCAAGGCATTTTCTTGTTCACTACGTATATGAGACAACAACATCGACGTACCCGCAAACGGCTTATTAACGTCAATGATAATTGTAACTCTAGCGACCATACCGTAGACAACGTTGCCGAATATGGGCATCTCGTTATCGGTTGTCACTTTTAACTGAGAGCCTGGACCTATGTCCATTCGTAGATGCGATACAAGTTTGACCGTACGAGTACCTGTAACGTCAGCTCCGTATACAGCTTTTACGTAACGTTGCCCATAGTCATTAATATGATTACGAATATCTTCGCGATCTCCTGCTGCGTCTCGATCACTATCGGTATTGTCTTCAAAATCTTCCGTCGTTTTGACATCTGGATTTGCAGCGTAAGAGCCCATGCCTACGCCTCCAGAATACTTTGTTGATTCTTTAGCCCGAAAAGCAGTAAATCGCATTTTCCTCAGCCAAACAGGAGGGCTGACGGTTCTTACTTTACCCTTAGGAGAAGCTGCTTCTGGAGAATAACAGGGACCAAAAGCAAACGGATTACCGATACTTCCTGGTGCGGCACCTGAAGTCGACAATGTACCGGCTGACATTGTTACAGCTAGCAGCGAGTGAGAGACTGGTCGGTTTCTATCAGACACCTGGATAGAATTGACAGTTAATTCTTTATACGGCGTATTAAGCGTTGGCGTGATAGGCACGACTCTTGATCTGTCGATACCTGGAATAACTGCAGCCATATACGCGCCACACAAATTCTGCACGATGTACGACCACGCTGTGTGTTGTAGTAAATCTTTTACTTTGGGACTTGTTAGATCGCTTTTGATTGCCGCAACGATAGACTGCGGCACATCTTCTGGAAGTAACAAGGGTGTGCCGTAAGCATCAGGTGCAAGAGTGTACTCGTCTTCTGTCTCACCTTCGATAGTTGCTAGGGCACTCAAAGCTTCTTCGTTGTTGCCACCCGCTTCGGGAAAACAAGAAGGAAACTGCGTCGTAGTTGAAAACGGATTTTGTAGTGCTGTTCGAATTAAAAAAGGCTTAGCAATATCTGCCCATAAATCTTGTTTACGTAACTTAAAGTCTTTCAAAGAAAAAATATCTTCAGAAAGAATTCCAAGCAAAGCACCGACAGGTGGATTAGAACCGTTCTTTGCACCGCTACGGTTTTTCCAGCGACGATAGGCAGGTAAGACCAGCTCAGCAGATGATCCAGGGAAAGCGTAAGAAGCGATTAAACTAGAAGAAGCTAGCTTAGCTAACACATGGTGAATAGTAATATTCCCAGATGACTGGTTGGATAGTCTCGTCGACGCTGCATTAGTTATGTGACCGCTAAAAAGCAGTAAATCTTCTTCAGGCCAATCTTCGTTTGTCTCATTTCGAGTACCTTCCAAACGCACATAAAGTTTCGCAGGAATGTCCGGATCTACATCCACGTCGATATCTGGTTGTAGCCTGCCGTCAAAAGTATCAGCGCCGACACCAACTTGAACAATCGCTACAGGTAATTCTTGAACCCCAAAAGATACACTGAGAGAAGATATCTCTACACGTCGCTCATCTGCATTATCGCCTCCATAAGTCATGAAGGCTCGAATGTTTTGCTTGTATACGGACATTAATTAAATCCATGCCTCACGAACACAGCATTAGCTAGTATTAAGCAAGCGGCACATACCCTATCCATTGGTACTGGACTGGTTTTTACGCACTCAATGAGCATATGCGTTTCATCAGAAAAAATGCGGCCCTGACTATTTGCTAATGAATTGAGAAACAACAAACCTTCAACAGCAAGCGTCTCAGCGATCGAGCCAATCGATATGCTAGGCTGAGTGGCCCAATAACCGGTATACACACCGTCTGTTGCTTGAACAGTTACTGTCGCTGCCTGCGGAAACCCAGCAATAGCGATAGGCGAATCAACTAAGCCAGTATTGCTTCCGTACGTCTCGTGATGAACTGTCACCTGGCTTCCCAAGACTTGGCAACTAATTGCGTGTTGTTTATAAGTCGGAAACCTATGATAAGTAGCCACAGAAGAAAGGAATATTTGGTCGTCTAGCCTTGGCTTATAAGCACTGAAAATACTTTGCCTTAGTTGTTCAAGGCTGTAGCCTTCTTCTAACCCGAAACGATTACCAATGTGTGCAAATGGCCCTTCCCCTATGGCGTGTCTCAGTGTGACACTGGTATAGAGTTTTGCTTCTTTGCTTGGTTTACGCTCTCCAATGAGAATAGCCCGCAACTTCATTTCGTCTTGCGTCATATTTGTCCTGCTGTACTGCGGACAAATATAATCCAAGTCGTTGTCGTCTAGCTCAGGATCAGCAATTGCACAGTGCAACAAGTTCATTAGCATGTTAAGCCACCACAAATGGATTCAGCCCAGAAGTTGCTCGATTGGTTCTGCTGATTACGTTATTACTCAACGATACAGGATCACCGCTTTGGGTCACGTTCGATGTTGTAGTTGTTCTTACTGTCAAGCCTGATGCAGCCGAGAATGTATCACCTGAGAAATTAGAAGAGCTTTGAGTTGCTGGCGAAACAGTTGGCTGTCTATTCCAAGTAGTGAAATCTTTTGAATTAAACGCTCGGGACAAATAAATAATATTGTTAGCTTCTTGCGGCGTTTGAAAAAATTGCAGTGGCTGTTCTTGTTGCGGTTGTACAGGCTGCGGAACCGGATTAACTGGAACATTCCTAGGTTGGACAGCCTGTCTTCTCAAATCATTCTGGTCACGCTCTGGTTCTACAATTAGCTTTGCCGAAAACTGCCATACTCTTGCAGTTGAGTCAGCCAGCGTTACTTCCATTTCTAATAAATAACAATTCCTAGTAAACGCTTTACCGATAGTAATAATCACCGGAGTATTTCTTGCCCCAGCGTGATTACTATCAAAGAATTGCATGAGTTTCTCGAAACCACTCTCATCTTGATTACGTTCGGGAGCGCAAAACGCCTCGTAGCACACACCTTCTAATAGTCGAGTGTCCATCGAGCGACCAAAGGTGTTCAAAATCGTACGCTCACCCAGAGTATCTGTGACTTGATACCTAGGATTGACTTTATCTGACATGCTGGTGATTACTATCGCCGCAGATGTGTCGGTCAGTTCTGTGAACGTAATGAGTCCGATCGCATTAGGACCAAAATGCGGATCAGGAAGCGCTACAACGCTCTTACCATTACTGTTTAGAAATAAACTTCTTGGCATTATGCATTTTGTCCGGTAGGTACAGCTGTCTTACCTCCGTAAGAACCCGTACCTCTACCATTTTGAACCGCCGTATTATCGTTAATCACGATAGTAACATTACTAAATGTCATTGTACCTGATCCTTTTCCGCCTCCAGGACCGTACACATCGCCACCTTCTTCGCCGCCTTCACCGCCATCTTGCTCTGTTTTCTTATCGTCATAATTAAGGGCTGCGTCAACTTTTTCAATGACGGCTCTTGTAACAGCAATATCATCTTCAAGCTGCTGTCCTGTGTCGCTAGCTAGCTCGTCTGTAGTCATGCCAGATCGAACGCCTTCTAATCCGTGCAGTCGCTCTTGTAATTGATCTCGATAACCTCGAACAAGCGCAGCTTGTTCTTCGTCGGCAGCACCGCTAAGTAGAGCAGCGCCGATTTGCGTCATATCAACACCGGTGCCATCCATGTCTGCAGCTTCAAGCAATGCCATAGCACCGGCTACACCTTTTTCACCTGCAAACTTGGCAGATTCTTTTTCAATGTCGGCCATGACCTGCATGACTTTTTCGGTGCGATAAGCCTTACGCTGCGTATCTGGGTTTAAGTCAACCAAAAGTTCAGAAGAGCTTTCTCCGTAACCGGTCGTCGCACCAACAGCACCTCTTGCTTGTAAGTACGTTGCCCTAGCTGCCTGTTCTAGTTCAGCATCAGACATTTGGGCTATTTCACCACGATCGATCGCATTGAGCAAAGCTTGTTTAGCATATTGAATACCGAGCGTTCTACCTTCCTCGGTCTCACCCATGACCTGTCCGATCTGTTCCGGAGTCATGCGTGTGAAGTCATCGACAACACTTCGAGTAAGCCCTAGCTGCTGTTCTTCTGTAAGATTTGTGCCAAGTATGCCGCCTTCGTCTTGATAGGACGCTACGATACCTTGTATATTTTCATCTAAATCGTTGCGCATATCTTGGTACTGAATATCTCTTTGACCGGCCATAGCGTTTTCTTTGTTGTAGAAAGCATATTCTGCGTTTCCACGCTCATCACCAATTAGCCCGGCTACAAATGAACTACCTACGCCTGGTGCTGCTTTTTCCATTTCGATTTGTACAGCCGATGGATCTTTAAGAAAATCCATATCTTCTTTACTTAAGCGTTGTCCTTGATCTAATTTTGTTAGTAGGTTTTTAACCTTGCCGTCTTCTAAATTCCCAACCATCCCTCGAAGGCGATACATCGCAATTTTTGCTTGATTCATATCGCTGCCAGCAAACATTGAAGCACGATAAGCTTCTTCTTCTAATTCAACATTTGCAGAACCGATACCAAATAACGGGTTTTCTCCGCTAAATGTTCCCAGAGATTGTTGTGCGGTATTAAGTGCGCCAGCAGATAAAGCAGCGTAATTACCTAGTCCGGTATTTGCCATTCGACCACTATCAACAAATTGTCTTGCTCGCTGGTGAAGAAGTGTTACTTGCTCGCCAGTTAATCCTGACGCAATAGAAAGCTGACTCGTCATAGCAGCGACTCTGGTAGCCTCGGCGGCTCCCATCATCGAAGTACCACCAGTAATTGCCTCAATAAATTGCATTGCCTCAGGATCAGTTAATTCTCTACCTTCGTGATTACGAAAGTGCCTTTTCATAACTGAAACTGTTTTTGCTCTCTCCGATAAATTTTTTGCGATACGCTTAGCTATTTCTGCATCTAAAGCGTTGGCATACTCTATTGCTGCATCGTCTATTTCTTGTTGAGACGCGTCCGGATCCGAAGCAGCTGCTCGCTTAGTGGCAAGATCTAACATCGTGTCAAGTTTCTCAGCTCGCTCGGCTGTTAGTTCTGGTCCATACTTGCCTCCAGCAGTGACATCGTTACGCATACGCATATAAGCGTCGATATCTGCTTCTACTTCAGCGCCACCGACAAGCTCACGACGAGAACCCATGTACTGAGCCAAGTGAGACATTTCGGCACCAGACAAACCGCCAGCCATGATTCTGCCTTGTCCAGGCATATACAGCATTGCAGTTGTATGCGCAGCTATCTTGGCACGATGGGTAGCGTCCATCGAATACGTACCAGAAATCGGGTCTGTCATCGAGCTTAAAGCTTGATCGATACCCATAGCTGCTCTTACGGTATCTGTTGGTAGCTCGATACCGGCTCTAGACAGAGCCATGATACCTGTACCTGTTACACCGTTTCTTGAGAAGTCCTCAAATATTGCTCGTTGCTGCTGTGTTAATCCCTGCGCCCCAGAATTAAGCACCGCTCTGGTCATGTGCATAATTCGTTCAGCTTCGTAACGATTCATCGCGTCACGAAGCTCGAATCTAGCTTCTTGTCGGGTCCTTCCTGTGAAAGAATCTAAGAGACTACCGTACCCACCTGTGTATCTGTATGGACTACTCCCGCCAGACATTGAGTTGTACATGTCTCCGGCGAACTGCTGAGGATTTGTAAATTGATTTCCGTAGAAAATTTCAAACTCGTCCACAGCAGTACCGTTTAATTCTTATCTAAATGTTCTTTGCGAGCTTGTAGTCTTCGCTTTCGCATACCCTGCACTGTCTTCTCAATTCTACGCTGCATTTCAGGATCATTGATGTCCATCCCGTATCTGCGTTTATATCTTTCTTGTTGCTTGAATAATTTGAGTTCTTTAATCAAACTCGGAGTAAGTCTCTGGAACTTCAAAATGTTATTAAGCGACAAGAACGCATTGTTGAGTGCTTCGGCTGCGTTGGTTCTATGACTGAGCATATTGATTTGTGCAATCGTAAGCACCTCTTCAACACGTCTGTCACAAGCAACATCAAGAATCGCCTTCCATACTTCGCCTCTCCATCCGAGAGGCAACGGTACGGGTGCTGCGATAATTCCCCGCGTTAGTAATTTCAGCCAATGCCTTCTAGCGCGGGATTTATAAAAACATCGCGAGTCATCTCCTCCATGATGCAGTCGAGGATCATGTTGAATTCTTTGTCGCAATTTGCAAGCATCAATCTAAACATTTCACTGTTTGCGATAGTCTTGTAAACCTGCGACTGAATATCTTCAACCGCTTTTCCTTCCTCTCGCTGGTACATAAAGTTACCGTTACTGACAACGTATTTAAGTCTGACAGCGGCTTTGATCTTAGCCCGCATCATCTGGTAACTATCAGTTGTCATGCTGCCGACAACGTTGACTTGTTTTGAACAATACTTTGAAATATCGTCAGATTGTTCGGCGGTGATTGTGCTTAGGCAAATGATTAGTTTACCGTTGAGCAGCTTGAATATCTTTTCAAACTGTTTGCCCGTCATTGCTTCTTCGAGCAAGGCATTACGATCTTCTTCACTAACACGCTTACGGTACGCCTCTCGCTCCCGCTTTCTCAGCTCACTTAATGAACTTACCACTTGGGCGAGTGCTTCTTCAGTCGACTCTTGATCCTGTTTTGTAGGATCCTGCGCGGTTTTTTCTTTAGGCGCATCAGGCTGTTCGTCAAGATCCTGCACGATTTCATTAAGCGGACGACTTTTGATTGTTTCTTGTCCGAGCGTTTCACGCAGACTAGCTGCGATGTCTGGATGTAGCGTCGATAGCTCATCTTCGTCTCTCCATTCATCGAGAGCCAGTGAGTTAACCTGATTCGCATCAAGTCCTGGGTTTTTGTCTAAGCGGGACGCAAGGTCAGTTGCCACGTATTCGTGTTGATCGAGTGCTAATCCCAACTTGGTCAAGGCTTCTCGCTCGTTAGATAATAACTCTTTGACTGGGATCAAAGAAGCTGGCCTACTTGACGACATAAAATCAGAGTTCATGGTAAATACTTCAGTCCGTTTGCAATCGTGTCGGTTTTAAGTGGTAACTCTTCTTGTTCCATCACAGTAAGATATTTTTCTTTGTCTGTAACGGGGTGCTTCGGCGTTTGCTTTTTAACATCAAACAGCCCAACTTTTGTATCATCTGACTTTACCCAGTTTTTGGACTCAGACCAAGCTTCTTGTCCAGGCCAAGCGTGAGTATCACGGCTATCTCTATCGGGTTTGTACTTAACTACCGGTTCTTGCCAGCCTTGAGCGATGTTACTGCTCGTCGCATTTACAAGCTTCTGCCAATAAGGCTCAGCAAAAACAACTTTACCGGCGTTGTAGCGATCGGAAGATGGGAAACCGAAGCTAATACTGGCAGCTGTTGTGTTATTACCTGCTTTACCGGCCTTTTCATACTGCACTTCAACTCTAGACGTTAAAACTTCCCTCGAACGTTTGATATCGTCTTCTAGTTGTTTGTTCATTTGATTGACAGCATCTTTGACTTTCTGCGGATACTGAGCCGTACCAACAACCCCGGCTGAAATGATGTTGTCTTGCGCTTGTATACCTCCGCTAACAACAACACTACCGTCAATACCTAGCCAAGCACCGAATTTACTGTAAGTACTGTTAGATACGTTTGCTATAGAGATATTATTGGGCGAAGTACCAAACAACGTCCAAACATGTGAGGAGACAAATTGATTTATCTCTGAAGATCTAGTAATAATATTTGACTTACCAGCAGCAGCGTCAAGAATAATATCGCCAGGGGAAACTTTCGCCGCATCTATACCAGAACGAATATAAGTCCCGGCAGATAAGACTTGAAACGGGGTCTTTGAACTTTTAATAACTACACCAGCTACCTGAATATCATCGGGTTCAGCTGGAAAACTATGTGTAGCTCCTGTTCCGCGATTTTCAATAAGTACTCCTCCAGTACCACCGCATGCAGCCACAAGCATGAAGTCTTTTTCGGACTTTATGCGAACACGTCCATGTCCTGACAGTATGTCAGTATCGAGTACAGATCTAGAAATAACTCTACCACCTGCTATATGAACAGCTTTGCCTCCGTGCAATCGAATAGATGTACCGCTGAGTGTAATTACACCGTTTTTGAGCGTAATGCTACCGCCCATAGCTTCCTGAATAATTATTGCGCCCTCGTCAGTAAGCTGAATTAGGCTAGCCAACTGAAAAAGCTTTTGCAGTTTATCGCGATCTAAATGTAGATCTGAGCCTGCTGGCGGTAATATCCTATCGGACGAGGATAAACTAGAAAAATCTAATCCAGCGTTTTCTTGAAGCGTTGCCGGAGAGCTAATTGCAAAATCATTTTTATGTTGTGCAAATACATGTAGGCAGCTATACGCACTATCGATGGCAAACAAATCCATCGCATAAACTTGATCGCCAGCAGCACGTATATGTGGATCCTCGTGAGTCGGTCGAAGATCCTTATAAACATGGTCATCTCCTTCGCCAAATACACCGCTGAACTTATAGTTATCCAGGTTGTCTGCTTCCTCGGCTGTACTGTCCGGATTTTGTTTTCTTACAGGAACATAACCTACAGCCGATTTTGCAATAGTGATACGTTTAGCTGACTCGATTAATACTTGACCACCGACACCAAAATACTGTTTAGCTAGTCCACTTTGTTTTTCAAGATCGGACTGTGTAATTTCTTTGATATCTTCAGATATTGCTCCACAAACCAGTAGGCTTCCTTGACTGAGATAGCCTCCGTATTCGGTAAACCTTGCAAACTGTTTCTGGTCTGAGTTATTCGGTTCCCATACAAACCCACCTTCACGGGCAACCTTAGCTGGATCGTTTGTTTTGATATTGTCCTGTTGGTAGTTGGGATCAAAAAATCCTTGCATCTCCCATGGCGTATAAAAATAGCTACTTTCCTGATATAGCTCACCCGTGTCATTCCCAAATTTCTGTAAGTGAGCGTCGGACTCTATCTCTAATTGCTCACCAGCGATACGCAAAACCGAATCAATGTAATAACCAAACACACCGCAGGTCTCGCTCACACGCATAAATAACATCAATTCATCTGCATGTATACCTACGCCTGTACTGAAAATATGTCCCCAATCTCCCGGTAACTGATCGAACGGTTCACCGGTATTAAAATCCAGCACACCGCAGTTGTCGTAAGTATCAAACTGTTTTCGATAAACTTCTTGTGCGTAAAATCCTACACCTGAACCGTGTACAACAACGTCACTGTAGCTGTCACGGCTAAGGATTCTATTTTGCGGTGTCTTATGTACAAGCGTACCGATATTCGTGTCTAGGTCAGCAGACACATGGAACGCTTGTAGATGGTTAGGTACCTGGGTTAGCGAACCTGTGAAGCATCTTATAACACCGCGACCATGGTCTCCCTGGAGCTTGGCGTAACTTACGTAAGGAAAAACCAAATGAACAGTGCCGGTAACAAGCTGTGCGTCTGGAAGCGTAGACCTTTCCGCAGAGGCCCTTAAGCCGAAAACGTCACTGTAAGGTTCGTTGGGATCATAGACAGGAATCGAAGCCATAACGAATAGAACTTCGTCAATAATCCCTGCGCCGAAATCAGAGTTTTTTGTCATGAATACGCCTTGTATAAAAGAAACAAGACGTATTCTAACGTAAGCTAGCTTAAGTTTAGAGATAAACTCGCTGACAGCTACAGCTAGACTAAGGTATTAACAGCAGTTCGCGTTGCCTGAGCCGTTTGGTGTTCAAGCGATAAGAACGTAAATGGCAAACCTCGGCGGATCATCATATCTTCACCAGAAACCTGTTGGCTGATGCCGATCAAAAGCAACGACTGCAATCGGAAAGCTTCCCGAACTTCTCGGGTCGTACCGCAGCCTGAACTTGTTTCAAAGTTCAAAATGTTCTTATCCATCGAACAGACATCAGCGTAGGTACGAAGAAACTCTTCAGTGATAGCTCGCACACCAGCAATTTGGTTGAACGTGCCGTTACCTTCGCTGCGACCACGAATGACATAAACAGCGTTTCGAGTGATATCGAATGCTTTACCAATACGCTGCATGTACTGGAATTGTGCTTGCTCGATCGCTAGACCCAGCTCGTCACTGTCTTGATTGCCGTTAGATAGGCCGAACTGAATTTCAGATTCATCGGCAGAAAATGCTCCACCGAAAACCTGACTCTTTGCGCCGAATACGTCATTCATATTGGAAAATCCTGATATCGTGAATTACACGAAATACATAGTCGTTCTGATTCTGTTGGCAGGTACCTGCGTTTCACCGATTATATCAACAAGAATGGTATCTCGTTCTGCGGGTGAAAATCTGGAACCAGACGAATCGAGTGATATAACCTGCGGCCCGTAGGGACTATTAATGCCTTCACTTGCGATCTCGTTAGCCAGCGAAGCAATCTCTGTATTGATCCTCGCTAGTGTCTGAGTGTTTCGGTTGAGTTTACCAAAGATAGGCGACAACTTTGCCGCGACTCTAAACGACAAGTCGTCAGCATTGGCCTGGACCGATTCTTCTCGTAACAGCACATTAGTGTAATCACCAGCCGTGATTGCGTGACGAACCGTTATCAGACCAGAAGCCGGGTCTCGGGTAAACAAGAACATACCTGCAAAAGCTAGGTCGTTAATGTCGCTTTCTTCGAACAAGTCTTCCCACGGTGTTCCTGTGAAAGTGTTTACATCCGTATTGGTCATAGGACGATGTGGCAGGTAACCAGATCTTCGAGCGGCCATGGCTCCTGCGGCGTAAAACCCAGGTACAGTCTGCGTACCGATCTGATACTCAGGCATGAACACTCGGGCAAACTCATCGTAAGCCGTAAGCTTCGATTGAAACTCTGGAATAAAATCAGCGCCCTGTAGGTTGCGATGGATTTCAACTTTGCGAGCAATGATTTCTGGTTCGCCGATCGAAGTTTTCAGCTTTAGCGTGTCAGCGTTGATAACACGATCGATCACAGCTTCGTCGTAAGTGACATTCCCATGTAGGTCGATTCCGTAGTTGTATCGCAACACGTCACCAGGACGTACTCCTAGGTCCAGCAAATCAACTTCGCTGGTGAAACCTACCAGAGTCGACTGGAGTCCGGCGGTGTCTGGGTCATCGAGAATAGTTGCCAGTTCAACTTCGTCGGCGTTGGTAATTTGTTTGACTTTGTTCATCGACAAAGACAACCAAGCACGTCGCCATCGTTTGACTAGAGGACCTGACATCGCAACAGCGTGAGCGTGTACTTTTTGCTGAATCACAGGATCTTGTGTCAACGGTACAAGACCGTTGACTTGCGTTGTAAACGTGACAGCCTTAAGTGCAGCGTCCCAGTTCGCTTCCACAGATGGATCACCGACACAGAAATAATAAAGCGGCACACCACCGGCGTCTGCTCGGGCAACGCTCAGCATTAACTTCAGCGGATTATCGACACTGGTCGGCCCCGGCACAGCAGTATCGAGTGACGTTTCGGACGAAAGTGTCAACAGCTCGGTCGATCGGGGATGAAAAACGCGATAAGCAAGCTCGGCTTGATTATCCGCGTTATTGACAACGGGCCTGACCACTTCAAGTGGCAGATCAGCTCCGTTCTTGTCAGTAACATCACTCAAATAAACAGTCATACCTGGGCTAACCAAGATGTCGTTTTCTCGTGCTTCCCATACTGTTGTTCCGCCAAGCATCCTTGGAACTTCAATACTACGACGCAGCATGAACTCCACTTGAATATTCATCGGCGTATCGACCGTAATCGCCTCACTTAATGAATGAGCCAAAACGATGGTTCGAATCTTGTCATCCGCAGCAGCAGTTGCAGTAACCTTCCACCGATCGCCGGTCACCAAACCAAATGTAGTTCCCAGAGAGAACAACAACCCGTAGTTACCAAGTGCTACCGGTACAGTCGCAGCACCTACAGCCTTAACGAGAGTGAACGGTCCTGATTGGTCACTTCCGTCTTCAGTAAGCACTCTTGCAACAATATCGTCCCCTAACACACCACCTTCTACGATTTCAATGATGTAAGTACGTGAACGCGTTCCAGTGTAAGCGCCAGTGATAGTCACTGTAGGTGCTTCGTATTCTTGCTTGATTGAGAAAACCCATCGTTGTCCGATAAGAATGGATTCACCGGCTTCAGCTGTGAAAGTTACTGTCGCACCTCGGGTACCGACTGTCAGCACACCACCGCTACCGATCAAAGTATCAGCGACGTTATCTTGTCCGTCTGCACTTGTAATACGAAACCGAGTGTTGGCGACAGATCCTGCGACAGAACTGTTTAGTGCTTCGATTGTGTAGGTTTCCTGTAACCTACCGGAAGCGTAGCCTTCGTAGTTTTCAATATCACCAACTGCCTCAATCGTTGAGTTTGCTGCGATCGCGCCGTTAGCTACAGCAGTTACTGTTGAAACAGGCGCACCTGCTGGTTCTACTGCGTTTGCCGCGCCAGCAACAGGGCTGCCAATAACAACAGCTTTTTTATCTGCGATGAAACCGGTGATATAGCTATTAAGCTCGTATGCGCCTACTTCTGGGATAGTTGCTTTAATACGAACAACATCGCCAATCTGTACTTCACGACTAGGCAAATTGACATCGGCAAATGCACCATTTCCTGACCTCACCACAGTGTCAGCCAAATGAATTGAATTACGCGACTTTTTCACAGCGTTTCCGCCTGTGTCTTCAAAATATTTTAGTAGCGCGTTGGTGATGTACAACTTAGTTGTATCTAAATCCACCGTGCCACCGAGACGCTTTTCTGGATACGTAAAAACGTTTTTCGCAACACCATCAACAAGAGTCGTGGCTTCAGGGTTATACTGACCAAGCTTGCCGACGTTGTCACCTCCGGCAACGTAGTCGTAAACATCAGCAGCAGGTCCAAAGAAATAGGCACCTAACCGTGAAGCAGCTACAGAAGTGATGTTTTCAAAAACACGACGTAGTTCAATACCAGGAGCAAAACCGGTCATTACTGCTTATCCTATAGTCGAATTGACGTTAATAAATCTGATGTTAGGTGTGATCGGGTACCTGACGAAGGGCTGATCATACGCATAAAATATTGTAAACGGGGTAGCGAATACCTGAGTGTCCTCTTTTAACAGCCCCGTTTGTCCGATATCGTTTACCCGTATTCTAAGCAAGCACAGAGCTTTGCGTATCTGGGCTTGAAAACGATTTATATAAAGATGTGTGTCGAGTGCGATCAATTCACTCTCAGCTTCAGTCTTTGATAAACACAGTACTGTGTGACTGCCGACGTATAGCGTGTTGTGAGAAGAGTAAACTTCGTTGCCAAAAGTAACAAGTTTACCTTCATCGATGCCTAGATTTTTTGTCGTCAGACTGTTGCGACGAATAATAATGCTGGGCCTCAACTGCCAATCGGTGCGTTTGATTTCGTCACGCGTACCAATTTCAATCGTCCTGTTGGCGACTTCAGGAGCATAGCGAAGTCGACCGATTGATGAAGGAAGAGAGGTATTCACAGCAAACCGTCTACGCAGCAAATTACTAAGAAAGCCAGTGAGTAGATAGCACTGACTTACCAAAGCATTTCTTACTTGCTCCGGAGAGGTGTAAACGGCTTCTGACATTACCTGGCACCTAGAATACGGGCTACTTCTTTAGGATCTACGTCGTCATAAAGAGAGTAGACCGCTGTTTGATTATTATAGGTCTTCTCAGGTCTTTCTTGGTTTTCTTTTTTAGGAAATTCTTGCGATTGCTTAACAAAATCGGTCATTCCTGGAATAGGTTTGGGCATAGGTTACCTTCGCATTTCGAGCGGTACCGGCACTTTATAAACAATGTCATCGGTATTAAGTTTTGTCACTCCAGCAGCAGCGATCAAAATATAGCTACCAACTCTGGCGACTGTTTTAATTTGATCGACTAACCAACGCTGATCAGATTGTGTGTCCACCCAGACATCACCGACTTGAACATCGGGAATGTTTAAGTACTGTAGTGACGTGGTTGAGTCCGCTCCTTCAATGTCGTGATACTCGCCTCGCTGACCCGCAGACCCATACTGATTTAAGTCAGCAAAAAAATTGGGCGTTAAAAAATAACCACCGACATAGCCTGTACGAAAACAAACAGGACAATCTGAATTAATTAGTCTGTCTGGGTAATCAGGATCAGAGCAGGTTGTGCATCTAACGCCGGAATATTTGCGTTTGAGTAGTACGCCTTTTTGAGCTTCTCCGGATTTATGTCGGGATCGCTCGCGACGAATAATCTCACGAATGTCGCCTCTAACGCGACAATCGGTTACACCGGCAAGCATCGGTTTGCTTTCGGTGTAGCAATTGTAAGGCAGTATTCTTAGCCGGTAATACACACGTTCCTGGCTACCGTAAGATCTTCTCGGCGAGTCAACATACTGTAGCGTTTCGATAGGCACAGTACCTATAACAGACCAAGCAGCGTCATCGGTTGTATCGTGTCTGGATACCTGGATCTCGATACTGTCACTCGGTGAGAATGTCAAACCTTTACGAAACGACCACGAAAGAATCGTCCCACCGTCTACATATGGCAGGATAAAGATTTGATCGACTGGACAATCGCAAGACATGCTTACCACCTTCGAGGCATGGAAGAACCGAAGTCAGCCACCGGTAAAGCACTAGGAGTCGGATAGATTCCTTGATTGCGGATAATTGCTAACTTAGTTTGTTGCACAAACATCTCGTATTTGGCCCACATTTGCATGGCTAGCGCCAAATACTTGTCTGCTTTATCGCGATCATCCGTAGTTAATCCACCACTGTAAGTCATTCGTTTACTCTGTCGTAGGTACCAAGTGGCACTGATCTTAAGCAAACAAGAGATCGTTGCTTCCATCCAGTTGTACGTGTATGGGAAAGACTGAGGTGAGCTGAACTTTATGGAGTTCGGAGGCGGCGTGTCGTTCCAGTACTCGATTGGTCTGAGTAAGCAGCTGATGATTTCTTTGGTGGAATACTCGTAGCCTTCAATTACAGCACCACCGGCTTCGGTATCTCGCATATGCATGCGGATTCGGTCGATCGTAATCCCGACTGGTTTTGTAGGATCCTGCGCCCATGCAGACTCTTCGACGCTGATTACTGCGGACTTAATACCTGAGGGTCTTCCGTCGACCATTTTGGCAAACTCGACGCTGTAAATACCTACGTTGTCGGCAACTTCGTTTGGTACAGGAATTTTAAATCCACAGTCATCAACGATAACTTCGTCAATAGCGATATCAACATCAATGGGTTCGCCGCCACAAGTAACAGGCGTAAAGATTGCTTTATATGCGCCAGGCTCTCTTTGTCCGTCCGGCACGCACAGCGTAGCTGATATACCTGCAGGTATTTGGTAGCCTAGATCCAGCGGCATAGTCGGGCAATCATTTAAGCTGGACTGCCCTGGGAGAATAAGATCTGACATAAGAGCCCTCGGTAAACAAAAAATAAAGGTACTAAGCTTATTATCGCTTAGTACCTTTATAAGACGACGTTAGACAGAGGTAACGACGGTTACAGCTTAAGCCGGTTCCCAACAAGGATCAGCTGCTGCAAATGAACCATCATCCAAGGTCAGGATCTGAGTTTGAGTCGCTGTTTCATCGTAAAGAGCAACTGCCGGTGTCGACTTGATGTACAAGTCGCCGTCTACAATTGCCCGATTAAACGCTTTGAATTGCTTTTCAGGAAGCGGCGATAAACCACCACGACCTTGCATCCAATCGACGACACTGCCGATTTCAGCGAACTCAGCGTCTGCTGCTAGCTTGCGTCCTCGCGGAGGCAAGAAGCCAAAAATTCTTTCTGCACCACTGGAATTCACAACTGTGGTGTACAGACAGGTGATCGATGCCGACATATGCAAATACCTTTATATATCAGGTTGATTTGTTTAACGTTTTAGAGCTAGCTATATTGTAGCTGCTCACTAACAACAAATTACTGAGCTTGTTGTTGTTGGTTTTCGAGGCTGTCGGCTGCGATGCTAGCGTACAACGTAAACGGATCGTAAACCGATGCGGCAACCTTCTCTTGAATGTTTTGATACAGCGCTTGCATGTGCTGATCTTGCGGAGATCCACCGATTGCGCTGGCGACTTTTTCGTTAAGCATTTCAAGTTGCGAAGGATGACGGCTCGGAGCCTGTATTTGACCGGAGGCAATCTTTTCATGCAGTGCAAGCGCCGTTTGAAGACAGTTTTCTGCTTCTTCGGCGGTCTTGGGCATATAGCCTCGTGCACCTAACGTCATGACGAATTGGTCTTTCAAGTGATCATTGAAAGGCGAGTAAACAGCATCAACCGCTTCTTCGGTCCATTGTGGTTGCTGATTCTGTGACATATGAGAACCTTCAAGAAATTTTTCTTTGTTGCTAAATAAAAAACGGCGACCGGAAAACCAATCGCCGCTCCGGTATCAGTAAGCGTACTGCAAAGCGATTAGAACCGGAAGTCGGTTCGAGTCGCACAGGCCAAGTGGCCGATAGCAATACCCTTGATCATGAAGTAGCTGAAGCCGATACGACCACGCTTACGCTGAACCGACATGGTCGGCGGAGTGTGTTCGCGGCTGTGGCCCATGTACTTCTCGTCTGGGAAGAAGAACACAGCCCCTTCTGGGACCAACGCTTTCTTGGTGGTTGATACAAACGGCATGCCGTTCCATTCACCACTCTTGAGCGAGCCGTTGAAAATGTCTTCCGCAATCTTAGTACCACGGAATTCGTCAATCGCGGTCTTTTCGATTTCAGGCAAAGTCGTTCGACCAATCAAGAACCGAGTAGGTTCCAGGTTGAAAGGCTCATCGTACAAAGGCTTTTGAGCATCTTTCAACGAGCTGAAAGTGATCGCGGAGTTTTGTACGTGGTACAGCGGACGATTGACGTAATAGTTCGTCGAGTTAGCTGCACCAAGCAAACGGTTGATCGGATCCATGCCCAGATAATCCGTCATGGCGATCAAGTCCTTGACCATGTTATCGCCGATGATTTGGCGAATATCGTACTTGTACGACTCCAGTTCGAGTAGAGTCTTCACGACTTCGTGAGTGTTGAACTCTCGCAGGAACAACGGAAAGTACTTACCGTACATATAGAACTGGTCACTTGGACCGTCCAAGTACGTCGACACGGCACCAGGAGAATCTGGTTCAAAAGGGAATAGGATGATGTGTTGATCGGTATCAACAGTGATCACGTTCTCTTCAGGACTGATCTGTTTGGGTGTCAGAATCGAATCGAAGTACGAGCCTTCGCGAACCATCTTTCGGACGAGAACGTCCATATCGGCTGCACCAGACTTATCAAGGTCTGGAGTGCCTGAAGCAAACTTTTCGTATGTGCTTTCAGAAAAAGCCTCATACTCTGCTCGCGACATTTTTTCCATAGTTTCTAGCATATTATTACCTTCCGCGATAAGCGGTTGTGAACACTTTAACTGACGATTCATACCCGCTTATCGCGGATCAGATAATCGACTGATATTTCACAGTCGATTTTAAACTAAAACAGAACGATTACGACGCTGCGTTTACCTTGCGGTTTGGAATGTAGCAAGTCGTAAAGTGCAAAGCAGGAGTCTTGTGCTCGTTGGTCGAAGGCGAAGCTTCGGTACAAGGCAGAGAAACAATGCCGACAATCACGGCAGTGCCGGTGTAAGTCGTCTTGGCGACTTTACCAGCATTCACGTCGTACGTTGCAGGGGTAGCAAATCCAGGTGCAGTCAATGGATCATCGACTGCGTAGCTGTAGCTACTTGGCTTGGCGTACTCGGTGGTTGAAACTTCAAAGTGACCCATACCACTGTAGAATCGCATCTTGCGATCGCCAGCGCCCAAGAATCCACCAGATGCTGCGGCGGTGTTGCTTGGTACGATACCGCTCATAGCGGCCATCGGACGATCGGTTGGGTTGAACAAGAAGTAAGGAACCTTATTCCCTACGCAGCCAATCTTGACTTTCTTGCCGGTGGTATCGCGGCTGAATACAAGACCTGCGGGCATGTACTTGTTGGGGAAGAGTGCCTCTTCGGCTTCATCGATAAGCATGTCATATCGATGATCTGCCATACCTTCGAAACCTCGCTTGACTTCGAGTTTCGAACTGTACATTGTGCGTGTGTAATCCATATGAATAACGACCTTCGTTGTCGAGTTGGAAAATTTCTTACTAAAAACAAGTCACAAGCAGCTTATCGCATGCGACGCGCTTCACTACCAATTACGTCTTCACCGTCATATCCGCCGTAAGAAGCCGTCTTCTTAATCGTCGGATTGCCAACAGCAAAACCATTGCCTCTGACGCTATTATTACCGGAAGACGCCGAAGCGCTCTTGTTGAGCTTGGCTTGCTCAACAACTTCTTCCAAAATTTGCATAGCAATTTTGGCTGTTCCGGCTTGCGTTGACAGCGCTTTTTTGATTGCGGGGATGTCTCCCTCGGTCATCAATCCAGCTTGTTTGCCCAAAGAAATCAGCTTGTCGCAAAGCTCTGCGGCAGCTTTCTTGTCTTGATGAACGTGCGAGATAACACTTTGTGCCACCTTCGCTAGTTCAATCGTTGTGTTATGTGCGTCAAGCTCCCGTTGAACGTCGCTTGGCACCTGTACTGTGTTTGTATTACTCACGTATAACCTCGTTAGGTTTGACTGATTAGCAAGACAACAGATAGATCTGCTGATGCTTTATTATTACTTGGCTTGCCAATAATGTAGCATTATCGCCGAGTTTCTACGAAAAAAGCCGGTGCCAGAACTTTCGTTCCAACACCGGCTAACCTCCCACACAAGGATCGGTTACTTGCGTTGACCGCGATTAAGCAAATCATTTGCTGCTTCAATCGCCGTTTTGCACATTTGATGAAGCTTCTTGTACTGCTCGCTGGTCTTGTCGATCGGCTTTTCAGTTGAAGCCTTCTTGCTATGCAAAACTTCTGAGGCTTGCTTACTTGCAAGCAACATCAAAAGCTCTTCAACGGACATACCTTCTTGCTTGGCAATGGCTTCGAGCATCGCCATAAGTTCTGGATCGATTCCACCGCCCATGCCCATGTCTTCGCCAGCAGCTGCGGCCATGGCAGCATCGTCACCGCCGCCCATGTCGCCACCACCGCCCATAACTGCGGTAGGGTCAACCATCGCACCAGCACTGTCACCGCCCATATCGGCAGCACCGCCCGAGCCATCGCTGCTAGCTGCATCGTCGGTCTCTTCATAATCGCCGCCTTCTTCTTCCAGGGCTCGTTTCAGCTGAGAGAAAAAGTTCAAACCTTGCGAAGAGGTGGATTTCTGCTGATTAGCTTGCTTTTGTTGTTGTGCTGCTGCGACCTTAATTTGATCGTAGCTATCAGCAAGAATCGTTGCCAAAACATCACCGTATTCGCGAGCTTCTATCACGCGGGCATGAGCAACCTTTTGCATTTCCATGATCTCTTGTTCAGAGCGACCACGGAAAAACTCAGCCAAAGCATCATTGCCAGTTTGCTGACGGATGCTTTCAACGATCTCAGCATTCTTAGCCAGCTCTTCCGAAGACAGGGCTGATTGATTCGCATCACCAGCTTGCTTGCCTTGCTCGGTCGACTGTTGCGCGGTTTGCTGCGTATCTTGTTGTCCTGCAGACTTGTTTTGTCCGCCGTTTTGACCCTGCACAGCCAGCTCGGTCATTCGCTTTTGTGTTGATTGCACAAGACTCTCAATGGTTTGGGCAGCCTTAGCCAAGAAATCATCCGAAGAATACTTCTCGCCAAAATTACCATTGGCCGGATGCGAAGTTTGGTTTGGATCCTTGATGTCACCGGTAACATCACGCTCGTTCTTGGGATCCTCACCGGTCGGCTTGGTTGTCGTCGGAACCGTTGCTGATTCTTCGCCGGTGTTACCGGTAACTTTGTTGTCTTCAGCGGTCGGACCAGGACGATCTTTATCGGCAGCAGACTGTTCGGCAAAATATTCGCCGGTAGTCACGGTTGTCAAATCGTCAGGCGTACCACCACTTTCGTGACTTGTTGGCGGATTGATCGCATCCACACCAGCTGCTTTGTTCATCTCGGCAAGCAAAGTCTGGATGTTACTTCGTTTCTGCTGTGTAGTAGACATATTTACTCTCTAGTGAAGAGGTTGTGACAAAAATCAATATACGTTGGACTGTGCTATCGCAAAAGTCGCAACTTGCGGATTGGATACAACAAGTGTAGCCAAAGTTCTCAAAGAATAGGTAGCGTACTTATCTAGTGCCTTTGACGCAGCTACCGATAAACTAGGCGAACTGAAAATTATCGGAGAAACAGTCTCGCCTTCGGCTACTTTTTGTAGGCTCCTGCGCCGAACGTCATGACTATTCAAAGGCAGCTCAGTTGGAGCTGTGTAATCCGTAGCGGACAAAGGCAAATAAACACTATCTTGCGCTGCCTTTTGACATACAGACTGCATTCTTGCTGGATCAGATACAAGATCTGTGTACAAGGTTGCGGCTCGACTTGTAGCTGCTGCGATATCCGCATCACACAGTCCAGCCGCCTTGAAGAATGCCATTGGACAAACGCAAACACCCATGTTGGCTGACATTCTTGCTGCGGTAGCTACATAACTGTCAATATCAGACGCAGCATGTTTGGCCAGTAACGTCACGTCATCTGTCTGCTTGAGACCGGCGTACGAAGCAAGAACATCTTCTCGCTTACCGGCTAGTTCATGTCGAATCTGTCCTTCGACCTGTGCAAGCTTGATCGCCGCGTCAGCATATGTTTTTGCTTGTGACGGCAAGTACTGGATTGTTTGACTTGTCTCTTGGATAACTGCCGCGAGTTTTTGCATTGATGCAAGATCGACAGTTCCGGCTTGCTTGTCGAGCGATCTGTGTAAACTCGCTTGCTTATCAAATTCATCAGGTGATATACGATAAGCAGCCGCTTGTCGATCTGCCGGGAAGTCGACATTGGATAAGTCATGAAATATCCCGTTAGGGTTATCAAGGGCTTGGTGCCTTCCGTCATCAGCAATTTTACCAAGACCACCACGACAACCGAACAGATCACAAACTCCACCGGCAGTCTTTGGTAGGCAGTAATCTTTTTTACTGGTACTCACCTTGCCGCAGATAACGCATTTGTCGCCGCCGATGATCGAGCTGCCTTGCGAAACCGGGTAGCTGCCTTTTTTAGCAAGAAGCTCAAGCTCTTTATCCGCTGCATTGCCTCCACCAAATCGTTTAGCTGTTTCGGCGTCTTTAAACAATCCACCGATAACGTGCACAACGCCCATGCGTGGATCGTACTGAGCTAGCTTGATGATGCCATAGCTTTTATTTGGATCTTTGGCATTGTGTCCGCGATACAGTCTGCCGTAATCCACAAAAGTACTGGCGCACTTATCCAGCATTGCAGCACTATAGCCGTCGCCATTTCGGTTGTAACCGTGGGACTCTGTAGAAGCCAGCGCTGCCTGATAAACAGGCTCTAATCCTGCTTCGATGACAAGGTTTCTGGCAGCGTCTGCAAACTTTTCACCGGCAACTTTCTGCATACGCTTGTAGTCGCCGTTTTTAAGACCAAAGCTGGAATACTTGGCTAGGACAGCTCCCTCGTCGCCAAGTCCCCAGTCAGAAAGTGAAGCGATTTTAATTAATTGGCTCATAACTTTGATCGAATGCGTTCCAAAATTTCTGGGTCAAAAGAAGTATCGACCTTCTCATTATTACCCATCATAAGCTCGCCTAGACCAAATAAGCCAAGACCCAAACCAGCACCGTACAACCCGCTACGGCCACGTAAGAACGGGTTGCTCAGTGCTGAATTGGCATTTCTCAAGGCATCCCAGCTGACTAAACCTTTCGAACCTCGAACTGCTCCAGTTAGTCTTCCTTGCGGCAAAATGTTACCTTTGCCTAAAGCAGATGATGTCCAGTTTGTAAGATTTTGCAACCTGTCAACCAAGTTAGCTGGTAAGATCTGGAAACCGTCTGCGCGAGATTCTTGCATGGCCCGCATGATCGCATCGATGTTAGCACTTGACTCACTTAAACCTGCGTTTTGCAAAAGCTGATTAGCTAACGAAACACCCTTCGGTTGATTTACAACGCTAGATAGGTCTCGAAACAATCTATTGATCTCATCAGGTTTATCTGTTCTCTGTAGCAGATCAACGAAGTCTCTTACAGGTTCGTCACCGATACGTGAGCTAGATCCATCTTGAAGCCAGCTTTCGAGACGATTGATTAGATCCATTCGATCTCTAGTCGTATTCATGTTCTGAGCTAGAAACGTTTGCGATGGAACGTTTCTAGCCATAAAATTATCAGCCATGTTCATGGCTTTAGATGTACCAGCTAGACCCATCAGTCTTGCTGTCCAGTTCGTATCTTGGTTAGCCTCTTGAGCGTCAGAAATAGCGCTATTAAGTTGGTTAATACCATCTTGATAGCCGTCGCCTCTACCGGACAAAGAATTACCAATAAGTGATGCACCACCGCCCAGCGTTGCACCAGCAATACCTCCTTGCAGTGCTTTACTAAGCGTGTTATTTCCTGTAGCCATGCCGATACCAGCGCCGAGCAAACCGCCAGCACCGCCACCCAATAAAGCCGCATAAGCTGGATTCTGAGAAATGTCTTTAATCTTCTGTATTCCTTCTGGAATATCAAAAGCGGCTTTTTCGATGTTTCGTTTTGCTTGTTGCAGCACGCTTTGCAGGTACTCGAAAGATCGACTACTTGAAGCATTTTTCTCAAGATTTGTTGCCAGTTGTTTTTGAAATTTATCACCAGCAAATTTCACAAACTGGTACAGTTCCATACCGGCTCGCTTTTCTTGAGCCCGATAGTACTTGGCAACTAACTTAACTGTATTGCTATTGCTCATAATTAGACAGTTTTACTTGGCTTAACGCTTTGGGATACCTGAGCGGCTAACGGAGAAATAAGCTTGCGTGGTTCGATGTCAGCAGATTGCAATTGGTTGGCTTCGTGCGTGGCAATATCTCCTTGAAGTAATCTTCGAAGATTTGCTCGAAGCATTACAGGATTATCCAGCGTGGCCGGGGCAGCTTGACTGAGTTCGTTAAAAGCAACGATCACTTCTTCAGGATCATAGGACTGCACGATCGGATCGTAGTTCAGTAAGGATTGCAAAGTTGCTTGCAACCGAATTTGTCTAAGAGCTTGCTCATGCTCAGGATCTTCGATCTGCAGTTCTGCCTCACGAAACTTTGATGTATTTGGGTCAATCCCACTGGAAGCTCGATGAGCGGCGATTCCGGCCAGCATGGACTTCACGTTGGTTGCGAACTTATTGAGATGTGATTCAACTTGCTGACCGTAGCTACCTACCTCTACGCCATAGCACCTTGCGACTTTTTCTTTGCCAAGAATCATTCTCTGCAACTTAGCTACGATCATCCGCTGAGCAACTTTCTTGAGATACTTCTTTTTGCTCTTCTTCTTAGAGCCCATACAGCCAGCCAATTTCTGAATAACCGGATGCTTATCAGACGATGCGATTTTTCGTAGCGTACTAGGTCCCAGTTCAGTAACCTGTTTGATCTGCTTTGAATATCTTGAATCTGCAAAACTACCGAGGGCTTGTTTAAATAGCTCAGTACCTTCTTGTCCATAGAACCTTTCAGCGTCAAACAACAAATCACGCAGTACGTCTACATCATGAGCGTACTTAGCGACAGCTTCTTTGAAACTAGCTTCTTGGACTCTAGCTTCTGTATCAGCTTCCGCCGCTTCTCTGTCAGCTGCGATGATGGTGTCTCGCAACTGAAATATTGTTGAAGTCTTTTCAGCTGCATCATAAAGATGCGGAGCTACCCAAACAGGAGGACGACTTGGTGCATCGTCGACGGGCTCGGCGTTTCTCGGAGAAGAGACAACACTGGCTGCTTTCGATTGCAAAACTGTAGGATCCTGCGCATAAACTGGAGACACTTCGTCATCCACATATTTCTGTGCAGCTTTGGCGACAGGACTATCCGTGTAGATCTTTTTAATCGTCCCCTCGATATCGGCAAGCGGGTACGCACCAGCAGTCTTCTCTGCAATGGTTTGACCACGAGACAGCTCCGTCTGCGTTTGTCCCGAGTTAAAACCTCGACCGACAATACGAAGCTGATAAGGTAACAATCCGAATTCGGCTGCTACTTTTTCAAGTGCCTCATTAGGTGAACTGCCTTGTTTGTAATGATCCGTCATGCTCGTAATTGCTGATACGATCCGTCGCTTGGTGGCATCACTTAATTGGTTTACAGCTGAATTCATTTTTTAATGCGCTACTGCGGCTGTTCGGGTGCTGGATTGACTTCTTCAGCAGGTGGTAATTGTTTTGTACCGCTTGCTTTTCGTGCATAACGCAGCGTCAATTCTGACGAATATTCACTGTCAGTATACCTGCTGAGTGTTTCAGGTACCTCGCCATGCGCCAACAACATTCTTTCTACAGGTCTTGGTACCACAGATGGGTGAATCACGTCTTGGCCATATTTTACCGGGTTAGCCTTATCACCAAGCAAAACAGGATTCTGTATTTTCACAGCTTCTAGGATTTTCGTGAGCACGTTATCTTCACCGTCAAGAGCTTTCTCGCGGTTTTCCAGCGCTACCAAACTCATATAACCGCCAAGCAAATCTGTCACATCGAATCTATTAGGCTGGTAAGTCGTGGCAGCCACAAGAGACTGAACACGAATTCTGAATCTCGTAGCGCCGTCGATCCAACCAGAAATACTGTCACCGCCGCTGCAGCGTGATTGGAGCGGGTTGGCACCATACATCACTGACTCTAAAATTTGCGGCCCACCAAAATAAGCAAAGTACTTTGCTGTCATCGCATAATGCCAATGCGTATCTCCGGACTGAAAAACTCTTCCGAGTACTTCGCTGCAAATCCAGTCTTTAGCTTCCAGTCGACTCTGCACATCGAAAAACAATGACATATAAGTCTCAACGACTTCGTCATCCATCGCACTTAGTCTTGCTATCTCGCTGACAGACTGTCCGGAGAGTATCCTTGCTTCGAGCATTACTCTACGCATGTCGCTTGGTTGCTCATAAATCCTATAAGCAGAATACAGCTCAGGATTAAGATTACAACAAATCATTTCTGCTTGTCGGTGATCTTCGCAATCGACTCGAATACGATTACAGGCTTCTCGAAAATAAAAAGCCTTGGCAACATCTTTGGGCAAATAGTTCGCCAGCGAATACTTATCCGGCGTCAAATTCAAAATCGATTCGATCTGCCTGTTTCGCCAATCCGGTGAATTGGTCTCAGCTGCGTCAAAGTAATATTTTGCTGTTTTCTTTTTCGGTAACAGAGGCACATAAACTCGTTCTGATTGCTCGACTGTCTCTGACTTATCGAAATTAGTTTTACGAACCTTCTTTGATTTCGTTTTAGCGGTCGCTTTGATTTCTTCGGCCTTGATCTTCTTGGCCTTGTTGCTGATCTTGGGTCTCCTGGTTTTCTTTGTAAGTGCCTGAGACGTGGTAGCTGATACACCTGTTTTCTTGGTCATAACTTATATCTTCTAAGTTTTGATTGTGGATTCCACCCAACGACAGGAAAGAAGCAACCAGTACGTTGAAAGCTTGCTGCTCCATTTGTACTGCGTTTAATTGTCGATTTAACAGCATAACCTGATGGTCGTCCAACTTGATCGCTGGCATGCGCAGGATCCTACAAAAAAAAAGGCTGACTTGAATTAACAAGCCAGCCTTTTTAATAAGAGAGAGTGCTTCAGTCAAGCGATGGTAGCTTACCTGAACAATCGAGGGAACCTCGAAACACGAACACGTTCAACGCTGCGAACACGAACATTGTTGGCTTGAACGCCGAAGCCGTGCGACTGTACTAATACTCGCTGCTGATGTACCGGTACATTTTGCACAATTACTTGCTGGCGATGTACAGGCACATTCTGAACGATAACGCGCTGAGGCGCAACAAATTGCTGACGCACAACGTGCTGCTGAACAGGCACAGCTTGTACAACCACTTGTCGCTTAACAACGTTTGCAGCGCCAAAGCCGCCATGCGAAACAAAATGATGCTGAGCGTTTTGTAATTGTGCTTGTTGCTGAATAACTTGACTCAAACTTGCATTGCAGTTAGGACCAACACAAGGCTGAAGCTGAACGTCTGCGACAACTGATCCATTACCGGCGTGTGCAACATTTGCTGTAAGCGCGCAAACAAACACTGCGATCATGGCCACGCAGGCCAACCCGAGACTTGAGATACTTCGCATTTTATTCTCCTTGGAATTGCGAATAACGAAACTAAAGGTCTGATACATCTAGTCTACAAAGATGGCTACCCAGTAGGCAACACCCTTTTTACTTTTGGCAAATCCAAAACCTACAAGAGTGTAATTTCTACGAATAATATTTTGGTAGTGACCTCGACTATTTTTCCATCCCTGCATTACATCAGCAACCCGATTATATCCAGCTGCTGCATTTTCTCCACCGCCGCTAATCGCAAACGATAAAGTTTTTAAATCTTTTGTCAGACTACCACCGTTTGGCCTTGCATGCAAATTTCTCCAGCCTTCTATGGAAGCCTGATACTCAGCTTGTTTTTGTGCTAATGCTGCAAGTTCAACATTATGCAAAAGCATTGAGTTAATACCGGCTTCTTTTCGCATTCTATTGTGAGCGACAAGCAAAGATGTCTGTAGCTCAATAACAGAAGGAGGAAGAGGACTTGGTAGTGGATGAGCAGGAGGCGTAGGTGGAGCCGGAGGTTTAGGGTCAGGATTGTCTTCAGGAGGCGCTGGATCTGGTTTCACCGGAGGAGGCGCAAATAAATCCAGCACCGCAACAATTAGTTTGAATAAAGCCAGTAAAGCGTTCATGCTTATTTAGCAGCGCCAAAAAGTTTAATTGCTTCTGCCATCTGCAGCCGCTCTGCGGTGGTCAGTTTTGCTTGCTTCGGCATTTCACCGGTAAATACTTCAGCAATCGAAGTATCAATATCAGCTTGGGACATCTGTCCCTCTAACATTGAAAAGTTACCTTTCGTCTTTCCGCCCATATGGCAAGCTCCGCAAGACTCGGTCACAAGCTTGACGGCTGTCATTTGGTCGAGACCAGCTGGAATAGCTGCTTGAGGCATTTCTTGCGTTTGAACTTCTTGCTCTACGGACTCGACTACGATGGGCTCGCCGACAGTACCTTCACCGGTCTGACCACCAGAAGATCTTTCGATATTCAGATCAATCTTGGAATTCAGTTTGCTTTCGCTAACAAGTTGAGCAGCCGCTTGGATCATAGCAACCCTAGCTGCGGCTTCAGAAGTAATGCGAGCGACTTCTACTTGAGACTCCGCTTGCTTACTTGCACTGTCAGCAAGTGTTTGCACCGTCGACTGTACAGAAGTACCGACGGTCAGGCTATTCTTTTGCATATTCTCGGCTAAACGCATTAGCGAGTTGATATGCTCTTTCACCCCGTCAACATTATCAGTAAACGACGACAGCTGTAGTGATTCAACCTGATACTGAGTAGCACCTTGTGCGTAAGGAGCCAAACCGTAATTAATATTGCCGCCGTAAACTTGCTGCGGCTGAGCATATTGCGGTTGAGCGTACTGCTGTGCAGCTTGACTAGGTGTGTAGCCTAGTGCGTTCAGACCTTGATCGAGTGCTTGTTGTTTGAGCTTGAAGTCAGTGATGACTTTGAGCGCTGCAGTTACATCATCAGTCTTATCGACATGATGAACAGGATGAGCGACGTGAGAACTGACAACGTGCGAGTCTACAACATGAGACTTCACAACAACCGGCGAAGAATAATTAAAGACCGGCTGATGAAAGCTCTGAACTGGAGTCACGCAGTGTCCGTGCCCTAATACGACTGCTCGACTGCGAAAAAATGGATCACCAGCCTTTGCAACTTGCAGGCAAGACAATCCAACAGCGAAAATTGAAGCTACGACAAGTAGCTTACTGGTTAGCTTCTGCATTTGGTTTAACCTCTTCAGGTAAAGGAAACGATCCATTTTGTATAGCATACGCCAGAGTAGCTTGATAAATTCTTTCCCAGTCTTCCCGACTGATAACAAGCTCTCTATCAGTCGCATGTGAACGTAATGTGAATAGAGCAATATCAAACAACGCTGGTCCGTTATTTTTTGCCACGCCAGGAACAACCTGAGCAAATAAGTCATTGGCTTGATCTTGAGAAACTACCACGCCAAGCGTCCTTAGAGCTTCTTGAGGATCTATCCAAGTATACCGGTATTTCTCAAAACGCTCTGAAAGAACTTGTACGGTCCACTTTGCGTAATCAGCTTCTTGCCTAACAAGCGGACTCATTTTAGCGCAAGCTTTTTCAAATTGATCTCTTGCTAATTGCAATGCGCTGTCGATATCGCCGTTGTAAAGGTGCGCAAGTCTAACTTGTAGCTCGGCAATATCTAGGTCCTCAGTAAGATCACCTACGACAGTTAGTTTTTGTCCCTGCTTATCAAGGTTCGACAACAATGTCTTAACGTGATTTTTAACTGGAATCCATTGGTCATGCGGACCATGACATCTGATACATGAAATCGCGCACTCTAATCTGCTTGTAAACGGACTAGGCACAGTGTGATCTCTTACCAGATTGTCAGGTGCTTGGTCTTGTAAAACTCCGTTACCGTCAAAGAGACCATAAGCGATCATCCCATTCGGCTTTGTCGCCAAAATTTCTGCCGCATCGAACTTAACATCTAATAGGGAGTACATCGGATGCACCGCCGTATCGTCTGTTTCGTCCAAATTATCTTGCGTAACTACAACTAACGGCAGACCTGACGATGGTCGCAGGTTTCTACCGTAGAAGAAAGAAATCTTTCTAGGCTTGCTCGTAACACCGCTGTGCCACATGCCGACAAATTCGCGTCCACCCAGGTCATCACTAACGTTTTCTTCAGCACCGAAAGTTTTAAGCCACTCTTCCTGAGATAGTCTTTTACCTTCGGCATCTATTAGTCCTTGAAGTTTGTAATAAAGACCGCCTTCAAGTGTTCTAAGCGCAAAAACCATAAACCTTTCAGCTTCCACGATCGGTATGGTCATTCCGCTGATAGTTGTCAAATCCTGTATATCTTGTGAACACAGATCTTGAAGGGCCGGGCCGAAGATCACACCGTTAGTTACCGGCGAGTCGACAACCTCATTAACAACATAAGCGGCCTGATATAACGTACCGTTTTTTACGTAAGGCTCTGTTGCTACTTTAATTCGATTGAAGTCATTTTCTGTAGAGTCCGTAATAACGTTCTTGAATATTAAATTTGGATGTTGCTCGCCGAAAAGCTTCTGAATGTAGTCAAAGTTTGTCGGAGTAAACGCAACTTCTGCGGCGGCACCGATTGTCTCTTTGCCTTTCACATAAAACGCAGGATCAAAATACTCTTCGTTAATGATCTTGCGAAAATTGGCTCGAAGCTTCTCGTCGGGTATCCACTGCCTTAGATCTAATCGCAGAATAATACCTGCTGGCTCGCTACGTATGCGATCGGCCTTAAGTAAAACAGCCGCATGACTGACAGCCGTATTAAGCACAAAATCATAAATGGCATCAAACTCTTTATCTTGTGGATCTCGAATCCACACATAAAAAGAATTAGCAGCTGCCGCAGGATCAACATTGGTTAAGTCCCTGGCACTTTGAGCGGTAACCTTTAAAGCTAAATCAGGTCGACCTATGATTCTCGGTTTATCGTCAACAGGAGCTGCAAGATCTTCCTGAGCAATCGCTGTCGATACCAAAAATAACCACAACAAAAGTAAATACGTGATTTTCATTTTTTCGCCTGTAAAGAAACAAACTCTACGTTTAATTAAGCATGCCATACGGTCGCAGATTTACAAAATATTCGATGCAGGCAATAAAAAACCCGCTTTGGATACCACAGGCGGCAAGGTACCAAAGCGGGTAAAGCTCCCTAAACCACGGAAACGAGAGAGCGTTTACTGATTATAGAGCAACAGTGAGTCCGTTGTTGTTTGCTACGAAGATGGCCCCATCGGAATCACGTTTAATAATTCGTCCAATCTGCTCGAACGCAGGAGTTGGTCCCGGTTCAGGATCCGGCTTGGGATCTGGTTTCGGTTCTGGCTCAGGATCCGGCTTGGGTTTCTTTGGAGCAACGCCGAAAGCCTTCTCTGGATTGATCTGACCAGCTCCGTAAAACGGATCATTACCTCTTGAGCCTAGATCATCACAAAAAGTCTGAAACTCGGCATACCAATCATTGACTTTCAACGTCGGCAATCCGTACTTCTTCTGGAACGAAATGCGATTAGCTGCCATGCTGGCACAGACTGGCGTAGCCATGCTAGTGCCTGACATAGCGATAAGTCCGCCGCCAGCCCGCGCACCGATGACTTGTACACCGTAATCAGAGATATCAGTACCTTGACCGGCGTTTGAAAAAGAAGCTCGGTTCTTATTGCGGTCAATTGCAGCTACCGCCATACATACGTCGTTGAAGTCTGCTGGATAACTATTGCGTCGACTAGAGTTGTTACCAGTCGCGGCAAAGATGATTATCCCAGCTGCGTGTGCTTTCTTGAGCGCATTGTAAATCGTGGAAGAAGGCGAATCGGAGCCTAAAGACATGTTGATAATATCAACGCCATCGGCAATCGCTGCCAGCACAGCTTGAGCGATCCAGTTGCTTTGGCCCCAGCCCTCATCGCCAAGTGCCTTATAGACATAAAGCCTAGCGTTAGGCGCACCACCGACTTGCTTGCCGACAATGCTGCTAGCAACGTGAGTGCCGTGACCTTGTACGTCTCGGGCTCCGCGACTGCTACCGGTAAAGTCTACAGCTTTTTCAAAAGCATGTTTGATTTCGGCATGATTAGCATCAATACCGGTGTCAATCACGCCGACTTTAACATCCTTACCGCCATCACTAATGGGCCAGAAAGTTTGTAGCTTTCTGTCAGCGATGTGCCAAGGAACGCTTTCAAGTTCCGTAAAAACAAAAGGATGCACGATAACCGGAGGGATATAACAAATATCTTCCGGTAGATCTGATGGCAAAGTGTACATATTTCATCAAAAAATAAACGGGTAATGTTCCAAGAGCATTACCCGTTTATATCAGATCAAAAGCTTAAACTTGCTTGAAGACTTACAGAGTCGCTTGTCGTGACTTCTTGATCGTCTTCAAAATTTGCATCACAAGATTAGCAAGCGAAACAAGCTGCAGGAAGTTAATTCCTTGCATTTGAACTGTTTCGATTTCTTGCACTTGTGCGGTCGTCAAGTAGGCAACAGAAGTAGCCGGGTCATTTCGCTTAATCATGCGAAGCAGAATGTCAAACAGCGGCGAATCCGTCAGCTTGCTGATCAGATCAACAATGTTGTCATCCATTTCGGTCGGTGTAAGCTCGACAGCAATCTTGAGCATCTCAAGTACGAGCTTGACCTGCTCTTCCAAATCTTCGCTCTTTGTGATCTTTTCAATCAGCGCGATGATTTCTTTCAGGCTGTCCATGCTTTGTTGCCCAAAGCGGATCAGAAAATTCAGCAAATCCATCTTCATTCCTTTAACAAACAGGAAACATTTTTTCAAACCAAAATCAAAGGTTAGTCAGTGACTAACCTCCTTGTCTTAATACTACCCTAGCACTACCGGTAAGCGTCACGGCCCTAACTCGCAGTTTCATACTTGAATCAACGTAGCTAATAGGTATGATTGCTGGGTCCGCTTGAGTCACTGACCGAAGCGTCTTGAATGTTACGCCGTCATCAATGGAAACTTCAATAAGCAACTCGTAGTTACCGCTGGCAGTAATTGCAAGCGTTACTTTGTTTTCGTCATGTAAATGCTTGGCGACTTCAAAATAACTTGGTGTCGTATTTTGACCCTGTGTCAGGGTCTCGTCTACCAAAGCAGAATTAGCGTACCGGTATGACCCTGGTAGTGTTCTCGGTACGTTTCCATAAATCAGTGGCATAGTTTACATCGCGTGTTCAAAGGGCACAGCAGCATCTGCAGCTGGATCAGATATTGCCATTTTTTGCTTCAGACGCAAGTAAGCGTCACCGGCTGTTTCAAACGATGATAGCAGAGTATCTTCTAGCGGCTTGATATCGTTCTCTGGATACATGTCTTCAAAAGCTGTTCGCTGTGCGTTAAGCAACAGGATTAATCGTCCTGTTTCGCTAATACCTGCAAGCAAATGCCTGATAGCTTGAGTGATCGCACCGTCGACGCGAGCGTTACTTAAGCTAGAAGCAACAATCGAAATGTCCATTGGTCCCTCAATGCCTGACTGCATAACTTGCTGCATCTCAGGATCCATTGACATGCCTCCATCAGCAGCCATCGGACCACGATTCATTCCGGAGGTCGGGTGCCCTTCCATAGCATCCCGCAATCCAGCTTCTTCCGGAGTCATGTTCTGTTCTGCTGGCGTTTCGATAGGTTGCTGAGCGTACTCAGGACTATCAACTATGTAAGGAACACGACTACCTTCGCTAGCGCCGACCGGGCCTTCAAGCATTGGAAAAACTGCGTTAGGATTATGCTTTTGCATCACCTGTGTGGCAGCATTCTTGATTAAGAATCTTTGACGGTGTCCCGTGTGCAGACCTGTCAAAGTTTTCGATGCGTCTTCAAGTGATAACCCAATACTGCCGACCAAGATAGCCTTAGCAATCTTTTCAGTGATCACTTTATTTTCGATTGCAATGTAACCTTCGGCTTCTTTGCGAATCGACAAAGTGATATCGGTAAGCTTCTTTGGCGAGATCGTATCGTACGTCTCTGGATAGATAGGCGATTTTTGCTTAGGCGAATAATACTCGTATTCGTCTTTTGGAGTCGAATCGTTACCGGTATCAATCTTGATATACCGCGTGTCTGTTGGCAGCACTAAACAGTTATCTCGATTGGCGCTCGTAGACATTGGTACATTATCGCAATCCTGTCCATCGATAAACGCTGTGTATATCTCGTCAGTCTCTTCGACTTCCATGATGTAATCGATACGACTAAATCGACTGACAGATATCGGTCCTTTGTCCGTTGAGTCTCTGTTTTTACGCAAACAGAAAGGTCCGATGAGTTTGCCTTTGGGTGTCACCGCGAAATACATTCCGCGAGTCTTTGGCATACCGGTTGAACCCATCGACAACAAAGGATTAGCAGCTGACTCTTCGTTAACGTTAGTAACTACAGGATTGCCATGTGTTTCTTGGAAAGACTTCCCATCAGATGTTAAAACGATGTTTGGTGTACGGTCGCCCGCCCACGAAAATTGCATGACGTAATTTTTCGGTACGATCACACAAGATTTGACTTCGCCGTTTTCCATGAGCACATCGCCACTTACTGTTTCTGTAAGTGCGAGAGACTGAAAGTCCTGTGCAACGTCAATCGAGAACTTCTCAAGAACACTTCTTTCAGTTTCGCTGCGGTTATCTACGACGTAGATACCGTGCGTGCTAATACTGTCTCGATACTGATCCTTTGATTGCTTGTCCAAAAGCCTAGGAGGCTCAGGCTGAATGTATACAGCAACTTTGGTTTGCGTAGGATCCTGCGCCTTCTTACCGATAAGCTTCGGCAAGTCTGCTCCAGCAAACGTAATCCGAGAACTGACGACTCGTTCGCTATCGTTACGCTCGGCGACTTCAGCAATCTTTTGCAATCGATCCGTTTCGCTGCCTCGCATCGCTTTGTACATTGCTGGATATTCAACAGCAAGACTTAAGGCACTTTCTAAAACACTGGAACCCAACGATAAAACATCGTCAGCACTACAAGCAGCTGACTTGTAATTACCCTCTGTCAGTAATGAAGAAAGCTGTTTTGTCGCTGTTGGGTCAGTAAACCAGCTAGCGACAGACTCGTAGAGTTTGGTTTCTTCCGCCCAAGGCAAAGGCGGCATCGCACTATTCTCTTTAAGAATTTGTGCGTACTTGATACTGCGAGGCATTTGACCAGCTACAGCACCAGGGTCTGCCATCGTTGACATGTCACCCCAAACTGGTCCAGGTTCTCCGTTCGAGCTATTATCACTGTTGATAAGTTGCTGTACGAAACCTTCATGCGATGGCAAAAACAATTGCTGCTCAGGTAGGAACATTACCTGATAACCCTTAATTTGACCTCGCACAAAGAACACTGGGCATTGCACAATGCGATTGGGTAATTCAAACCCAAACACACCGAAAGCAGTGTTTAATTCGTCATCTTTGTCAACTACTTGAAATCCAAGCATAAATTCTCGCAAGCTTGGACTACGCTCTTCAAGAAACGTAAAAGCCATCGCAGCAAAAGACTCACTAAATTGCTGCGTAGTGTTAGGTCCAGCTGCGAGTTTCGACAAGCCGCTTGAAATTTGATCGCGGATCCTAGAACCAGCGACACGACTCATCGCATGTAAATGCTGCGCAGACTTACCGCGAACTAGATTGCCAGGAGTCCTGCCAGTTAGTTGTCCAATCTTAGAAACTAACTGTTGATCCTGATTAGTTAATGTTCTAGTAGTTCTCATATCAGTGTATTTTGAAATCCTGCAGTGTTCGCGGGTTGTGCGATTGGTTGAGGCTGTTGAATCGGTTGTACACCGCCTCGATTATTCAAAACCATATCACGATAATGTCGAGGATCTGGCCAGCGAGTCATACTGTAAAGACTGGTCGGAAGTCTAGTACCGCCACCGAAGCTGCCGCCACCGTAATATTCACCTTGCTGTCCATATTGAGTAGGTGGAACCCAGCCTAATCTTCTGGCTGCATCCATAACTTCTTTATCCTTTTCGTATTGTGTCTTTCCCCAGGACGAAGGAGAGAACACTGACCCTGTGCTCTTTGTGTAATAAGAAATCGGCACAGGTCTACCATCGGGTCCAGCTACCTGAATATTCTCATCATAAGCATCGCCACCGCCGCCGAAATATGAGCTAAGTAACGCACCGCCTACTGCACCAGCCCCAATACCTCCGAGCATTTTTGCTCGGTCCATCGCAGGATCCGCTGGTATAGGTGTAGGCGAATTATTTCTAGTATTGCGACTACCTTGGTTACCGCTGCCACCAGTGCTTTGACTGCCACCACCAGTGCTTTGACTGCCACCACCAGTGCTTTGACTGCCACCACCAGTGCTTTGACTGCCACCACCAGTGCTTTGACTGCCACCACCAGTGCTTTGACCGCCGCCACCGCCACCAGTACTTTGACCACCGCCACCGCCACCAGTACTTTGACCACCGCCACCGCCACCAGTACTTTGACCGCCACCAGTGCTAGTTCCTTGTCCACTTCTAGTACCTGGCGGAGACGCCGTAGATTGTCCTGAACCAGGAGTTCTTGAACCTCCAGAAGTCAATGTTGACGACGTAAAAGCAGGAGTGTGTATGTCGTTTGGATCAACGTTATCCAAATCTACCATATCTCTTGGTACGGTTTTAGAACTTGCACCAGATCTAGTTAGTCGGGATTGTCCAAAGGAATAACCCCTGGGCAACAACTGTGAATCAGTGAGATAAGTACTTGGACTCGCGCTTACAGCTGGAGCCGCAGGAGCCCTGAGTGTATTACCTACACCACGATTGTTATTAGGGTTCGCCCCTCTTCCGCGTCTGCCAGATCTACCGGTTCCTCTTAACCTTGCTGCTTCTTTATCGAGTAAAAAAAGAATCGGCATCGGCGAAATAACTTCAGCACGTAGCTCCGAAGCAATCTTCTGCGTCACAGGAAGAATTACAGGAATATTTTGCATAACAACGCTCGCAGTTTTTGTTGGTAACGCAGACGAAAAACGGTTAGAAGGTAAGTTTGACCAGTTATCGGGATTATACCTTCCGTACGCAGGTGGTGGACCGTAACCACTTTGATTCCACATACTCGAAGGATTCGGAGTGTTATCGTACTGACTGTAAGGATCAGCAGGACCGGAAGGACCTACACCGCCTGCTTGATTAGAACCCGAGCCAAAACCAAACATGCTAAGCCCGCTTTCGATCGGACTACTGCCAGTAACAAGTGAGCCTAGATAGTCAGCCGTCATGGCTCGGTCTGCCCAATTCCAAACTTTACCAGCTGTATCCCAAGCACCTCCGGTAGCCCCTGGAGGTTTGGCTGCTTTAGTAGCGTTGCCACCAAATCCTCTTATGAAATTAGAGCCGCGACTAAATAAATTGCCAAGAGTTGAAAATCCGCGACCCATACCAAGTGTTCCTCCGAGTAAACCTGTACCTGTTCCGGCTGCTCCACCAGTGCCACCGATGGCAGTTGTTGTTCCGATACCTGCGAGACCTAAACCGCCAGCAAGTGCCGCAGCAGTTGTACCCACTGCCATAGCACCCCGGCCCGTATATTTAAGCCCTGTCTCAATTCCATCATTAGACTCTTCTTTCCATGCCTCACTCCATGGATTGTAGAACTTATTGATGTAGTGCCCGTAATCTCCTAAAAAACTACCAGTAGCGTTTTTAGGTAGTAAACCTAAAGAGCCTCCAGGAACAGAACCTTGACCTGGGACCGTGGGCGGCTTCAAAGCTTGCGGCACCTTTGGAACATTTTTGAATTGAGATTCAGCCGTTTGCTGTTTTGGCTTTTGAGATTTACCTTGCTGCTGCGACGTAGGGTCAGCTAAATTTTGCTGAGCCTGCATTGCTGCTTGCTGCATCGCAGGCTGTAAAGCAATAGCTTGCTGTCGGCGAATTTGCTGGTCGGTAAAGTAATGCTTGTCAGTATTAAATCTGGCAAGCGCTACCGATCGACTTGGAGGCAACGAAGTGCTATCTCGGTAATATTGGTGTGCCTGGGGCTGGTTCATCGAGTTTTACTGTCGAGTTGCCACGATTGAATGAAACTAATTCTGCACGAGAACCAACGTAACTAGTCCCAGAAGTATCGCTATCTCGACCTCGCATGACAGCTTCTTCGAAGCTTCTACGTCCGTGACCGCCCAACTGCCTTGTCATCCAGTCGGGGTCGGTTTGCATTAAATCCACAGCCCTAACGACGGTGGGTTCAAACGGAGGAGCTGCTTCGTTAACTACTAGGCTTTTAATCCCGTGCTTTTGTAAAGTTTTCACCATCGAAGGTTTGATAGGTGTTCCGATGCTATAGTGTAGCACAGGCTTTTCGAGGAACTTTCCGATCGCACGATCTGTTTGTAGCTCGTAACTGTCTTCTCGCGGTTTCCAGGTCGCTTCAAGTCTATGGTACGGAACAACATCATCTGGAATAAAATCGCCATACTCGTCGGTCATACGCACACGATCGACTAACCCTCTGGCGAGAATCTCCAGATTTCTGCGGTAACCTTTTTGTCCGTTTTCCTTAAGAGCCCTAGTCATAGCTTCAACAACTGCGCGGCGACCTTCACCGATACCTCGAAGTTTTGTGACGGCAGCGTGATTAGGTATTCCTTCAGTTAATTGCTGACCGGCTTCAACTTCTTCTCCAGGCTTTACGTTGATCTTAAACCCTGGTAACACGTAATGCTGTTTAAGCCCGATCATGACATAATGCCCGCCCTGAGGAGCAGGTCTAATTAAACCAACCCGTCCATCGGACTCAGCATGAACTGCAAAACCTCTTTGCTCACCAGACGGATTGATGACTCTGTCGATAAGCTCAAAGCCTTTTAGAGTAAATCTATTTTCATCATCAAGGGCTTCGATATCTCGCATCGAAACATTCGAATTGTGCTTGGAATTTAGCGTAGCCTGCGTGACGGCTTCACCGATAGAGTTTGACGCAGCTAAATTTGCGTACTCGCCAAGTTCAGGAAGTCTCCCGTAATTTCTTTCGCCTAAATCCCAGGCAAGTACACCACCGTCTTTTGCTCCTGATGCGATGGGACTTCTAACGACAATTTCGTCATGACCCATTTCAATAAGATTTTTACGAATCTTAGGTGTGATAATCGTATTACGCTTATAGGGTCCGTAATCGAAAGATAATGCCGCTCCGTCGTTATCACGATCATCCGTAGGTACAGCAAGTCCTCGCCCAACAGCAGACTCATCATCAAGAGCGCTGACAACAAGTCTGTGAACAGCTTGTGACATTGTTTTGTTAACATAACCAGACGAGGCAACAGATAGCTTTGTATCGACCACGCCGATACGTGCAGCCTCTTGCCCGGCCATATACTGCATAGGCGTTAAGCCCTGCGAATAAGACCTGTCAAGCAAAATAGGAATAAGCTTTCCGTAAGAATCTTTAGCAACAAGCTCTCCACCTCGAATTGCAGCAATCGAAGACTTATTACCGCGACCGGCGTTATCTACTTGGATAGCCAGCGGATTTTTCTCTGCTTTAGAGTCTTGATAGATCTCTTCTACATCGTCAGCTACATTCTTTGCAAGTACTTCCATGATCTTGCGATGAATATCTGCCCTAGGCAGTTGCTTGTCTCGACTACTATCGAGCATCTTTTCAATTTGTTCTCGCATCTTTGTGCGACGAACTTTAGCTCTTGCTGGCATCGCGATATCTTCGATACCAATAGACGAAGTACCGTCGAGTCTTGCTACCTCAAGACCTACTTCGTTTAAAGCTTCAACGACCTGCTTGTACTTGTCTGGATTATTCTTGGCAATTTGCGTCAGAATCTTTTGTTGCTCTTTTTTATTGAGCGGGTCTCCCGGTTGATATAAATCCTTTGGGAGTATCCTCGCTAAACGTAGCTGCGCAAGTGTTGGATCGTTCATATGATCGGAGTCTCAGTAACTTTGATTCGCGACGGATCAAGCTTATATGTGTTACTAATTTTAGTCAGCACAGAAGCGACGGCTCGTTTTTCTACAACACACGCAACAGGACTACCATCGACAGTAATAACCGAAAGAGTATTGGCCGGACCAATACTCTCTCTTGCTGAATTTTTCGGAACTGGCTTAACGATTCGAAGGCTTGTCATAATTTGGTTATTTTAGGCGAATCAAAGCCGTAGCTTTTGGCTTTCTCTGCGAACTCAGGTTCACCGGCCACATACACACGTACAACTCTTAGCTCAGACTCAATGATGACATGAGCATGTTGTCCGTCGTTACTTAAGATCACGACGTTAGCTTCGTCCGCGACAAGCTCAACAGGTTCGCGGACTTTTTTAACTAGCACCTGCATGCTGATTACTCACCACTTGCCCTGATCGCTCGGATCGCTTCGAAAACATTACTTGTTTTTCTAAGCGTCTCTCCCAGACTGTCAACGCTGTCGAGTTTGGCCATTTGCCCGTCTCGCTGTGCAGCAGGAAGTTCGATCTCATCGCTTGCCATCTTTTGCGGCTGAGCTGGTCCAGGTCCTGCTGCTTGTGGCGGTGGAGGAACAATCGGATTTGCCGCCATCGTGGCTTGCTGTCCTAGTGTTGCGCCGGACATCAGCACTAACTGTTTCTCGACCCGCTGATTGGTTTCGTCCATACGAGTCAAGACTTCGAGAATCTGCATCATGCCTTGCTCTAGTAGCTGGCCGATCTGAGCGACCATGTCGGCAATCTGCATCATTGGATCTTGTTGCTCTGGCGGCATACCGCTTGCTGCTCCAGGTTCTGGTGCCATTTGCGTTGCACCTTGCTGAACCATTTCCGCCGGTATCGGTTCACCGTAGGCACCGGCAGTTGTAGGATCCTGCGCAAACTTGGGCAGCTGTCCGTTCTCGATTTGACCAAGCAAAATACTGTTCAAACCGTCAAGTGTTCCAATCGTTTTATCTAGTTCGCTCATTGTTACTCTCTAGTAATTCTGAAAACATTCGGTGCGTTTGCTTGCTGCGAATATATAGCAATATTCGTAATAGACTGCAAAATCGCGTTGTTGTGCATTATATCGTCCGGAGTTTGCGGGTTAATCCCACCAACTCGTTTCAGGTAAATCTCGCAAATCGTTGCCGCTGGGAGTATAAAACCTGCACTACGAGAATAAGCTCCGGATGTGTTAACTAGTGTGTTCAACATCCCCTCTAGCCTAGTGAAAAACGCTAGTTCTTCTTGATAAGACATCTGATGATTAATGATATGGACTAGTCGGACGCCCAGTTCTGTATTGGAAGGCCAGTTAGCGTTCGGGAAAAACAAAGTATTTGCTTGAGCTAAATTTTTGCGCCAATCGATACGAAGAGACACGTTTTGCGTGTTAGTAATTCTGTAAATCCTTGTACCTATAGACCTAGGATCGAACGATAGCTCGTCGAGAATAAAGCTAGGCGAATTTTGAATTATGATTTCTTTAGCAGACTTTAACCAGTGTGTTGTACCTGCGGGCGGCGGTATCTGCAACTCGATACGCCAATAAACAGGTCCGTTTAATTCGATCAAATCAGCTTTTTGAAATCGTACATTTCTGTGCGACAACGGCGAACCTGAAGGGGTGTTTGTCGTATATCTAAATGTCCCTATGTGACCTGAATCCGTATTACTGAAGAATTTACTGTCGTGCAAATTAACAATACGATCACCGTCTGTATTTGCTCCTAAAGATGCAGTAGATAACCCTAAAGCTTCGTGCAACTTATGAGTAGTAGCGATATCTAGATACTCAACTGGTGCAAAAGTCACACCGCCCACGGTAAGACGTTCTTGAAAAGGATTATTGGGATTAGTATCGAAATTGAAAATCCCATAATCTTCAGGTAGTTTTAAATAACCTGTGTATGCCTTCAAACTTTTCACGACTTTGTCTTCGGCTGTGCTTACGACCGACAACATGCCTGTCAAGTTTTGACTAACACAGACTTCTTCCAGACCTTTAAGTTTGTCTCGATTTGGGTTTTCTCGGATTGCAACGATTTGATTAAGCGATATCTCTGTGGGTCTGACTCGCGTTAACGTGCCGTTAGCTCGTACTCTTGCCTCGCATAATGTTGTAATCGTCGTGTAGCTGGATACAGCTTCGATGCTTGCTGTATAGAGCGAAGCGTCTGGATAAACGTGACTGAGCCAAAACTCAAGTTCATTCGGAACAGTAACTCCAGTATTGACAGCCTGCGAAGCTGTGATGTTTTCTATTTCACCGTCGCCCCAATCAACTGTAATAACTTGAGCTGTGCCCGCTGGCATTTCTCGTACACGAACACGAACAATAATCGATCTAGTTTTATATCTAGGAAACACATTTAATAACGTGTTGTGAAATGCGTGCCTAAATGTAGCGTAAACATCACCAAGCCAATCAAACTCGACAAGATGCTTTGTAATATCAAGTACGACAGGCTTATGGAGCTTGTCTCCTTGCACCAAATAAATAGCACCGTTTGATAGCAATAAGCCGCCAGTGAGTGGACGTGCACCAAAATCACCGATAACGCTATTAACAATCGCCAAGTAAGCTTCCTGACTGAATCGATAAATCGGTTGATTATTGTCGTCAAAGCCGACTTGAACCTGTACGTTAACTTGATCACGATGTCCATAAGTAATCAGATTAGAATATTGAATTCGCTTAGGCGGGCTAATTGCTGTCAACTGAAAAGCCCAAGTGTATTCGTAGTTCTCGTCAACCTCGGTCGATTGCAGATATCCTCTGTCGCCGGAAAGCGTTAATCCAGGGATGCTCGCGAGGTAGTTAGCAGGATCAAATCCCGACACATCAACAAACCCGCAATAACAAATAATGCCAAGGCCCAGTATATTTTGTGACGGATTACTATCAGGATCAAAAACAAAGTAAGTATTTGACTTAACTCTTACAACAAAGTTTTCGCCTGTACTAAGTGGGTCTGTTTCAACAGTCAAATTAATGTTTGGAACTACCGTAAAACTGTACGCAGGAAAAACATATGGCTCATTACGAGAACCATTGTCAGTCACGAAAACATTGCGATTAATCGAAATCTGAATCTGTCTAGGTTCAGATGTGTTGAACGTGGGACCTGTTGCTGGATGTACCCTTAGAATCCACTGGAACGTATTGGGTACATAGATCTTCTCCGCGACCCAGCTGTTTGTTGATAACGCATTTTGCTGAGCCATCGCGTCAGGTAATATTGTGCCCTCCGGTACATTCAACGTTACCATGAACTGGTCAGCTTTAGCTGTCGGAGTAATTTGACCTGTTAACTGGAAATACCATGTCCAAGAAGCAGTAGCTTCAGCTGCTGTATTTCTTGCGCCAGTGACGCTAGCTACTTCGCCCGCTGCAATGCTTACTGTTACGTTACCAGTAGTAATCGGTCGAACATAAACTTTGTAATGTCGCTTCGAAGTAACAGTTACAAATCCGTTTGACGGCGAACTAGTGTGAACATTACCGTTGACGATATCAAAATCAGCAGTTGTCAGCTCTACAGCTAAATCCTGATTAAACCTGATATCGAACGTCAAGATAGCTGGATACGGGTACCAAGCCGCTGGAGTTGAATTCCAAATTTCAGCAGCGAATACTCCTAGAACTTGTAAACGGGCTCTTGCACCAGATGGTATCGGTTGATTGAAGTAGTTAACAGTGTCGTTGCCATTATTGGTATACCAAATATAGAACGGGTACGCCGTGGTAGTTATTTGTCCGTCTAATCGATATCTACCTGTCCATCTGTAACCTGGAACAACTTCAACAAACTCTACAAGCTCACCGTCTTGGTTAAATCCTGGAACAGGATTGTAAAGACTGTCACGAAGACCAAACTCCAAATCGTTAGGATCAATCGTGCCGTTGATCTTTGTATTCGAGGTGATAGTAAAAACAAGGTCTCTATCGTAAACAACAAACGAAGTCTCGGTAGTAATAGTTAAGCCGCCAAGAAACGCAAGTAACGACCTGACGCCAGTAGCTTTGTTATTACGTCTACCATCTGCCGATTCATAAACACCGGCTGGTGCTTCAAAAACTGCAACTGTCAAGCTCGGTATTCTGATAGCAGTAAAGGCAGCGTTTTGTCCTGGCAGTTTAGTGATCTTCATCAAATTAGAATTGAAGACCAAACTATCTACAGTGACTTGATCATAATCAAGGTCAATACCTTCTTCGACGACTAAATGAAAGTCAAAAGAATCTCTGTATTCTCCCGCAGCCGTAACCCACTCGATGAAGAAGTTTTCTAGTCCTAACCAGACAACGGTAAGTTCGCCGCCTTGAACGAATTGACCTTGAGCACCTTGAGCTACGTCGTTAGCGAGAATAACCGTCACGTCATCTACAGCTAAAGCGTAAACAACCAAAGTGTACTGCCTACCGTTTGGCGAAACAGTAAAAGAACTACCTGGATACGCAGCTCCTATGGCACCATTGATGATTGTAAAATCTTGCTGCGTTAAGTTCTGAGCCAAATCACTATTGAAAGTCACAACAAAAGTAATCAATCTTTTTGTCGTCGACGGTGAGTCTGGAGAAGAGAACGTACTGACAAGCGGATCAACAAATGGAAGGGAAATAAAAGCTTGATCTGTGACACGACGATTCGCCATGTCGGCTGTACCGTTGACAGTCGCATCATGCCATATGTGTAATCTTTCTTGAAGATTACTTGGAAACTCGGAGACTCTGCAAATAGCTCTAAACTTGTACCCAGGCTCGATAGTAGTGAGTCCTACGATATTCCCTACAAAGCCTGTGCCAGTAATTATCTGCAAGTCTACGTTTCTAATACCGATCTTTAGATCAGCAACGGTAAACCGCTGAACTCTAATGTTCCAAGTGATATCAACTGGAATATCTACGTTGCGTCTAACTTGCTGAGTCGTCGAAGTCATAATCGCTGAAGCAAGCATCGCAGCGTAGCTAGTCTGCTGAGTCGCCTGATTATTAACTCGACCCGTTGTTGATAAAACTTCCCCTGACGGTATCGTAGCTCTTGCTGTTGTCAGTGCTGGGTTGAGCTGAATAACAAATCTATTAAACGAATCACCTGCCTCTACACTTAGAGCACCTTCAGATGGATTGATGTCGCTGACTGTCAACGAACTTTGATCAATCGCAATCGAAGAGCTAACTGTAAGAACCCTAGTATCTGGTTTTGATCCTGCAGAAAATGCTAGTGTAAGATTAAACCTGCTACCTACAAGAACCGTCAAACTTCCTTGCGAGTTTGGATTCCCGTCTAGGTCCAAAAGAATATTAGCGGGTACTGTTAATCTGACTTCGCCGTCCTGAACAGCTCTTACTGTTGCGGTATAAACTCTACCGGGCGTATTGATGACAAAACTTGTATCAAGATCGCTTAACGGATCTAGCGTAGCGTTGACCAACTGCAGCTGACTACGAACTAAGTCACTAGATAGTGGATCACTAGATTCGATACCGAACGTAACTAACTGCGAACTTGTTTGTGGATGCTGTGGACTGGTAATTGTTACAGTAGGTCCAGCAGTATCGACAATCGTTGTAAAGTAAATCGTCTGATCGTTACCGTTGTCTGCTATGTCTAGTACAAAATTTTGAGGCAGGGCAATTCCTACCTGCAGATTGTTAGATGGTGTTGAACTATTGACCGTAGTACTGACGGTAATAATCCTAGAACTAAAAGTCACATCCAGTACTGTCAGGTTTTGTGTTAGTACCTGAAAGTTACCGACATTTCGAGAAACATTTTCGTTAAATTCAATAACAAACAATACGTTGCGTTCGTCTACCGTAGCCGACCAATCACTGACAACAGGCTTTACAAAATCGAAATCCCAATTAACCGTACTTGCAGTCGTATTAATGTTGTCAAACATATCGCGAACAGACCCAACGGGTAGAGATAACTGTGCAATACCAGTTAAACCAGAATTGACGGTCGATACGCGATAAACTCTTCTCGGTTGTATCACTTCTAACCCAGAAACAACCAGTCCAGTACTTGTTGTTAGTTTGTCTATTGTTAGCTCTGCAGATAGTTGCGAATCGAACGTGAGTATGAACGCTCGATTTTTCTTATTTGTTACCCGAGTAATTGCGTGACCATCGGCTACAAGTTGCCAGTCACCTACCGGACCAACTGTGTCAAACGGATAAACCGGGGAGCTGACAGCAGCTGAGACGTTATAAGCTTTGTCTGCAAACAATCCTGCAGGAAAGTTAATCTGCAAATTACCCTTATCGGCAATAGGATTTACTCGGACAACCCAGTTAAGTCCTTCGCCTGTAAATACAGTGCTACTGGACTCTGGATGTGAGTAATCTAATACCCTGACAACAATCTCGCTGGTACGAAATGCAAATTCATATTCGTCGCCTATCCTAGTGAAACTTACAAACGTAATTGCTGGAGGCAGCGAATCATGAAAAACTTGAACAGGACCAGCAGCGTTATTCTCTAAACCTGCCGGATTAACTGCTACACCTGCAGGTATACTGACAGCAAGCACAACTTCTCGACCGTAGCTTGTCGGTGCCACCGTGAGGCTGCCTCCATTACCAACAGGAGACCAGTCAAGTACGACACCGTTTTGCACCACAAAATCACTTGCTAATAAACCAGAGTGAGGTCCGTTGGCTATGACTTCGATAACTGCTTCTCCATTAAGCCAACCAGTCGGAGGCACTAACGTAAAAGTAAGGGCAGTCGTAGATACTTGACAAGAACCAGAGGCTGCGAGGTTTGGATCGTATCCAAGCAAAGTAACAGTCTCGGCTACAACTGTCAGAGTCACTGTTGTGTCTTCTGTCACTGTGACATTGACTAGGAATTTACTTGGAGTGATTTTTGTAAATCCTGTGATAGTTCCTGTATTAACACTCAGATCTTGCTGCGAAAACGAATCATCTACGTCCGCGTTCCACTCAATTAAAAACGTAGTTAAGAAAGTCGAGAAAATAGCTTTAGTCGGTTTAACAGTTGCCGTTAGCGGCCCTTTACTGGTAACGGGCGCATAAATATTGGAATCAACATTCGTACTGAGGTTAGCCGCTTGACACACACCGGCTGGCAACACGACTTGTACTTCGGTCTGGATACTTGCGACTTCCAAATTAAACGTGTAACTATCTCCGGAACCTACTAGCGAATTAACCGAGCCTCCAGTGACAACAAAGTCTGCAATCGATAAACCAGTAACATCTTCATTGAAGGTGATCGTCAACTGGGTTGTGCCTACAGATACCTGAGTTGGCCCGGTGATGACAGGTATCGGCCTTGCGTTAATATCCCTGATGATAGGTCCAGTTGCAGGGAAAAACTCACCAGCTTCGTCAGCAACGGTATTGGTAGCAATGCTGATCGAAGCTTGTCCAAACCCTGTTTTTTGCAGCACAAATACAAAACTGCGATCTTGTCCCGACAGACTATGTGCTGTAATCGGTCCAGTGATTGTAAAAGACGCTGTCGATAAGTTTGCTGGTGGTTTGCTAAAAACCGCCCTAACCCACAGATAATTCGGATCTTCGCCGACAAAAGATAGCGATAAGTCCAATTCCTGTCCGAATGTCGAATCAAAGATCACGCAGGTGCCTGAATACTGAGCACCTAAACGAGATAGTCTTTGATTTAAATTTGGCGTTTCTTGGGCTAAATGAAGCTTCTGTTCTGGACGCATTTGCAAGCCTGTGTAATAGAGTTCTCAGTTAGAGAACAGTATTACATAGCTTGAGCTAGTTATAGCACTGGCAAAGGCACCTCCAGCTGCCCAAGTCATTACGCCGTTAGCGTTGACTGAGACCTGTCCAGCTGGTCGGAAGGATCCATCTAATACTACCACAGCATTCGCCGGGTCACGAAGCTCGACAGAAAAATTCACCGATCTAGCGGTAACCATAGCCGCGTCAACTTGCACAGCCCGCATTTTTAAAGGGGCCTGCGTCAGTGCATTATCGATGCCTTTTATGATCGCACCGAGCTGGTCTGCTGCTGTTACTTGTTCAGGGGTTGTGTCCGGAGTAATATTACTGAGCGCAACGCTGACCGGGATAATATCACCGTCTAACTGTGAAGCGCTATCTAATTCCCCGATAGACGTGTAGCTACTGTCGGCTTGGCTAGCATATTTGTACTGCACATCACGATTGACAATACGAAATACTGGCGTAATCGTATTGAGATTTAGAACGTCTACATAATCGGTGTCAGGCTGAACTGTGAGCTTCCACTGGAGCTTGTTAGAATCGACACGCATTCTTGGCGTCAAGGACGCTAGATCAAATATCGTTGCAGCTTCTTCTGGAGCATCGCCAGCTAAACGGTAATTTAGATCTAAATCAGGGCTAACCGTTACAACTGGCGTAATATCTGCAAAATCAAATCTAGTTACGTAACTTGTATCCAGCTGATTAGTCAATTTTGTTTGTAGTTCTGTTCCAGACATACGAACATCGACTGAAGCTCCGTTAGTACCGTTGGTTCCTGCGGGTCCGGTTAATCCAGTTGGACCCGTTGGACCCTTAAGCGTGATACCAGTTTTCGCCCAGCTACCAAAAAAGTTTTCCAAGTCTTCTTCGGTAATGACTTCAATATCAACTGGTATGGGAGCAGGCGTATTTTGTGCACTTGCACCGGAATGCGCCCATATGTCTCCGGTGTCGATCTGCAAATACCAGTCATCTTCTTTGCCTAACTCAGCAGCAGGTGCTCCTTGCCCGTAGAAAAAACAGTTCTGACAGGTACCAGAAACATCGGGATTTATCTCGTAAACCGTGCGCAGGATCCTACGCAGAACAGCACCGAGACCTGTATTTGTCACCAAATCGGCTGTTGTTTTATCGGTAACCGCCTGATCGATTTCGGCGATACCCGCAGACAGTGATGTGAATCCTTGTTCCATGTTTTTGCCGAATAGTTGTGATAGCTAAAAAAAAAAGAGCCAACAAGAAAAATATCGTGTTGACTCCATTGTAGTAACTTGCAGGCTTACCTGCTAATTACCACTTGAATTTCGAGGGGTGATTGAAATCAAGCACCTCTTCGAATTTTGTTCTCTGATCAGCTGTGACTAGCTGGTCAGTTAACCGTTTTTCCAGTTCCACATCTTTCTGTGGAAACAGAGAGGCTATCGCTGTAATCACAGCGATGCCTCCCAAAATTACGCACAGGTACATTATCAATCCTCGGCGTTGAGTTCTGTCGCCGGAAACATTCCAGCGACTTCTTTGAAAATCTCGATCAGCTTCATAAAATGCTGATCAAGCCGTGACAGGTCTTTCTTCAAAAGACCTTCAGCTAGTGGAATTAGCTTAATTCCATCTAGCTTTGTTACTTCTTGTCGGCTGTCTTCAAGCAACAGCCCAAAGCCTTCGAGGCTTACTGGTCCGCTTGGCTTGACAACAGCCACAAGAATTCGCCCATCGTTCTCCCAGGCATACGCTCCTGGGATGAAAAGAATAGGCTCATCAGTATGAGCCAATTGCTGCGGTGAGCAGCAGTGGACGTTTTCATCTAGAAATACGTCCAAAACTTTTGCTACTTGCATATTATCCTCTAAGCAAGTTTGGCTGCGTTATTCTCGCGGCTCGATACGATCAAGTATTTGATCAACGAGAATCGAGATTAACACTGCCACTGGAACAGACAGCCCTGCGAACAAGGCTACAGATATAGGATCCATCCTGACCTCCTTGAGTCTTCATGACTAAAGTGTACACCATGTATATATGGTGCAAATAAGCGAAAAATTTAGATATCGCTAGGTCTGTTCTGCTGGTTATAGTGCGGATGCTGTGACTTTCTTGACCACTCGTACTTATACATTTCTTCGCAGTGGCCACGTCCAAAGACTGCATCAATAAAAAAGAGCGTCCAGTTTTTTGTTCTGAACGCTCTGGCTGAAAACATTTCGTCAGGATACCCGCCTGTGAAAACATTAATGCCCTGGCTGATCCATTCGTTGATATAACCGATACGTTCACGAATCTTGGAAGCGGGCATTTAACTTTCCTGACGACTATCTGTAATAGCTGTACTGGAATTGAGGGCTAATTTGTTGTCGCAAATTTTCCGGCTCATGCATTCCTTGTCTGCTGATATTGTAGCCGCCAGCATTAAGAACCTGACCTACATAATTGGAACACCAAGTCCCATTTGATCTGGCTCCCGGCCTAAAGTAAGCACGGAGTCTGTAAGGTTCGCCAAGTCGCGATTCAGCGTGATTTCGCATTGCGGCTATCTGTGAACCAGATAGTGGTAGAGCGTAAACGTCGTTGATCGTTCTTCGCTTGCCATACTGACTGAGCGGTACTTTTTTGGCTCTCGGCCAGTCCTGTTCATACACCCACTGTCTACCTTGTGCATCGGGCAACACAATTGCCGTGTGAGTATAGAAGTCTCCAGTGATCCTTTGGGCGATTCTACCGATCAGCCCATTCTTTGTGCTAAAGATAATTTGCTGAGCAAAAACATTTGAGCAACAAACAAACAGCACTCCTGTCAAAACTAACCGCATCATGACGCCACCTTTGAGTCATGTAAAAATTCAGCACTACACTGGAAAGCACTTTCCAAAACCAGTAGTGCCAGATGTTCTGTGTTTAGCAAAAACAAACGGCTAAGTAAACAGAACAAGAATCTTTATGCGATAGATAAGTACAAAAAGTGGATAAGTTGAAAGTCTCTAGGTTGTTTAAAAAGATCAACTTACCCAGCTTTGGTAATTTACAGCAAACTAACTGCTTACACGCCGACTAAATCTTTAATGTTATAAGAGTCTTGGTCAGGAATAACTGCATTGATTCGCAGCCTCACCTTGTTGTTCGTATCGAACAGTTCAATTCGGTACTTTTTGTTTCCAGTGATGATTTGTCCGCCCTGGATAACGTCCACACCTACGTAACCATTCTCGTCACTGACAGCCTGTACCGGCGCAATAGCGACAGCCACAGAAGTCGTTGTGACATTAAGATCCATGAGCGTAGCTTTAAGCACGACACCTTCGACAGGTTTACCTTCACCGTCAATTACGTAAGTAAACAATCGACAGATTCCTGGAGGTAAATTCTCTGGCATCATTGTGCTCGTTAATACTACCGGAACAGTAATATCTTCATCAGATACTACTGCATTTATATTTGGGACACCAAGAAACCCTGTTGGCGGAAGCACCCGCAACTGATACGTACCAGAGTCAACGCTAATTATCGCTTGGCCCTGAAGATTTGTACGAGGGATCGTACCTAAACCTGCGATGGAGATGCCACAGCCAGCCACTCCGACACCGCCGCTGGTAACATTCACGGTGATTTGATAGATCCCGACAGGTTCAGGACTGTATTCTCCGCGAGGCAAAAATGTCTTTGTAACCGGTTCAAGATCATACAGTTCATTCGCAAACCCTCCAACCGTCTCGACAAAGGCGTTTAGTCGATAGACTCCGGCAGGAATATCTTCAAACTCAACTGCGTAACGATTTTTATCGTTTGTCTTTTCAGATGCCGTCTGTGTAGCGATCACTGTATCGCTGCCAATCGCGAACAATTTGCAGCTTAAAGTGAGCCCACTAGGAGCGTTGAATTCGAGGGTTTGCGTGGTCATAGGTCACTTTTGGAAACTGTTACTCGCTGATGACGACCGTACCGTCTTCGTTGTAGGAAATCGTATATCCATCGGGAACAGTTGCCAACAAAGCCGCGATGGCAGGGGCCTGCGTAACTAAGAACTGGGCGGTTGCTGCGTGTCGTTCAAACACACCGCGTGCGTCAGTTCCCAAGGCATCACAGACCTCTTGAGGCGACAGGCCCATCTGGTTCTGCCAAATCAACTGGAAGCCCTGGTTAATGTTGTTGACGAACTGCACAACACTCTGAACCGCAATCTGCTTGATCGCGTCAGCTGACTCCTTGGCGCGTTGTCCACGGGTTGGCTGGTTCTGTTGTGGGTTTGCGAGCTTGGCGATTTCTGCATTTAGAAAATCTGACATTTCTGTACCTTTCAAAACTAAGAGGAAATTAAGCCGTAGCTACGGGCTGCGGCTAAAAGGAATCAAAACTATACGCTATCCGGCTGAAATCTTTAATGTTCCACCGTCGTTCCAGAGCGCTCCTGTGACCACTGGATCTGCCGTTGGAAGATTCTGGAGAAGTATCAAGCCGTCTCGCCCAGTACCGTGTCCGGTGCCTGCTGTCAGTGTGATGTCACCACCGTCTGCGTTGCCTGCCGAGTTTGCAGATCCATCGCCAGCAAGGATTTCAATATCTCCACCAGTGATGTTGGTCGTAGCGTTTGCAAAAGCACTACCTGCTCTCACGCGAATCGAATGCGATGCGAAATCACCTGTAGGCAGTGTTCCACTGATGGTCATTATCTGGTTACGATTAGCACCGCCCGACAGAAGCCATGCTTCGCCTCCATCGTTTACACTGTCATTTTTAAGACCGTTCGGATCGAAGTAATAAATGCTAGAAGCGTTGTTTCCTACTGCGTATCGGATTGTACGCCCACTTCCTAGGCCTCCTATTCGTGGAGCGTGAACGGATGTTCCAAATCGTATTCCTCTGTTTATGTTGTCAGGCATCGTGAGGAATTCTAAACTCATGCTTGCGACAACCGTACCAACACTGTCTTGCCATTCTGTAAGATTGGCGGTTTGGGAAGCGGCTCCTCGAATGATAGTTGCAACGGTTGAAGCCGATTGTGCAACGTTTGTAATCTGCCCTAATTCAAGATTTCCTAACGATCCGTTCTGATTACGAATTCTTGCAACATAGGAAGGACCGTGCTGTATTTCGGTATTGTAGACGCTAGAAACGAATGTACGCTGTCCATAAGTACTAGCTGAATTGAATTCTCCCCAACCTCCCCCAATTTTGAATCCTGCGTGTGTTCCACAAGTGACAGTGTTCTGACTTAGGATGGTCCTCGCATCTAAATGTCCATTTTCACCTAGAGATGCGGTCACCACAGTCTCATTTGGAGCACTCAGCAACACTTCAAGTACTCGTCTGGAGCCTCCTCCGTGGAACCCTGTCGAACTCCGTAAGCGTAGACATGATGAGGCATTAAGCTCTACATTTCCGGTATCATCTATAGTCACGCCACTGTTTTTTAGTGTTGTACCTCCCACTCCATCCGCCCGCAGCACCGCGTTAGCAGTCGCTCCGGTATTTCCACCGATCAACGGAATACCATTCACTGTTACGCTTCCACTTGCCGTAATCGCTCCGCATGATATCGGAGCGTCCGCGTCATTTGCAAAATTTCTAACCAGTAGCCCGCCATTAACACGAGCAAGAAGACTAGGACCAGTCGCGTCACGGGACAAAGTGACATCGGTTGACGATGTACCTTGATTAGCAGCCCATGCTAAGTGTGCGTTTTCTGCGATCCGTAGTTGTCGTATTCCACCCGCAATTCCAGTGAAGCGTGATAACATTCTCACTATATCAGCAGCAAAACCATCACCGAATCGCAGTCCTTGCGTAGAATTGCCGGGAACGACGCCAAACCCGGAAAGTTGAATTTGTGACGCGGTGATAGGAGCGTCGGCACTATCATCTGCCAGACGAAAATTTATTGCCGTTCCGTTGCGTTTGAGAGCCGGGAATGCAGAGGTTGTACCCCATCTTAGTAACAACCCAGCATCGTTTATTGTAATTGCTGACGTGTCGACAGTTAGACGCGCGGAGTTATTAACTCCTAATCGTAGGTTTGTTCCGGTAGAGTCGATGAAAGACGTGTCGCTTGGACCAAACAGAATTTGTCCGTCCGCTTGCAGCGTTCCGCTTGCCGTAATCGGGTTTACGATTGAAACATTCGCAGTCCCATCTCCAAACCGCATTTGCGTGACATTTTGCGCGCTGCCTATAGATAGTTGACCAGCTTGACTTGTTGCTGCGCTGGTTCCGATAGCAATAGAATTGGTATGAGGTGCTGCTGCCGACCAACCCAATGCCGTTGCCGTAAAGGCGACATTAGAAACGTTTTGCCCTAGACCCAGGTTGTAATTACTGGCTGTAAGATTGTTTGAGTTAAACTGACTTGCGACGATGGGAGCGTTCGCGGTGTTAGCAAAATTACGTACGCGAAGTCCGCTGTTGCCTCTTATATCAAGTTGACCAACAGCGTTGCGTGCTAAAGTGGTATCAGGCGTTTGGACAGCAAAAACTAGCTCTGACCCATACAGATACAATCCTTGTGGGCTATGCTGTAAAGAATGTCCAGAGTGATTACCCAGTAAGGCTACGCCGCCTGCCATATACAGGCGATTAGAGTAAACACCATTGAGTGAACGTACTTCTCCGTTTGCTTGCAAATTTCCACTTAGGGTCATGCCCGCAAACGTCGGCGAATCGGCGGCGGACAAACCGGCTAGGGCTTTCACTTCTTCCGCCGTCAACAAACGACAAAGCCCAGCAGCATTGGCACCGACCAGGCCCGCTTGCGTTGCGTAGATGGATTGGGGGACGAACGTTGTCGCACTCATAGAAATTTCACTCGGGCGGACTTCAAAGCGAAAGTGAATTAGTTTCTAGTCAGCAGAAGATAAACAACTCTGCCAAGGAGACTCACCAAGAACAACACGACACCAAAAGGTACCGTGAAAAACAATAAAGCCCATTCTGCACCGGAGGACTCATGTCCGATCAACCGATCGAATCCTGGAATCAGAAACAGGAACGGACAAATAGCGATAGCTAAGCAGATCAGAAAAGAATATAGCAAGAACATAACTACTTAGCCCTTTAAATGAATATTTACCTGATTATTCGGGAGTAATATCCGGTACAGGTAATTCTGTGACTACAGCTAATCCAGCAAGTGCAAACATAAACCACTCGCTGGCTTTTAACATCCGATCAAAGCTGTTGGAAGCGATGTAGTAATACCCATCAACTAGCTGGTGTTCGTGGAACTCGTCTTTCCACTCGCTCCATTTACGTTGAACTTCGACAGGGTTTTCGGGATCAGTTAGGTCCGTGGTTGTGCCAAAAGGAAACCCAACTGGTACTTCGTCTTCGTAGTCAGCTTCGGCTACTTTGAAGAAGACTTGCCAACCTTCTAGTTCACCTCCTACAGCACAAAGCAGTAAGATTCGACCAACGCCTGAACCGATCCAGAACATATCATCATCGTTGACCATTTCCATTGTGGTGATGGTGGGGCCACGACTAATTGTGTTGCCGGTCTTTGTAATGTCGTCAATAAATCGAAAGAACGGGTTAATGTCACCAGGAGCAATGTTGGCTACTGGGACCTCGTTAGTAACTCCCCATTTCTCCATTGCTTCGGCTGGAGTCATTCGTGGGTTGCCCCAGTAGTCTCCAGTCCATTGCGTGAGTGGCGTTGCCTCTTGTGCTTGCTCCATTGCTAGAGCAGCACCGAACAACTGATTGAGTAGTGTGAGACTACTAGCATCAATGGTTCGATATATTCGTTCTGATGTGAAAGCTGTTGGTATCGTGTATATGCGTGTCATGTTATTGAGTTTCCTTAGGTTCACTCAGCTTTTGTGCTTCAGCCATTAACTTATCGACGATGGGCAAAGCAGCCCGAGAGACTTGCACACCTCCAGCTTTTACAGCCAAGTCGATCAATTCGTAAAGCTGCTGACCTTCTTCTTTGGTCAGCTTGAGTGTTAGTTCTTGAGAGTCCATGTGTTCAAACTTCCGTCTGGATTAAATGTGAAATCGTAAGGTGCCGAGGCTTTCGACAAGTCGATAAGCTCCACACCCAAAGCGGTTTGAATAGTCACGATCATCTGCACTCTGGCATAAGCAACTGTTAGGAATGCCTCTGCCCGAGTGCCCATTGCTTGCAAGGTTTCGATGCCTGTTGGCTCGTCACCTTCCAGCACTCCATTGCCGTCGGCGTCCTTGTTTCTGTACCAGAACCGTTGGATTCCGTCGTATATCTCTTGGACGTTTTGGTCAGCTTTGAGATCGGCTTCTTTGAGAAACCCATCAGCAAGTTGTTGTGCTGTGGGTCCGTTGTCTTGGATGTTGAAAATGCTCATTTGTTAACCTGCTGAAATTTTGAGAGTCCCTAAATCATTCCATATTTGGCCGACCACCGCTGGGTCAGATGTGGGTAAATTAGCGGCATATACGTTGCCAGATTTATCTATAGCAAATACTTCTGAGTCAGTATCATCGTTAATGATACGAAATCGACCATCTGCACCTGCGTCTCCGCTACCATTACCTGCACCACCGGCATTCAACCAAATATCAAAGTTCCCAGCATCGCCTCCATCGCCATCCGTATCTGTAGGTGTTGCTCCGTATCCACACCAAGCTGTTATACCTGTACCTCTATGATAGCTTGTAGAGATAGCATAATTTCCACCATATTTACCACACAAATGAAGGTCGCCAGCAACAACATTCGCGTTCAATGCTCCTGTTGGTCTTGAACCACGTATCCCAAAATGAATAAGAGGTACATACGCAACATCACCTAGTGAAATCGGTACAGGCGAAGATAGAATAGGTCCAAAATTAAATGAATGCCCATACCTATTACGAATAGCAATTCTGTAGCCACCACCGCTTGCATTTGTGTCCTCTATCCAAGATTCCTGATTTGAATGCAAATAAAATCTATGCGGGCGAGCTGTTCCCGTCCCTAACACTTCACTCTTGATTTCAAACCGATTACTAGACCACTTAATGCACCCACGCTCATAATTCGATGCGTCGGTGAACGTGTTGTAGATGTTGAAGGCTTGGGGGTTTGTGGAGTTGCGAAGAGCAAGAATATTAGCGGCGTCTCGCACAAGAAACAAATCGGATACACTAGTAGAAAGCGTGGTGCTAGACCAAGCATAAGAGCTCGTGTTCCCAATTTTGATCCCCCCTGTGCCATCGAGATCAAAAAGCATTCTAGCTGTACTACTGTCCCTACCAAATGTCAACTCTCTAGCATCAGTAGCGGTAATTGAAACATTGGCACCAGTGATAGGAATTGAAGCACCAGATTTCAATATGATAGCACCAGCCAGTGTCTTGTTTCCGTTTTTATCCGTGGACTCCTTGCTACTCCCACCAACCTGCAAATCCAACAACTTGCTTGTTGCCGCACTTGCCGTGTCGGTCACGTTCATCTTGATAGCCGTGAAATCAACAGCACCGTTGTTCCACGTCTGAGCCAATTCGTAGATATTTCGAGTCGTCATTTAGCTAGTCCTTGGTGTTGGGTCGGCAATGATATAGGCACCATCGCGGTCTAAAATGTAGGCTCCGTCTCTATCGACGAGTGCGAATTGAAGTATTGGGTTTTCACCAAAAAATTCTAAATCATCAATTGTTACTAATGCAGCACCGTAACGATCCGAGTAATAGTCCCCAGCAAACCGTTTAGATGCTTGCATATCTGTAATTACAAGTGAGTTAGTGTCAAACGCTTCCGCTGTGAGTTCATCCGTACCCATTGCTGTATCAAGTGGAATGATGACAGCACCAGTACGATCTACCAGTACGCTTCGAGGATGCTTGTTAGCTGGTACGTTGATTGCTTCACCGTTTGCCGCTACCTCGGCTCCTGGGGAGGCAGGATACAAAGCCGTTCCATCCCAATGAGCACCATTCTCAATCTCTGGTAGTCTCCATGATCCGTTACCGAGTGTGTAGAGATTGGCTAGAGTACCGTTGACGACTGCATTATTGATTACCGAGTAGGTTCCATCGGACTTGGTGACTGCTACGTTGCGAGTTCCTGGTACTGGACTATAGGTTGTGGTGACTCCGCCGGTGGTTATGGAGACTGGACCGACTGCAAACGGCCCATAATCAGATAAATACCGCAATAATCGAGTGTTAGAAACAATAGATATAGCAGAACTTATGGATCTTGTTTGAGTTCCGGTAAACCACAAACTACCACTAACTTCGTACACACTAAGTACAAACGCGGAACCTTCCCTTTGAATATTTATACGATACCAAACATTCTCTACTAATGCTCCAGCGGCAGCAGTGGTTATATTGACAGCAGAAGTAGCATCTGCAAAGTCAATATATAATTGTAGTGCATTAGCGATTCCGTTGTTAGCTATTACTGCACAATTGTCAGGGTTATTTAACTGTTGAAAAACTCCTTTTTTTGTCGTTCCTGTATCTTTGTGTTGATACCAAAACTCAAGTTCAAAATCAGCAGTTGTCGGAATAATCGGTGATCCCAAGTCCACCTCGATACTAGTCCCGTCACCCTGCCAAGCGTAACCTTTAGCAAGTCCTGGTAGTGGTGCTTCTCCGGTGTAGGTGAGCGTGCCACCGAGAGCGTCCTGGGTAGTAGAAGCTGCGGGGATGATAGTTGGACCTGAATAAGCAACTCCGTTGATTAAGAGGTTGGTCATTACGGTTCCAGCAAGTAACTCATACGGCGATGATGGATAACCTCCAAAGTACAATCCAGAAACCCAATTTGCTGTAAAATCCGCACCCATTATTTCTACGACATGAAACTCTTGATCTGCAAGTATGTTGAATAAATCTCCTCGATTTCCTGTGAAATTAACACCATCAACTAAGACCGTTGGCGAGCCTGAAGATACATTAACAACCCCTGTACCATTTTGCTGCCAACAAAATAGAAAAGCGTTAATACTTGAATTAGTTAAAGCTATACCAACAGTGTCTGTATCAGCGATTTTTATATTAAAACTAATTGTGTTATCTATCCCAGATACATTAGTAATAAACGTATCGTCTTTGGTAAATGCTACACTGTACCCTTCATCATTCAGATAACTCTTGGGTACACCCTCATCGACAACATGGATACTACCAACACCTGAAGTGGTAGCGTTCATGATGGTGCCGTGGTGTCCGTTGCCGCTGGTATCGTAGGCTCTGGGGCCGGATTCTTCTTGAAGTGGATAGTGAGCTACGAGGTTGGCTCTACCAGGATTAATCCCCGATTGTCCGCCAGTGTATAGGTAAGTCACTTCGTCGGGGGTGAGGGCGTCGTTGTAGATGCGAACGTCAGAGAGTTTGCCGTCGAAATAAGATGTTACAGTAGCACCGTTGGACTGAGTTACTGATCCGATACATAGTATTTCACCATTATTTACGGTTGGTAGATAGTTACCTCCTTGTATTATACCTTCACCCGATAATATTGCATTGTTAATGTAAATTCCATCTAAGCTATTTACTGAGTCATAGGTAAGTACAACGTGTTTCCAGCCATGCGACATACCGGTAATGTTTTGATATTTGTATCTTTGACCTACCGAATATCCAAATCTATTTTGCCCTGAATGCGTGAAACCAAAAAACCATTGATTTAGTATAAAGTAACTACCTTTTGAAAGTATAGCTTTCTGGTTGCTTTGCCCATCGTAGTAAAACCAAGCAGAAATTGAAAACTTGGCCAAACCGTCTAGAAAAGTCACATCTCCAAGATTTACATAGTCATTCACCCCATCGAAGTTGTAGCAGTACCCTTGACGCTTAGGACGTAGAGAGCCTTTACCAAGGCTGTAGTCTTTCAGGAACGCATCGTGAGGTAGTCCGCTGCCTGTTAGTTCCTGGGGAGTGTAGTAGGCGGGTTGGGCTACGTTGTTGTCGTGGAAGAGGAGTTGCTTAAGGTTAGAAGGAACGACAACTCCCATTTTACGCTTCAAACTCGCGTAATTAATCGTCGTACACAACGAACAGTGTTTAGTACCAGTAAGCATTTTTCGTATTTACAATTAAGGTGAATGAACCTGAGCAACTACTGAACCGACAATGTAAGGTCGATTGTTGATGAAAAACGGCGTCTTACGAATCTTGTAGTGCATATAGTCGTCGCAGTGCGGATCCATGATACGTACACGCACTCGTTCGACACACTCCATCATGGTGCCGGTTTCGATGACTGCCAGATCGTTCTTCATGTAGTCGATTACGTCGGCTGCATCATACTGACCGAGAATGTTCACAGGAGTCCAAAATGACACCCGTTTGACATGAAACGTTACGCAGTATTTTTCATTGAGATACCACTTGTTTGACGACACGTCATGAATCCAAGCTGCTGCGTCAACGAACTTCTCGAAGATGTTCGCAAGCATATCCCTGGACTCTGTAAGTAACGTATTGTCTTCGTAAAATTGCAACTGAGCTTGCAGATCATTCATGCGAACAGATACGGAAGCAAGCTTGTTCTGCAGCTCCATGTTGCAGGTTCTTAGTGACTGGCACTCAACCAATAGCTGATTGTAAAAATTCGTAAGTTGTCTATCTCTTGATGCGCCGCTTCGGGTCATCCAAACAAAGAAACCAACGATAATGTTGCCTACGATCGCTATTAAAGCTACGGCTATCTCGGTATAGTTCATAAATGCTTGTTATTCAGGGCTTAACGTTCGCAAACTTCTATAGCTATTCTACAAGCCGTAAGATAGACTCGAATACAAACAAAAAAGGCGGCTAGGTTACCAGCCGCCTCGAAGAGCATTTAATATAGCCTGTAGCTTCAGTTTAGCTCTACAATATCGCCCGTAATACTCTCAACAATGCGGCTACGAAACAGAGAATTCACCAGACCCCTGTCTGCATTCATTCTCGCCGTAGGTACTGCGATGCTAAGCGCAGCTGCCGAGTTAGTCTCCCCTGAAGAAGCCGAAGTGTAGGATCCTGCGCTGAGCGTCAAACTACCTGTTTCGTTTTCGGCAATCGTGCGACTTAAGGTAAACCTGACCGTATCTCCGACAATGTTTGCAAATGTCGCCGTAACTGCGCCGCCTGAGAATGTCAGCACTGGAACTGTGTTTCCTGTAACTACTTCGCTGAAACTCAGTACAAGCCTATCTCGCAGAATATTCAGCGCAGCAGCCAATAACACAGGAGGCGGCGCAGAGACAGGAAACGCATCGGAGAAGACTCCGACGTTATCCTGCTCAGGGAACGCTAACAAAAATACTGCCGACATAAATCATCCTAAATAGGACGCGTAATAGTCACCAAGTCCGACGCGTTGTTGTCTGAGTTCGTCCATTCATACTCAACACCCTCTCGAAGTACACCAAGCATGTCAAGCACTTCCTGCACCGCTGTTTCAATTCGCTCATTGGTAACTTCTTGCAGTGCTTTGGCAGTCAACGTTACCGTGTTACTTGTTCCGTAACCAGTAATCACTGCCCTGAGCAGGCAATCACCGCTGATCAAGATATCCTGAAATTTGCTGTTTAACTTAACTCTCGGATCATCTGCCTCAGGACCAACAAAAAGCGGTCTCCAGTTCGTCTGTCCAATGTCTGCGTATTCAAAGACAACTTCGATACCTGCGTCCAGTGTTGTGCCTCGAAGGCTCAATTTGTAAGGCGTAATTAGATCAAGCGAAAGCGAAGCGGTGGTACCGTCAGCAGATATGGCGATTGGATCTGGCATTGTTCAGTCCTTCTGTGTTGTAAGCAAACCCTAACTCAATTTACCAAAATCACGCAAAAGCTCTAATAGCTAAAAAAAAAGAAGGACAAGTATTTCTTAACTCGTCCTTCTTTCGGCCCACCAGCGCCGTAGGAATGCCTAACTTTTATAGGCACTAACCGATATTGGTTACTTCCTTGATTTTACCATCGACCAAAGCAACCTGTATCCGCGTCGGATCGAATTCCTGCGTAAGAACAGTCGCTTCTCCGTCAATGCTTGACGGAACTACCCTGTAACTGTGCTCAGTCGCCCACTGTTTAGCCTGCTCAAATGTCAAACCAACAATTTCGGAAATGCTAACTGGTACTGCAATCATTTCAAACTCCAAAAGCCAAGAAGAAACAACACACAGCTACCATCAAAGCACGACAAGCTCAGCCAGTCAACTAGGCGAACTTTTTCTACGAGTAGTCATCGCTTCCTTACGGGCTTTCCAATACTCTCTTACCCCTTTTCGCCAATCGGTGTTTTGGTGAAAAGTAATGTCCAGAAAAATCAACGGACAGCTAAATACGTAAGGACAATCTGCTTCTGCATAGTCGCTGTAGCCCCAGCCATCCTTAGTTCGCTGTAATCTATACAGCCTGATGTATCTATCGGCGTTTGTAGGATCCTGCGCATCACGCCTTTGCATGACGACCCATAAGTCGTTACCACTTGTGTACTTGTTGATAGCGATGTACTTATCCTGCGGACTATCAGACATCAAGTGTATGATTAAGTCTCTGCGAGAATAACCGTTACATGTCGTGAAACCCATAATGTTCTCCTTGAATACTTAAAAAAAAGCTGGGTAGAAATCTACGCAGCTTTTAGGAAAAGCAAAGACTAGTTACTAATAACTAATCTTTGATCAAATAGTCAGCACAAAACTCGATGTTCTGATAAGTAATTGCACCTCTGTGCAATTCTGTATCATGCTGCAGTTCATCTCTAAATCTTGGCGTTGCCGTATTCTCTCGATCATCGATCAAGAAATAGCCGCGACTCAACCACGGTGCTCGATGCGTGTTTGTGACTCGCTCGGGCATGGTTCTGTAATAAAGCCGACTATCTCTGACAGGGTCACCCGGTACTGGGTGACTGAAAGTCGCAAAGAGGTGAGGATAGTCTGGCCTACAGACCGCGTTGAGTTGTCTCCTTGCAAAGACGCAAGAAAAATAAGTAACTAACCTTTCTCGCCTCTCAGAAGAAGACTCAGACGGATACAGTTTTTCGTAGAGATCATCGAAATATTGCTTCTGCTCTGGAGCAAAAGCAATCAAGTCTTGTCGAGTAGAGACACCACTTAGCATATCTCTGACTAGTGGTTTGTTATCCTCTACTGCTTCTACGAAAGTCTTCAGTGTCGTTTTCTGAAGCTCTGTTCGTACGATGCTTGCTCGAAGCAAACAACTTACTAGTTGCCTGAACGTCTCGCGATACCTTGCAGTCTGCGAACTAATCATGGATCGTTCATGATCATAGTCATCAAACAAAACACTATCGCTAGCATCTTCGACCCTAAACTGATACGTGACTTGCAGGTCGAAGCTACTTAGCGTTTCCTGCAGATTACGCAATTGTTTAATTGCCATAAACTCCAACACATCTAAGTCGCTAGAGTCCTGTTTCCTGCAGGCCCACGGTAAAAAGATTACCAGTGGTACCTCTTTATCCAATGCATGTTGGATAACTTTACGAATCTCGACCTGATCTTCAGGTGACGGCCTAGGTCCGTACCGTAATTGTTTCGTTCCAATGATAGCGTCAGAAATTGCTTCAAACTGCACACTTTTCGAAACATTTCTATTTGGAGCTTCAGCGTAAAAAAACTTTTCAATGATATTTTCGTACGTCATTTTTTTTTTCACTCAACAAACTAGATTAAATACTAAAAAAAAAGCTACTACTCCGTAACAGCTTCCGTAATCACAGACTTGCCTGATCTAGATAGCCTCAACACCCTCAAAAATTTTGGAGGGTTGTTTTTATCGTAGTTATTAACTTTCGCCGACATCGCGCCGCGATATCGTAAGTCCCTAACTAGCAGCTTTCCATGCGTAGAACTATCAAGAAAGTGGTCATGCTGGATCCGCATAAAGAATCCATGCTCTGACTCTTCCACGCAATGCTTATAACTGTCTGGCACAGGTATAAGCTGACCTTCGTACAACGGCTCGAAATTAGCCGCCGTAGACTTGAGTAATATTTTCATTTATGCGACGTAGTTTTACAACAAGTTCTTTGATCCCTTCACTGGAATCGGGGTTCCTTCTTTGATGGTAACAGTAAATCTTCCAACGTATAAATTCATATCGCTGGTAGATTTTTAACGTGAATTCATCAAAATTTTCTGACAACAAAAATTTTGGCTCGTCCAACAACAAGTTGATAGTCTCTTGTTCGAGCAAGTCTTGTCTGACACGATGACGCAGTCCGACATCGATGTCTAATAGCTCATCTGAGCAAACTTGAAGTCTTTCAAATAACTTATCGATTGCATCAGATAGACTAGTTATTTGGTATCCGTCCAAATCGAATTTTTGAACGAACCTTCTTACGATCAGACTAATAGTGTGATCGTACTTTCCACTCTCAGCTAATACTGCTAATACGACGCTCTTAGCCGCCCATTTTCCGACAACATCATTTAAAGTGTTTCTGCAAATCATTTTTCGACTCAAAAAAAAAAGTAATAGTTAAAAAAAAATCGCACCTCAAATTTGAAGTGCGATATGAATTAACGTACTTGTTAATTTATTTAACTAAGTATGTTCGCAGAGTACACGGCATCGCAACAGTGATGCCGTTACTGCCTACAATGAGACAGTCTTCGGTATCTTTCGTAATACCAATAAGGCTATCTCTCACCCATTTTTATAGGACTACGCGAATCTCATCGTTATCTTCGTACCGAATAACAACCATATAGTTGCTAACGTAACTAAGTGTTACGTTAAATACGGCGTCATCCCATTATTTGATCGCCAAGATTCCTCTGTTCAACACGCAAGTATTTCTATCTAACATCTCAACCTCAACAAAAAGAAATTAAGTTAACCTTTACACAAACGGTTACTTCGAGTCGCGAACTCGATGTGACCTGAAAGTCAAGTAACCGACAAAAAAAAAATTACAGCAAAGCTAGCAACGTTGCTAGATCTGCCAATTTCATCCTGGTACCTCTAGGGCTACCAGCGATTCCAGCGTGCCCACCGGCATCTGGTCCGAATGCTTCTTGCATAATTTTCGCAGCGTTTCTGCCATCTTCCTTGTCCGCAAAAGACAGGGTAATACTCCCTGTTTTCGTGTTGAAGCTGACGACTGCTTTACACACTTCACCCTGAGGCGTCGTGTAGATATGATTCACGAATGCGGGTCCTACCCGCACAATCGTTCCAGCGTGCACCTCTACGAACGACTCTTCGTTGAGTCGCTCTCCCGCCTCCTTGAACTCTTGACCTGCCTTGAGTAATCCTGCGTCCCCACGCAGAATTTCATGGATAACATTGAGGTGGGTCGCCACCTCCGAAGTTACATCGTGGATCTGGTCATTTTCACGACGTGGTCCACGATTGCTCTGAGCCCAAGCCCAGTAAGCATACAATCGATCAACATCCTCCTGTTCAGCACCGGACTGACCCAACTTATGCGGACCATTCACATCCACATAGGCTGACAATTTCCAAAAACCTTGATGATCCGCGATTGGATGACCAATTGCTCGGGCAATCCCTCCGATCGTGTCTAAGTCGAGATGACTTACCAAAACGGTGTCACCGTCTTCAGCAATATCATCCAGCCCTGCATCTAAACATGGAGCTGGATTTTCACAGTTAGCCCCATGGTGGGCGGCAGTGTATCGACTGCCATTAATCGTGGTCGACCCATACTCCGCTTCGATTGTGATTTGAGCGTTTACAGTGCTAGCCAAATCGACGTTAATAGCCAACAAAACTTGTACTTGTGTACTCATAGTAGTTTGTTCTCCAACTCGAAGAATGCGTAGTGACACCCAGGACTATGAAACCTGAAGTACGCGGTTTTAATTTGAAAATTAAGTCTGTCACGCAACCTAAAAAAGACACCGGTAGGAATCGAACCTACGTGGATAGGTTTGCTGCAAGCCTATACACAGAACCCTTTAATAGTCGGGCTGCATAGACTCAACAAACCACACGCCAACCAACAGGCGAGCGGTGTCTAAAAAAAAACACCCCGCGTCTACGTGTGACAGCAGAGTAAAAAAAAATCTAATATTCCATCATTCCTGGTTGAGATCTTCTTGCCAGATCTTTAGCCAGATCTACATTTCCTACCCAGACATCAAGAGCGTGTTCTTGTCTAAGAACACCGCTCCATTCGTATGGCCATTCGCCACTGCTAAATAGCTGGCGATCGGGATCATGGAAACTTGCCACGCCTGCTTCGACGTGGTACAAGTAAAAGACGCCATTGTCATAGGCGTCATATCCCCAACCACACTGCACTCCAGGCAACTTAGCAACCGCGTCGATAATTCGCGGTTTCAATAGATAGTATTCTGGGCGTATGACTTTTGCCGCCCAGTTCACCGCTTCACACAACCAAACTAATTTGGCTGTGTTATCAATGCCAACAAGTCCGTCAGCATAACCATCCATAGCTAGCCATTCTTTGGCTAGCTGTACAAGCTCTAGGTCCGATTGCATATCGAACCCAGGCTTTTCGTAGTCGCCATACGCTCCGGCGACTGTGTAGCTGTCCTCGTACTCAGCGAGGATGTCGTCAACTTTAAACATAAACACCCTCCTTTTTCGAGGTAAAAAAAAAACCTACTTATCTTCCTGAGATACTACGAACTCAGTAAATTCTAATATCTGTTTGTTAGATAATAATAACCACAATGACACTTGAGTTATTATTCTGTGGATAATTAGTACCACCGAAATCAGCGACATCCATGTATCCGGTAACATGCACACTGTCGCGTTAGTCCCTAACGCCAGTGCAACGGGAAATAAATTCCCAGGACGATATACGACTGACTTTCGCACAACATTGACCAGCAGCCACATGCTGCCGATGTCGAGGATTAACAGGTAATGAACCCAGCTATGCTGGGTTGTCAACACCAATAGCACTGAGTAAATACTCAGCAAAATCGGTAATCTAAACTTTTGCATTTTCAACTCTCTTTTCTTCAATTAGTAAAAAAAAAAGCACACCAAATCACAGTGATTTAGTCATGCTGAAAGTTAATAAAAGAACCAGGAGTGTCGTTTGTACGTGGCCAAACATACAAGTGAATTACGACACTCCTGGTTCAAGTCCTCTGCGCGAATCGTTTGTTACTTCTTCATAACATCTCCTTAAAAAAAGTTACTAATTTTCGCTTAAATAAAGATAGCTAACTGCAATCTATACTTATATGGCACAAAAAACGCAAAAATTTAGGTACTGATAGCTAAAAAAAAAAGCTTCCTGAAATCATTCAGGAAGCTTTAAATTTCAAGTCAAATAAGCTTTCACTTATCTATTATTGATGTACCTTGGATCAAGTTCAGGATTGACTGGCAAGTTCGACCAATTGTCAGCTCTTGGATCGAAAATCAATCTCTCGTTCTCGTCCATGTCAAGCATCATGTTGGCTCGTTCCAGATCCTGCTGCTGCCGATCAATCACATGATGCATACCGTCTCTAGCTGTACTAAGCTCAAACACTTTGAAGCCAAGTAGTACAGCACAGACTATCAGGATGCCGATGGTGATATTTTTAATATCATTGTTTGAATTAGAGTTCGTCATTTGTTTCGTCTAGTTTATTTAAAAGGTTCTGGTCAATGATCCGAAACGACTCGGATGATGTTTGCTCGATAATCATTTGAGGTAAGGCTAATTCTAGATAAGCCTTAGCCTCGTCTTCAGTACTCCCTGTGTGATAACAAAACATTTCAATCAAGTTATTAAACACTTGATCGCCTTCGTAAGGCTCAATACGTAATAGCGCCTCTGGCATCTTATCGGCTACGCCCTGCTTTACTCGCATAATTGCGTGCCCGACGCATTCTGGCGTACTGTCGTTCTTTTTCCAATTTGGATCCGAATAATCAATACGACAGTGACACGGAATTCTGTAAGGCAAAATTGTTTGCATCACGTATACAGCTGGATGAGATCCTCCGGTCTCTCCTGGTGCAGCTTTAGTCGTAAATGGACAATCGTGACACGGTTTCTTGTGTTGTTTTTCTGCCATAACTCATCATCTTGGGTAAAAAAAAAGAAGCCAGGAGCGTCCCAGCTTCTTGTCATTAAATTCACTTGTAACAAACTAGCTTGGTTTAATCAAGCGGCTCGTTTTCTTCTGAAGGCGAAATACCTAGTTGCCTTTTGACACTAAACGAATCTGCAGGTAAAAAAACTAGTATCGTTTTTTCCGGCTTTTTCTTTTCGACTTCTTTGGATACGTGGATGATTTCTTCGATCCAATCCTGGCTATCATCTGGCAGTACTCCGAGACGTACGAGACTATCGAGTAATGCTTTTGCGCAAGGTCCGTCTGCGTCGGCTCGTTCGTGTCGGTAACTAACGATAACAACATTAACCTTGTTGTTAATCTTTTTACCTTTGAGTATCTCGATCTGCTCATGTGTAAGATCGAGTTCAACGTAGGTAGACGGGCCGGAAACGTTATGACTAAGCTTCCCTCTGGAAGATTTTCTAGCCATCGCTCGTCACACTCACTCATCGGCTTATTCTCCCGATGGTAATAAGAAGAAAACGCCGCAAATATTATTTGCGGTTTACTGACTTCTTTTTAAGATAGCCAAAACTAACCGATTTCTCGAATCAACTCTACAGCAGCTTGATAGTAATCGCCATCAACAGATGAACCGTCTTCGTCGAGTCGATTAAGCATCTTCTTGTAGAAATCCCATCGTTCATCGTCGGACATATGGGCAGTACTATCGACTGAAATCTCGCAAAGCCTATCGAGTAAGGCGTCCTGATTATCTCGTTCGTTCGGCATGTTGTTTTATCGGCAAATCAAAATTCAGGGTATCTTTGGCGAACTTAGTCATGACCTCTAAGCCATTACCGAATTCGTGTTTCAAAAAGTTATTTTCCTTAACGGGCAATTCTAGTGGCCCGTCAGGAAAATACAGGCTATCCTGTACCCGCTTAGCATACCAATCGTGTGCCTTTTTCGTTTCTCTCACTGTTGGTGTTTTGTCGCCCTTCGTTGTCAAAAGCAAGATAGGTATGTTCCTCGGCCACTGCATTGTCTGCTCGCGGAACATACCACTGTGCACTATCAGACCTTTGCAGCGAAGATCGATGCTGGCAACTTCATGAGCTAAAGTGCCTCCATCTGAAAACCCAGCGAGCAAATAAGTCTCCTTGGCCGGTATCCGAGATATTACCCAGCCAATGTGTTTTCTTTTCCAGTTCCGGCGATATGGAAACGCAGTATTCTCTTTAGAAAAATACCGACTGATATCGCCGGAAATTAAAAACGGGAACCAATCAAATCCGTTCAGGCCCACTAGTATCATGCTTTAAGCTCTCAATAGATTTCTGTTGTGCTTCCTTCCATTGTTCGAAATTATCGAAAACAGATTCGGCACCTCTTAGTTTATCGAAATCTAGTAACCCTAAAAATCTGAGCAGCAGCATCGCGATATTTGGTCTCTGTAACTTGCGCAAAATAAGCATCGCTCCAGCACACTGAGCACGTCGACCAAGATCAATATCGTTGTCTTTATGACAAGTAAAACCATTGCCGCTAAGCAAAGTTTCAGATATCTCTTCTGTGCGATCTGCAGACAGATACCTAACGGCAGTCGGCCTGTCCTTTACAAAAGGACAACTACTGCAAGGCGAATACCTCACACGAATTTTTTTAGATGTCATCGTATTAAGCAAGCTTTGTGAAAATCTTCGTAGCTTTTATCTGCGTAGGATCCTGCGCAGTTTGCTCGACTGGCTCCAGTTGTGCTCGCTGCAACTGTGAATGCTCAAAAATCAGCTCTTTAACCCTACCCCAAATCTTGTCGAGTTGTTCCTGCGAAACCAAAGATAAAGCGTAACTCGCCGTAGAAAACAGCATATTTGTAGCTGCGTGCACTTGAGGCGGTTGGTCTTTATCGTCCATAAACGCAGATGCTTCGGGTATCGCTTCAAACGGAGTCATTCCGTGTTGTGCTGCGCGATGGCGATTAACTACGCATACCGGGCAGTTACACTGCTCAGCGGCTTGCTCGGGTCCTTCTGCAGGTTGTCCAGGTACTCGCATCGACCCAACAAGCATAGGCATCATGCGAGGCCCTTCTTGTACCTGTGGCTGATTGATAGAAAAGTCAGCTAACCCTTCCTGCCGCACAAGTTCTCTGGTCGCGATAAACAATCGCATGCTGTTATGTAAGCAGAACGCAAGCTTGTTGAAGTTCCCATCTTGCTTGACTGCCTCCCAGCTTTCGTAACCTTGCTCGTAGCCTTCTTCATCGTCGTCGTCGCCCATTGGAAAGCTGGAGCCGCCTTTTTTCGAGCTGACGTACTTGTCGAAAGACTCAGCTCCCTGAATTACTTTCGCAATAGATCGCTCAAATAGCTCAAAATGCTTTTGCTCAACATTGAGTGTTTGTTTTGCGGTAGGTTCGATAGGTTGATTCATCTCAATTCATCTCAAGTAACTAGTAAAAAAAAACCTGACTAAAAAGTCAGGTTCAAACCATATGCTAGCGACAAAGTAGCACACGTCAAGTTGGTGTTTTTTGACCAATCTGCATGTTGCGACATTCGACAATACCGCAGCGGCTGCAAAATATCTGCTCAAAAGTCACTTCTGTTTCTTTGTTCGATTCATTGAATCGCTGCAAAGAATTATCAACGATTGTTGGTTTTACGTGCTCATGTACAACGGAAACTTTTCGCCACCTAGCCAAGCCTACCTGGCATGGTCTTATCGCTAACCAAGTAAGGACAGCGTAGACAGCTGTCAGTATTCGCTGCACAAATCTAGAAGACACATTCGCAGTGTATTTACAATCACAATATGGTTTGTCTGTATCGGTAGACATAACAAAACCCTAAAGCACGGTTAATACGCAATTCTTCGTTCGGCACTTAGCCTGAATTTTCCCGGTAAATCTATCCATGATCACGTCTATTTTATTCTTACAGACATCACACGGTTGTATCCGGTGGCATCCTCCTTCAACAACTTCTTTTCGAAGTTCCCGCATGAACGCCTGTAAGCGTTTTGTCATTTCTATTTTAAGTTTGTCGGTTCGAGCTTGGTTATCTATTTGCTCAACCGCTGGCTCTTGGTAATGTTCACAGCTACCGTGATCGACCGTAACCCATCTCTCAATCGAGTTATCGCCCGTATGGATAATCCGAAGCTTTTTGCGAATACACGGCAACTTTCCGTCTGATTTCTGTTTTGCTTTCTCGTAACTAATTCCGATCTTGCACTGCGTAGACTTATTGCCGCAAAAATGGACACATGTACCTTTTTTCATCGTAGAACCGCTAAGCTGTTATGAATCTAGAAAGTGTCGAAACACTACTTTTCCAGTATATAACATCGTCCAGATCAAACGCATAGTCCATAAACATCAATATTGGCTTGCGTGCGATGGTGAAGCTCCACAGCAGTTCATCGAGCCATTTCTCGTTTACGTTAGCGCCAACCAGCATCACAGCGTCGTATTCTTGACAAGCAAAAGTCAGATCAAACTGGTCGAGTTTAATAGACTGCGACGGTAGTGCTATATCTGGAAGCCTCCAGCGATACATAGTACCCAGTCGGTAAAAGAGCTGCGATATATTCGTAGCCCTAGAAATGCTGAGACAACCTTTTTTAAACTGGTTTGAACCCAGATAATTAAGTCTAGAAGATAACCAAAACTTGTACCTGCGGAAATTACCATAAACTTCGCTAAAGATAGCATCGCCGTCCGGAGCGTACATCCCGTCGACATTCTGCGACCAAATCGTTGTCTTATTTGTTCGCAGTGTAGGTAACTTGTTTACAGCCTTGGTAACCCAGTTGTTTCGTCTGTGAGATAAATACTTAAACAGCTTTTTACTGTTAGGAAAGAAGTTCCTGAAAAACGAATCATTGTTGTATGTATGGAAATATTCGTCCGTCAGCAAGTCTCCGACAACAACTAACAATTTGCTATCGAAGATAATCTGACGTTTTTGTCTGTGTGTTAGCGACAAACACCAGCCCTTACTCTTAGATTCGTAGGTAAGCCTATCGCATCGCAGGCTTTAACGGTAATTCTATACTGCGAGTATTGCATCTCTTCATTAACGTGCGACTCGACGAGTAAACCAACCTTAACCATCTCGCTGACCGCTGTTTTTATTTTCTTCGTAGAGTCTTCTCTTACAAAGAATACACTACGGCAACATCTTGAAGAACCTTTGAAGTTCATCCCGAGCGCTTCATTGATAACTGTTTTCCAATCCTCTTTTAACGCTAGTTTTTTGTCACCGCTCTTACTTCTTGTTTTTTTAGTAGTGACCACTTCTTCGGTCGCTCCAAACTTATTTTTCTTCTTGGCCATATTTCGAGTTACTCAAACCTAATAAAAAACCTAGATCAACGAAAAAACGAGATAATCTACGACTAAAAGTCTTGTTCCTCCTGTGCATTGTCATGTGAACCTGTTCGTCTATCGTATCTATCACTTGATTACAGTGGGTAATCTGATCCTGAACGTGTTCAATCTCTGTAGATATGCGATTGACTTCGTTACGAAGCTCCTGTCTAGCGGTTGAAATAACACTGCAACTTGATTGCTGCTTATTTTTCTCGTCTTCCTTGACTTGATTTTTTGCAAACACAAAACTGCTCGGAAGTGCATCCGCCATAATAAGACCTTGAAGGTAAGAGTTTAGCCGTAACTCAGCTAGATTACCATTTTGTCACAAAGTCAAGATACAAGTGATATCAAAAAAAAAAGCGAAGGTGTTACCCTTCGCTTTTCTTAGAGGACAGTGTGTGCGACTTCGCACTAGCAAGCCACAAGCAAATCTACTGACGTTAGCGATGCGACTGTACACTCGATCAGCTCGCCTTGAACGGACAGAATCACTAGGTCGTCGCGGAACTCATGGACATGCCCGTAAACCTGCATGCCCTTGAGATCACCGTAGGCGACACAGGCTAGCACCTCTGATTTTGAATCGACCAGTTCACTCGCCGCCTCTGTCATCTCAGCTTCCGCGCTGCTCAATGTCAATTCAGACGACTCAAGTGAGCCGTGTTCTGTGTAGAGACACAAAATGTCCAAAGCATTGCGATATTGTTCAATCAGCTTATATGTCCGTGCACTCATGGATTAGCTCCTTTAACTCGAAATAAACAGACCGGTTGCGAGTTGTTGGCAATTATTAAGCCAAATCGCCTGCAAAGCAACTGAAAACTTATCGATAGACAAACTTTTTGCAGAAAAGTTCGTCAAAAAGTGTAGGATCCTGCGCGATTAGTGTGTTTATTCAGGCAACTTCGAGCAGCACTAAACCGCATTCGGTCCTACGAAACAACCAAGTAAACGACTGATTAGCTACGTTTAAGTACGTCGAACTACCTACTCTGACGTTGTCGCCGACGCTCACAACCAGCGAAGAGGTGGGCTTAATAAATCGCATAACGACTTGCTTGTCAGTCTTGATGGCGAGATATCTCCCTAGCTTTTCCTCGGGGATCATTTCCTCGCCAAACTTACTTTTTAGCTCAAGTATCTGAGCATCAGAGAGCCCGTACTGCATATAGAACCAGTCAAAGCGATCCTCGACCGCAGACGGTAAGCATTTTTTTATTAGTAGCTTGATTGCCAATATCAGCCTATCTAGCCGACTACTTTTCACGCTTCCGCTTCCTTAGTTTTTTCTGTTCTCGTCGCAGCTCATCAACGTATTTGTCAGCTTCTCTGACTGCTCTTTTAAAAGTGTACTCCATTGAATACAACTCTATAGCGCTACCCCATTCCAGGAACCTTCTAAATTCTCTTCTAGACTCTTTTACATCAGGTACGTCTATCGGTAACACCTGAGAGCAAAGTTCTTTGAATTCTATCGGATACTCTTTATCTAGCACGTCGAGCAACACCTTCCATTCTGGAAAACTGTTGCTCAACGCTGTACCTACCAGAGTTCCCGAGGGAGTGAGTAACTGGTCACCTCGCATCCATCTACCTTTACGGTAGTAGAACCGGTGATCGTTTTTCGGAGGATGATACTGAATATGGCCCGTCTTGTCTGCTAGAGATCTTATTTGACCTGAAAACTTATCAACGAATATCTTGTAATCGATTCTTCGAAGATATCTGACCAATTCATCCGACGAGACCATTTCCTAAATTAATCCTTTCCCTGAAACCTATTCAGTTTGTGCTAGTTAATTAGACGGCACAAACGAGTAATAAAACCTCGGACTATGTCGAAACTCTAAAATACCTTTGACACCGTCAGCCTTTCTGGTGACGGTTACAAAAGGAGCCGAGAAACTGTGAACTGTAAATTCTTCTTGTAGCTCTTGTGTGTTCCAAACTTTCCCAACCATCTTTTCTAGTTCTTCTCTAGCAAGATCTACAGGCTTGTTTTCTTCTGTCATTTTATGCATCCTCGTGTAAGAAGTTATTTTGACGAATCTCATGCAGCGTCAAATACGCCATGTGATTTGAGTAAACGCGTTTAGTTCGCTCAAACCTATCAACCCAGCGACATTCATCTGCGTTTGCAAAAAAGTAGAACTTGCTGACTAAACTTGCCAGCAAATTTCGGTCCTTTTTTACCTGAATACAGTAATAAGCCCTATCCTTATAGACAACTACACCCAAACACGGCATTAACTCTAGATCTGTATTGACCTGCGTAGTTGGGTTTTTAGCTGTTCGCTTCAGGGCCAAGAAAGATTCAACTTTGTTCCTCGCGTCTAGCTCGAACTTCCAGGTATATCTCGACGCCAACCAAGAACCGCCAAGGTTTAGAAGATCATCTTTCCAACACAGCGGCGTGTCTTCTAAAAACAAATGCCGCTTATCTGGAGAAAGCTTTAACCGGGGAATCCAATTTTTCTTTTTACGCTTCGATCGCATTTTAATCTTCGAATTCTTCTATCTCTTGCGACGACTGCTTGATCTCAGCAAGTTCCATCGCTATTGCGCCGTGGAACAAAGTTCTAATGTGCTCAGTGTCGCTAGGTGAAGCACATGATCGCAAATATGTTCTGAAATCAGCTGTCTTAATCACTCGAATGTCTAAGCAAGTTTGACTCTTCAGTGACGCCAGTGCTGCCATCTCCGCTTTTGCCTTAGTACTAAAAGGCCCCGACAACGTATGTCTAGCGTGTGCAGAATATCTGGCTTCGAATTTTCCTGGGTTGACCGTAGTCAACTTATACACACGTTCAGCCAGCACGTAGAAGCTGTTCAGCTTGCTTGTACCGACTCGTCCATTACTGGACTCTCCTCTTAGTACTTCTAAGTACTCGGCGAATTGTAAATCAAAATCTGTGTTAGTGACTATTTTTGATCTAATAGCCATATTTGTTGTTAATCCTCAAATTCGTCATCCCAATCGTCATCGTCATCATCGTCGTCATCGTCATCCCACTCCTCGTCCTCCTCATCAGCATCGTCGAGATCGTCGTCCTCCCAATCATCGTAGTCGTCATCATCGTCGTCATCGTCGAAGTCGTCGTCAACATCATCTATGTCCTCCATCCATGTATCGTCACTGGCAGAACCTGGGCACATAGGTATGCATTCAACTTCAGCAAAATAATCATCGGACATGTGTGCCAAGTTATCTAAACTATCTGTCATCTTTAAATCCTCAAGAAAAACCACGAAACAACAAATATCAACGACTTATCGATACTTTTTAAGTGTCACCAGCTATATCGACCCAATGTAGTAGCTGAACCAAGTTGAACATATCTGACGCGTAAGTAATATCATCAGGACATACGGCACAGACAGTAAACATGTATCTAGCCGCTTCACTGATTGCAAATCGATTAGCGATTAATCTTTGCTTGTTTTCCATGTTACTATCAATACGAAGAACGACATAGGTAGCGTCCATCTCATGCTTACCGTCTTTTCGCTTAACGTCGTACTCGTTGTAAAAACCTTGCAAATTTTCAGAAGCTACTGGCAGCTCTACCTTATTAAAATCGTACTTGACTTTATCACTTCGCACGAAAATAGGCTCGCCAGATAAAGTCGCTGACTCTTCAAGCCTTTCGTACAGCTCAGCTTGTCCAGGCTTCTTAGGAACCATTCGTAATACCGCAGTGAATTTTTTCCCTACAAATTCGGGATCATCACCAATAACCTCGCATGCTATCTTCAACATAAGCGCTCGATCGTAGGATCCTACAAAACAGACAGATGTGGGCAACGTGTTGTCGCCCACATCTGGTGATTATTTATAGCACAAAACAAAAAACTAGACTAGTTTATTGCCCGGTTTGTTGGACTTGCAATTCTTCCTTTACTCTTTCTAGAGTCTCGACGGTGTCGTCAAATGTAGCCGCTTTCTTGAGAAACCCATCTAGCTTACTGACCAACTTATTGATCGCGGCTTGCAGCTTTTTGTCTTTAGTTTGCTTTGCAATCTTCTTGAAAAGCTTCACTGACTCCTCACAACCAACAGCTAACTCTGGTGCTGTACGTATTAGTGAATGTGCAGGTAGCTTTCCAGCATACGGAAACGCAGCTAGATCCTCACGTAAATACAGAATCATTGTGTCCGCCGCTGGATTTTTCTCGTCAGTAGCTGCAAACAATCCACACAGCCATGGTTGTTCTTCTGCGGGAGTCAGGTTGCTTTCGACCTTGTATCGCTTCCAAACCCAAGGTCCAGGAGGAACTTTACCCCATCGGTAGAGTACTGGTTTCTTTTCTTTGACCTTCTTCTCTTTCTTCCCTTTTACGACTTTCTTTTCGACCTTCTTGTCAGTCTTTTGCTTCACTTTCTTTTTTGCCACTTCAAATCCTCTGATGGAAATAAACGAAACGGAACAAACCTACACGATAGATACTTCCGAATCAACCTCCCATACTCTCTTCTCGAAGTATCCGATTAACCTGCTTGATCTTTTGACTCAAACAACTCATTTCGTCTTTCATACGAAACATATCGTCATTTAGTCTTTTTAAAAGCAGAGCATAAGCATCTGCTTTTTCTTTGAACATATTTAGTGACTTAATCCTTGCCACCTGGACAACAGCACAATTTTGCTCGAAGAAACGCTTGTCTTCGTCAGACGCTTCGCTCAATAACTTTGTGTGAATACACATCACCTGCTGCGAATCAATTTTTCGATCTATAACGCCCAGCTCTATAACTGTGCCATGCGGAGTTACGACGTAATAGTCGATCAAGTCACTTAGTCGCATAGAAACAAACCCTAGCGGTTACTTGTCGCTAAGCATGCTTTGTTCAATCACGCCACGGACGTGATTAACAACATCTTTCGACAACTTGTTAGTAAGCTTCTGCTCAATAGTAGATACGATATTCTCAGCATAGTCAGACACTACTTGATTCATGACAGCGTTAACCAGATACTCAACGCGAGAAATACCAACAGCACCAGATGGTTTGCCGGTTGTCTTGTTAACTTTTCTTCTCATGTACTTGTCGGTGCGCGATTCAATAAGCTCAGCTAACGTCATCGGCGGCTTACTAGGATCATTAGGCTCGCCAAACTTGTTGGTCTCTCGAACGCATACTTCAACAAGTGCACTAGCGATATGCCCTTGAATAAGCTCTGTCACTTTGTTAGAAACCTGCCTGTTGACTTCCTCCGATACTTCGGTCGTGAAATCGAACTTCTGTGTAACTGTTGAGCTACCGCCGTCGGTCGACTGTGAAAGTAGACCAGACAGTAACTCCGACGTAGCTTGCTTAATAATCAAGTTCTTGGCTTCGTTCTCCGTAATGCCCATGAGCTTCAAAATTTCTTGCAGCTTTGTTGGTTGTGATGCCTTAACGGTTGCTGCTTTAGTCGTACGTAAAGTTGCTTTCTTTGCCATGATTTACTCCAAAAAAAAAAGCGATAAGCTGGGCTTATCGCTTCAATGAAAACGGTTCGGTAAAAGATTTCAACATTCCCAAACTAGTCTCACCCGGTTATCCCAGGTTTCTCGATATCTTTCGTATTCATCAATAAAACTCTGAGGAAAACACGACACCCACTCACAGCGAGGGCAAACAAACTGTTTTTTATTTCGGCACCATAACACGCGAGACAAAGTAAAACAATTACTGTTGCCGCAATAAGGTGCATAATGTGGTCTAGTGAGTAAGTTCTGCTGCACTATCGATCTAGTAGACATCTTCGTCATCAAAAAAGACCTCTGAGGCTGTAAATATTCCAAAGTAAACACCAATGCAGCAAACAATCTTCAGTAAGTGTTCTGATGGAAACACCAAGTCGTAGCACTTACATACGTCGATGGTAATTAGAGCTATTACCGAGCCAAGACCTATACCTAAACAAAATCCTTGTAAAGCGTTGAATTCAACGTCTTTCAACTTTTTCATGCCTAGTCCTTTGCGGCTTACGTAAATAGCAAAAGCTACCCCAGTGCGTAAGCTACTACTGTAACCTTATCTTCGGTCGCGTACGATCCTTTTTTGATTAACTTTCGATACGTAAACAGATCGATCACATCGTCTGAGTCGATCTCGATAACCTTTTGTTCTTCTGTGTCGCCTACTCTCACTGTTACACGAACAAATGGACGCAATTTTGTATCGCTGGGTACGTGCAGTGTCCAGCCGGTTTCCAACATGCCACAAAGCATTCTTAATGTTTTGTGCGGAACTGTATTACTCATTTGCCGTCTCTGTTTGCTCTTGAACGTTGTCTTCGTAATGTTGCGTCGTAACGCTATTTTCTACACCAGGACCTGCGTGCCTACCAGAATCAAAACCGAAAGGAAATCTCTGCCTCGAATCGTTGATCACCCATAGATGATACTGGTTAGCCATATTAACCAAACGCGATTCCGCCGGAAACAACTCAACGGCTTCATACTCAGGACCAACTAATTCGTTTTTGATCCTCTGTAGATGATTCCAGTTAACGATCGGTTTCTTATCGTGCCGCTTAATACTCAAGTGGATAAACCCAACTTGATCATATGTTTCTTCTGGCAACGGATCTCTTCTTGCGACTTGATAAAGATTGTTGACGTAAGTCTTTGCCTGTACCAAGTTCTTAGCCAACTGTCGAATAATCTCTTCGTCTGTCTCGTCTATTTCTCTACCCGTCTGCTTTCTGTAAGTCTCAAGAATATTGGCTTCTTTAACGTGCGTGACAGCTTCTTGAAACGTCATCGATGGTACAAGCTGAAACTTAGTCCAAATTGCTTGTGATTCTTTTTTTACAGCAGAACTTTTGTGATTCTTCTTCTTGTTACTTTTTGTCATGACAATCCGGCGTATATGGTGAAATTAACTATGGCTATACATGACTTCATGTCGTGCAACGTACCGTTTGGTTTTAATTCCAATGTATTGAAATCACAAGAATCAAAACCACGATGACAAAACCCAAAACAATCCGAAGTTAGTTCTGACAGTTGGTTGTCCAACTCGTCTTCATTTGACCAAACTTCCTGTGGGATGTTTACGACGAGTACTTGACTAGGCAATCCGCAATCTTCCTGCGGCTCTGCTTCCGTATCCCACTCAATATCCGTCACTAAAAAGTTCTTATACATAATGCTCCTCTTAAGCGCAGGATCCTACAAAAAAAAAGAGCCGTCGTGGTTTGATCACGACAGCTCCCAGGAAATCGCTACGATCACTCGTAGGACTGACCAATAAACTAGGCAAACAATAAATCTGTGTCAATATGGGTTAACGATAGATGCTACAAAGCCATTGAAACAAGCTGGCATCTTCCAACCAAAGCCCAGGCTTGAAAAGCAACATACTGACTACTATCGCCGTCCAAAGCAGAACCCATATCTGCGTACGTGACTCAAGACTCGATTGCTTCATTTTCCTGTCCTTGTTAATGAACGAGCAGTGTTTGTTAGTTTGTACTAACCAACGAAAGTTGTCTAGCTGTTGATTCTCTCTTCCGCTTCATAAAAGCGATCGATGCATCCGTTCGATAAAACACCTCCGGCATCTCATCCATCCGGAATCGAACTTCTTCAATCCTGTCGGCACGAAGTTTAATTAAACCGGCTGTAGGCGTATCCAGCGAGCCATTGACACTCAAAGCAGCCATACCTAACTGCTTACCAGTGTAAGCTTCTACGATATTGATTTTTGCATACGTCGCCAAAGCAAACAAAACGTTTTCGTTCATGATGTCCTTTCAAAAAAAAAACGTCAAGCCAACCTAGCTCGACGCTCAGTGATTAATACTTAAATGCTAAATGCTTACAGCAATTTATCTTTGCCGTTGTACATCCACACAGACACTCTTATGACTACTAACACTAAAAACAGTACAACAGCTGCAGGTACCGTGAACAACACAAACCAAGGTATTGCCGCTAAAGATTGATCATCATAAGGATCACCAAATAACGGCCCCCAGATCGCGTAAGTAAATACCACAATGAACGGACTGGCGGCTAACAATAAACAGCCTACAAACGCATTGATCACAAAATTGTTGTACCATTTCATAGCTTTACCCCGTCTAACCGACTGCTAAATTTATCTTTCGCTATTCTCTGCTATTTCGAACTCAGTTATTTCGATTTGTTCTCGAAGATCAAAATATTTCTCAGTCCATTTTGTATCAGCCCTTTTGCACCCAAACGCGTTGACTTCACATGTATGCAGTGTACACAACGGCCTTAAATAAGGAGGAAGCGTACACCCTGAGTCACTCATAAACGGTAACGTCGGATGATCTGTTTTGTACTGCGTCACGTCGATATTTTTCAGCTCAGCTATTTGCTCAGCCATGTCGCAGTACGCATTGTGACAGCAAGAATATGGCACTCTGCAACTTGCGCATTCTGGTTTTGTTAACTCGTACATTTCGTTGTACAAGTCTTCAAGCTTTTTCTGGTCGCTCATCATTGTTAACGCTTATTTCACGATTACTATCTGGTAAATATCGATTGAGCGTCAGATCATTAATCTGGCTGATTTCATAGTCCAAAAACTTGATGACGCTATCAAAAGTTTGTTCTTCTTTGTCGTACTCAGCCTCTATTTCCGCAGTGCCTACGATCTGCCAAGAGGCTGCAGCCGGTAAATCTAATTCTGTCCTGAAGTCTATTTCGCTAAGCTCGCTGTACATCCACTCTTCTTTAAGTACAGCCTTTTTGTGATTGACCAACTCTAACCCTGGATAGAACACAAAACACAGCGAATCAAGGCCAGTTTCTTCTTTAGGGATAACTACCCTGAAATGAAAATTTGCTTTGGTAATCACACTAACCTCTTTCTGCCAAACAGCTCTAGAGAAATAATTTCCAAACAACAATCCACCGATTTCTCGTTTATAAGAGACTAGATTAACCGGCATAACTCAGCCTTGTTTTTTAAAGTTCTTTCGTCGCCTAGTTGATCGCTTACTTTGTTGCTTGTTCATATCAGAAAGTAATCTGAATATCGCTGGTTTGTAGTCTTTGCCAGCGTGATACTTATAGAATTCGTGAACATTAGCAAAGCAATCGATGTTCAGTCCGACTGCTTTTCTTGCGTCATCACCTCCAGGCGTGTTATATGCGCTTTTACACTGCATATACATCGTAGCTAGCGCACCAGCACACATTGCGGTTCTCGGATCGTCAGGACCTTTATCTTGTAAGTGACAAGCAGGTACTTCGTTATTGTCTACCGCATCTGCGTACATCTCTGGAGGATAACCACCAAGCCAACCCTGTGGACTATCCTTACGCCATGGGCACTGGTTGCAAGGTTTTGTATGCTTAAGCTGCATCTTTCACTCTGGAATAATATGTAAAGCTTCAATATCAAGCAACTTTTCTCTGACGCTATAAACGTCGGTATACCAATAATCGCCTTCCTCATCTACAACATATCTGTTGTCGTCATCCGCTGGATCTTCTTGAGGTCCAAACTCCCCTGCGTCGATCAGATTAGTTACAAGGATGTCTGTTTCTTTGTACAACTCAATTAACAACGACTTATAGTCGATTGCAGTCTCGTTTGGATCCACCGGCTCTATCTGTATACCGTCAGCATTTGCGATGAGTATCTTGCATGCTTCCGATAAAATTTCGTCGCGAACATCTTCGATATCGATATCTGTTGTATCAAGATCGACAACCACGGTTACTCGCATTTGCATAACTCAAGCCTTTTCGAAAATAAGTTACTATATCCGCTAGAGTGTTTTACTAACTACTAGCTGAAATAGCGTATTGACCAAGAAAAACATAATTTGAGACAGCATAACAATAGCTGCTGCTACGATAATCAACAAAACAAGAACTTCAATCACTGTATCGCCGATCTTGTCATGTTCTAAAGAACTTTGATTATCTGTTATCTCTTTAGGCGGTTCGTACGGGTTCAATCTGTGCACTCCTTGCCAGTAAGCAACGACTATTTTATTTTTTCCAAGTTGCTCGAACAGTTTTTAAACTTATTCAAGTGATACTTCTCATCAGCGAAAGCAGCAAAAGAGCCGATAACTACATGACTCTCTGTTTTTTCCGCTTTCAAGAAACTGTCGGATTTCTTGACGCCTGCTGTAGTTATGCTGAGCTTGATTTGTCTAGAAGCGCCGCAATACGAATACGTAATATCAAGTTCGTCAAAGCTATTATCGAATTCACCAAGTATCGTATGTGCAAACCTCTTATTAGTCATGAGTCTTGTTAACTTTATCGCCTTAATCAGATCAAGCACCACCGACAAAGAAACAACTATCAACAAAATCAAACTGACTGAGCTAAACATGTCGTGTTCTCTCTAAATAACAAATAGGGATTAGCGAGCTGAACTTTTTGATCTACGACAGTTACTGCTGTCTTTATCCGCGATCGAATCGATTGAACGCTGTAGTTGTTGTACACAAGAGTCAATATCGTAAATCCATTCATGAATAGTGAATTGATGCTCAACCTGAGCTTGGTCACCATACTTTGTCCAGTAGCTGACCTTTAACTTGATGAAACCTTTTTTATCGTTATCGCAGTTAAACGTCATTGTGGTATCCATCATTTGGCTGTCCCAAATAATTTTTTCCCACAACCGCAGTAACGAATACTGCATTCGACGTTTCTTGGTACCGATATTTATTAGCAAGTAAACAAACGAGTGACCACAAAACAAACGCTCACAAACCCATTTAGCTGCTAACGTTCCGCAGATGCCTAGCAGGACTGCTTCGAAACTTGATATCGTCTCCATCTTTCCATTCTCCTGATTCAAAAAAAAAAAGCTACCTAGAGTTAGGTAGCTTAGTGTGTTTCGAGTTATGTGTCAAAACTACTAACCATCGCTTACTTCTTTCCCAAGCAGACCGCGACCCGACATTTGTCTAAATTTATTATCTGGCATTTTTGCAAAGAACGTATGATTATCCGCCCATTGTTGCAACGGAGGCATAGTAGCTACCTGCTCAAATCCAGGTGAAGTTGGTTTTGGTTTTTTGAACCTTGATAAAAATCTAGCCATAAATCCTGTCTTTTTAACGGGCAAAAGTCTATTATCGGTACTAATATGCGATGTTACAGGGCCAAGTGGTCCAAATTTTCTCAATGTGTTTTCATCTGTCGCAGCAACAACACCTGTGCCACGACTATATCCTTCAGCTACGTCAGGTCGAGGTGAATACCAGATCGGTTCATTTTGCGGTGTTGCTGGAAACTCTAACAAACCCTTATATCTCATATTATCCCCAGTAGGAAGATCTACTGGTTTGATATTACTTCTTGACCTATCTACGTAAGCCCCAACGTACATGTCTTTTTTAGCGGTATCAACTAACTTTTTTCGTCTATAAAGTTCCATAAGCGCAGGATCCTGTTTCACTCGATCCCATATACGCTTCTCTTTTCTATCTGCATAACGAGCTATCCTTTGTGTAAATTCAGGGGTTTGTACCCTGGGCAAGTTATCTTCTATATTGAATTTATCCCAATCTTGCTGCGAAAATATTCCTGGGTTTCTTTTAGCTAAACTACCCAAGTACTGTTGATACCTGTATTTCAGTGTCAAAGATCGGGATCTAGCCGTACTTGATGGAGTAGACAGGTAAGTGGATTTTCCACTTTCAGGCAAAATAGCGTCAATATGTGGTAAACGTCTTTGAGATATCTGTCGAAGATAACCAGTGTCTGACTTAGCTTTGCCTATACGTCTGGCTAACTCTTTAACGGCTGCAGTGTTACCCGACACGTTCTCATTAAGTCTTGCCAAACTTTTAGCGGCGCGTAAAGATCTAGCGCCGATAGCTTGTTTTTGCAGCCATAATGAAAACCGTCGATGATCAAACATACAAATACCGTAATTTATCTACGCGCAATTAACTTTTTCCAAGCATACAGCAAATCAGAAGTATATTGTGTTATTACGGCTGACTGTTTTTGTATAAACCTGTTTCTACCTTTGCTAGCCTCGTAAGCGTCTAGTTTGTTTAAATACATTTGCTTTTGCTCGTCGCTTATATCAGTCCTAGCCATGATCATTCCACGACGACCTGCTGGCATTCTTGATGTACCATCTGCGGCAAGACCATATCTTGACCGACCAGCAACAACATTCTGCGGATTAATCACAGAGCTTGTTGGTATGCCGGTTGTTGTTCTTAATGCTTGTTCGCCAGACTGTCCTGGTGATGGTGTTGCACCTACGCCGAACGTTCCACCTCCGACGCTACGTCTTGTATTTGTACGTTGAATTACTCCGCCTGGAGTTACACCAAAACCGGCGTTGGCTAGTTCTTGCCGATCAGTTTGTCCGAGTGATTTGTTTCTCGCAGCGGCTTGATTATTAACTCTGATGCCGTTGTAAGTCGTAGGATTTCTGACGGTATTAATAATGGCGTTTTGTCTGGTTGTTTTTGGTGATACTGAGTTCGCTGTAGCTACAGCAGGTCCAGCTAAATTACGTGAACTTGAAGCCGATACCGGTGTATTTGTTCTGGATGGTGGAGTAAATTTCGGCAAAGAACTAGAAGTAGTAGTTGTATTTACTTGCGGCGATGACGATTGCGTTGACGCAGTCGATCGAGTTACAGTTGGCCGGGTTGCGGTTGTCGTTGATCTAACAGGTGTCGTAGTTGCTGGGGTGTTTTCTGTCAAGGAACGACTGGGAGCAGCTTGCGTAGGTCTTTGCGGTGAATACACACTAGGCATGCTGTGAACAATTCGACTTCTTGTTTCCTTGTCTATATCTTCCTGGGAAAATGCGCGACCAAAAAAATAATTTCGATCTTCTTGAGCAGGATTACTACGTAATAGGTTATCAGGATCGAAAAAACGACGCTGCTTGGTAGCCCACACATCTGCGTCAGTAATATCAAAATTGTCAACTCCTGTTTGATTCTGGTAATTAACTCCAGAACCGAATTCTTGTTGGGCTGCTTGATTGTTACGAGATAAGTCAGCTGGTGATAGTGGAGAATAAACAGGCATTCCGGCTAAATTGCTGTTTACAGATGCTGGAGAATTGTTGATATTAGCTGCCAGCTCATTAAGATCTTTCTCCCAAAACAATCTTGCATTATCGTGGAGCCTACCGACATATCGTCCATTTCGCTTAGATCGTTGCAGGCCGGTTCCTAGAGGGTCAATAAATGAATCAAACGGCTCAGGTCTTGTAGGTATGTTAGTTTTACCCCATTGCCTATAGTCATAGCGGTCTACGGGTTGGTTAGTATCTATACCCATAAACTCTTGCTCAGCTGGATCGTTAGTTACAGGAAAAGAGTATCTGGGGCCTGCCAGTGTTGGTAGTATTTCTCTCCTGTTGGCAAGAACAAACGGATCGTTCGCTTGCTTAAACTGTGTAAACAAGCTCGGCTTGTTATGTAGGCCCAAGTCAGTGCTGTAACGTGGATTGCTCATAAAATGTCTCGCTGGTTTTCCAAGTTCTGGTAATACTGTCGAAATGTTGGCCGGATTAGAGATAGGCTTGAATCGCTCAGCAAACGATCGCCTGAGCTGTCCAAAGATTCCTTTTTTTGTAGGATCCTGCGCAGGGTCAGTAAGGTCAATACCTCTTGATTTTAATGCAGTCAGTAAATCAACATCAGCTTTTTTACTCATTCGAGCAGGCTGACGTTTGTTGTCTGAATCAAAACCAAGATGTTTGTACATCGCAACTAAATCCTGAGTCGACAGATTTTTGTCTTTGTACGGATTAGCAAGTAACCTAATAGTCTCGCCTTTATGCTCTCGTTCAAGCATAGTCACAAGTTTTTTAGCTAATCCTTGCCGTCTATGTTCTGGTGACACGTACAGCCCGGATAAGAATGGTCCGTCTTTCTCGAATGACTCTGGGCGATAAACAAGGTACGCTACGTTCTTGTTATCTAGATGAACGTCAAACCGCTTGCGTAAGTCCTGCTTAGTTCCATCACCTGGGTCATCTACTCGACTAAACACATACTCACTGCTTTGTTTTTGCAGCAAGTTAATAACATCCTCCGGCGAGTCTTCGCGAGTACGATAATGTAAAGTACCGGGCATGTTTTTGAACTTAAGCATGCTCCTGTAATTGTCGTTGTATATACGTCTTCCCATGTCGTAACGACGCTGACGGATACTTTCGTCCCATGGTTTTTGTTTTGCTAAAGCTTTTGCCTCAACCCTAGCTATCCTTTGATCAAGTAACTGACGTAAAGGCGTAGAAACATAAACCCTTGCAAAACGAGCAAGGTCTTTGAAAGGCAAACCAACTAACTGAGTGCCTTCAACAATCGTAGGTTCTTTAAGTCCACTTAGTGCGTCATTAGCTATCATTTTTCGAATAGCTAAGAAGTTTTTACGCTCAGGAGTTCCTTTGATAAGGTGCAAGCTTTCTGGGTCTGAACGGAACAGATCGTGCCAAGCAGGGTGTTTATCAAGCGAAACAAGCGGCTGCTGTAGCCTAGTCGCCAGTCGCTCGGCTAGCGTTGACTTACCTGAACCACTATGTCCGCTAACAAGAATGGTTCTAAGCAGAGAACCAGCTTGCTTCGACAAACGGTGTGCGATAGATTGGTAATCGATAGACATCATTGGCAGCTACAAATAAGGATTACTCTCGCAGCTTTCTGACAATTTCTTTAACGTCAGGCTTATCGCTTCTCATACCAAGACCAATAAGACCAGCAGCAGAGCCAGCTAACGCTAGCGGTTTAGCAGATCGCATTGCGGCCATAGTTAGACCACTACGTAACAGTGCTTTTCTGTAGTTGGCAGGCAAATCGGAACGAGCAATTAACTCGTATCCAGGAAGATGTCTAAGATCTTTCGGCAATGCATTATCTGAAGCTGGCATATCCCGCACACCGTCCATTACGCGACATATACCACCTGCACAAACTGCTGGATTGTTTTTATCCGACGACAACCCAAGTATATTTCTCAAGAACGTAACCGGCATGCGTAACGTACTAATAGAAGTACCTACAGCGTTCGACATGTTCTTTCTCATTTGCGCAAGATCTTGATCAGATAATTCTTCAATAGGTCTATACACAAACGACGTGTAGGCAGGATTTTTGAGCTGTTTGACCGTATAGTCTACATCGCCTTGTAGGGCCTTATTTATTCCGTGACGTAAAGCGCCCGCCGTAGGACGATGATTTGGACCTTCAATACGATCAACAAATTCTTTAACCTTTCCGTAAGTCTCAATATCTTGATTTATAGCTTCTCGTAATAGCTGAATGCTGTTTCTGGGATTAGACAAAGCCTGACGTAAAACATCTAAGTTTAGACCTTTGTTACGCCTTTGCATTAAACTTCTGGTTACTTTGAATTGATCCAGCCCTAATCCGGATTTAAGTGCTGCGAATGTTACTGGAGAAATAACGCGACTATTTATTGGTCGGTAACTCAATTCGCTTGTGGCTGCAAAACCAGGCACAAACTCAGCAGGCTTACCATCTAATCCTTCGACAATCATTGAAGCATGCGTTTGTCCTGGTGAGCCTTGTAAAAAAGACAACCACGGCATGCTGTTTTTTATGCCCTTCAGTTTCGCATCAGCTATTCCATCAATAACACTCACATCGTCTGTCAAAAAAATATCACCGACTCTGGGAGAGTAATCATCAAAGCCAAATCCTTTTAGATTTTTAGCTTCTTTGTAATCAAGATAGGTCTTTCGCAAATCCGAAATCGGCGCACCCGCAGATAATCCAGAAGCTAAACCTAGTGCGGTACCAGAACCGGTCAAAGCAGCGTCTCGCACATCATCTACTGTAATATCATCTGCACTTGCTGAGTTTTTATTTAGCATTGACATCAAAGCAGCAGTACCGACGCTACTGCTCACGGCCCCAAGAAGCATTCTTTGATTCGGCGTAAGCTGCTGAAACTTGTTGTGAATATTTGTGCCAATGTCAGCTAAAGGACTTGACCTAAGTTTCTCCATAATAGATCTGAACGGAGAATCTTCTGTAATTGGCGGTATAGTGTTACCGTCGTTGAAAAACCCTATACCAGCTCCGGTAGCGCCGGAACCCACAATAGCAGCCGTTGATTTTGGATTACGTTTGATCGACCCAAGTATATCTTTAAGTGAAAACAACGATGGTTTCACTTGCGGCGGTTGATAGTTGTCTAAAATATCTTGATCGGAACCGTATGGGCCAGTTGGTTTCGCTTCCGAGCCAAACAACGTCTCGTCTGGAGACAACGGTTGACCTTGAATACTGGGAGGTTCTAAGACAGCACCTCTTTGCGTACTCCTTCCTCGCGGCTCGACAGGAATATCTACGCTACTTGAAGGTGTAATCGGTGTAACCGCTGCTCGCTGTGCAGCAAGTCTTTGCTGCAAATTATCTATCGCTTGTTGTCGCTGATCCAAACCAGTTTGCCGCAGTACATCAAAATCACTTTCCCGTCCAAGCAATCGCTGTACAGGTTGAGATCGTTGTCTGCCGCCAAGAACTCTTTCAAAAAGATTCGACGGCAGTGTATCTGGATTACCTGGAAGCAGGCCATTTTGCATCATGCGTCGTAACGTACGCAATCGCAAAAAATCATTACCTTGGTCCAGTTGTCTATTACCCAAAAACCGCTGAAGCGTTCGTAGTTCGCGAGGATCTAACCTCCTACCAACGTTTTGCTCCAGCAGTCTTGCAAAATAGCGAGTACCGGCACCAATAGCCTGCTTTTCGAGGAAGATCACTTGACACCTAGCCAGTCTGGGATCGTAGATTGAATATCACCTTCGACCCATTCTAGTTTATCGGTGGGGTACCGTATATCGTCGATTGTACGACTGAACAGGTAGACCGGCTTCTGCGCTTGATTAAAAGCAGCAACCAATTGGTTTGTCCACTGAATAGTCAGCGTCGTACCCACGCACAAACATTCATCAAAAATGCTTGCAAGCTGTTCGATCTGTCCAGGCAATCGCACAGACATCCCGAGCAGTACAACATCCGGATACCCAAACCCATAAGTCTGTAAATAGGCTGGTACAAGACTATCGCCAAAAGCACGAAGCTGGTTCCTGCGAACTGTTTGACAACCAAAAAAGCCAGTCTGCGTTCGAAGAAGACTACCGTGAGCTTGCGCAATCATGGGAATCTTTTCGTCATGTTGATCCTTTTCAACAAATAGCTCCGCATCTAAACCGTCGACATTCTGCGTAATAACCATAGCTGGAATACCGCGATGTCTCTGTTGTCGTACATAACTATGAACAGCTTTGTGAGCTTCGGTAGGCTTTGCGTTACCAACCGCGTTAAGTATCGATTGATGCTGCACTGCCCACTTACAAACCCGCTTGACTCGTAATCTCAACAAGTCTTGAATATCTAGACGTACTTCGACGTTTGTATAGTCCGGAATACCTGCAGCCGTGCTGATGCCTGCTCCGAGTAAGAATAAGGTTTTCATTTGATTTTTTCCATTGGTTAGTAGTTTACAAATAAAAAACCTGTGTCACTTTTACGCGACACAGGTTGTAGCCTCAAAGCAGCGATCGTAGGATCCTGCGCTATTTCTCGATATCAGCGATAAGCTGATCGATCACTTTGTCAATCTGCGAGTTGTGTCCCTTGTTGTCCTTGAGCATCGACAAAAAGAACTCTTTGTAAATACCGTCAGTCAAGATATTGCTTGAAGTACAGTTTGGGTAACCAAATTCCTTCAAGTTCTTGACGCCTTGCTCGATGAGCCTAGCTCTGATTTCGCTGTCTTTCATCGCTGATTTTGTGCCTAAAATAAGTGATCCGCTTTGGTGACGTTTGGAAACTGCCGTTCCAAGAAACGTTCACCGGCTTGAGAAGAGATAACATTCAAGTCATCGCCCATACGATTAGCCACTACGTGCAGAATAGTCAGCACATCTTGCAGCTCTTGAAACGCTTCCTCGCGCCAAGACCTACCGTCTCGACGTTCAATGTCTCGATTAACTGCGCCTGCAAACTCACCAATTTCTTCTGTGAGTTTAGCTACAAGCCGCATCCAACCTAATCGGCCAAACTGGTTTTCATGATGTCTGGCTACAGCTTTAGTGATACTACGGGGCGGTTTAGGTTCAACTGGTGGTTTAGCTGCAATAATAAACTGAGCGGCTACTTGCGCAACTTGATGCCGAATAGTTTCTAGCTCATCTACGTCTTGAGCAAAAGTAATTGTTTTTCTGTCTTGTAACGCAGCAATCTTTAACTGCACAGACTGCATTGCTTCACAAGCAGCGTGCAACGCTTGCTGGTTTATTTCAGTGGTCTGTTTGTTTTCGGTTTTGTTTGTTTTCTTGCTCATCAGTTTTAATCGCACTCCTTGGATTTGGCGTGTAACCGTTTTCAACACCTTCCTTCTCAAACTTACGCTGTAATCTTTCTAGTTGGTCTTCTACGTCTGGATAGATTCCAAAAACCCGTTTAGCGATCTCCACTAAATTAACTAGCGATGCCATCCACTCTTTGAGATTCTTACAGGGCTCGCCCTCACCGAGAGGTTCATGTACATGCTTCTGCAAATGCGCAATAACATTATCCTGACAGTGACCGGAAATAATATCGGCAGCAATACTGTTTAACCAATCAGATAGTTCGAGTTCTTTATCGCTTGTAGTAAATGACTGCTTAGTCTCGTTTATTTGACTCGAAAGCTCGATAACATGTATTGCGAGGCTACGCAGTAGTTGAGACTGCGCTCTAACAGCAACATGGGCAGGATAATTGCTGTAAATTCTCAGAGCTTTCTCGGCCAGTTGTTTTGCTTGCTCCGTGTCTACTTCGGTAGCTTTAATCCTGGCTAAGTGATTCATATACTCCAGTGGCATGATTATTTACTTTTCCTTGACTTTTGTTGAAATTGCTGCTCAGCAATAATAAAAGCAGCATGTCTTTTAGTGAAGTAACACCTATTCAGCTCGACGATCCTAACTACTTTTTTAGAATCTCTACGCGACAAATGAACTTGATTATCTTTTATCTCTCGTACAGTAAAAAACGGCCCATCGCCCCAACCGACAATATGCACAGACTTTCCGATGCCATTTTGTTGATGGTCTTTAAGCCAAACTCTTTCTTTTGTCATGAGAAGACACCGTTAAACAAATTTAGTTACGCCAGTAACAACAGCCGCAGCTTCTTGGTTGAACTGAACCCTGACAACTGCTAACTGCTCTTTTAAAACCTCGACAGTGCTCTCGTCGCAATCAAATACGAAACAAGCATTTTGACGCGGTTCATCGTAGCTCGATCCGCCGCTGAAAAATATCGTTTGACTGTATATCGAAACAAGTTTTTTGACTTCGCAGATATACTTTGCCCAGTCTTGCTGCGAAAGTTTATTGTCGGAATTACCGATCAATACGACTATTGTCATTGTGACACTTTGTTATGGGTAGTGTCTACTCTGGTTTTTGTTTTCTGATTCACGCTGTGAATGCGAATCCAATTTCCAGTCTCATTCTTAGCTAGTGCCTTAACCAAATTGATCGCTTTGGTTGGGTCTAGATTAGCTTTATACAATTCGAATTCGCCTTCTGATCGTTCGATGACGACTGCTCTAGCAGGGAAACCACCTAAATGAATCGACGAGTCGAGATCTTTGACGCAGTCGTAAAATTTTTGATTGTTTTGTTCGAACTTGTTCATGTTATTTGTGGCTTTACAGTAGTAAACTTAATACATAACGAAGCTGGCCTGAATAGCTTCAACTACCCAGGCCAGCTTTAGACAAAAAATACCAGTTAATCAGATTTAAGTAATCGACTCTGGTTCTTCCAAGATCATAACTTGTTCTTTGAGGCATTCAACCGTGTTATTGAACGCTTTTCTTAGCAACTCATCAGATATGTCTAGCGGATAAACGCTGCCGCTACGCGCCATACCAGCCATCACGCAGTCGGCGATAAATTCGAGCACATCCAGCAGGTTCACATCCTCTGGTACGCCGTCAGCTTGCAGCAAATGATGTCTGTGAATCTTTCTGTGATTGTCCCACCAACCTGTCTTCTCGAACTTTGTTTTAAAGTCCGAATAGAAGTGATCAATCTCTGTTAGCTTGTCGTAGTCGTGACACGCAGCTGCCTCAAAAAGCTTCGTGCTGAAAAATGCCATTGCTTTCGCTACGTCAGCTATGTGTTGTCGACTCGAATTAAGCAATTGCTGCTTATCTACCTTTGTCACGTCGCAAGTCCGAGTATCGGCTGTGGGTGACTTCCTGATTTCTATCATGTGTTATTTCCTGGTAAACAAGTGGTTTTGGCTAGTCAGAAATATGATTAGCTGCGAGAAAGCAACATGTTAACCCAATTAACCCTAAAAGCAAAGACCCGCAACTAACATGTACTTCATAAAGTCGCTCATTAAGTTAATTGCCTTTTTGATCCTTTTGGTTTAATCTGCTATCATATTCCTCGCACCAAGAAGGAACAGATCTAGGTTCGCCTGGACTGTCGATTTGCAACTAATCCAGTTCTGTAGGATCCTGCGCTTTTGTTAATAGCAATCCTCAGGGCCATCTACTCGCTCAATGCTTTGGCGTATGTTTGCCTTACAAAAAGGACATATCTGAAAATTTGCTTGGCCTATACTGATTGCATACAGAGTGGCCGAAACTTGACTGCACGCTTGACACAACCGACTATGCTCTTCACGAACGATAGTAAGATTACAACCACCTTTACCGCCTGCAAGATTAACTTGTTGTGGTTGTTTTGACTGCTTAGCCGGTCGTATTTCATTTCGCCATTTCAAAAATAGCTTTACAGACTTTTCTAGGTATGGTCGAAATCTAGCTAATGCCAACTCTGCTTCTTCTTCAGTAACTGTAAAACTACACCTAGGACAACAGTGCTGTTTTGGTCTAACGCCTTTTGGATGTTGAGGGTTAGTAATTGCCGTTTGATAGAACTGATCCGATGGAGCAAGGTATCCACAGCTAGGACAATGACCATCGTGCATAGCTCTTACAACACGGTGTAACGCTCTTGCTTCTTCGCCACCTGCGTCTGAGTCCAAGTTATAGTCAACCGCAACTTGTAATTGACGCAACCGTCGCTTGATGCTTTGTTTAGTCGAGCGACAAGCTATACGCAACGCAAGCGCTGTTGCTTCAGGAGAAACTGACGCCTTATCAAAGATATGATCAGGCATCTCGCCGTCGAATTCTTCTTCAGTATCGATAAGTTCGATAACTTTGGCTAAGCTAACTTGCGTATCTGTTATCTGTTCTGGACCCGCTGGACCATGAAGACCATTACTAAATCCTTCTGGAACCCCATCTGGTCCTATATTGTTTTTCCATCCTTTAGGCCAATTTGGATGTGATGAGTCTGCTAACGGCAGATTACAACCGCAGGAACAAAGCTTATATCCGTGCTTGTCAACACTTGTTTCACTGTTCTTTTTTAATTCCATATTGATTTCATTGATTAAATAATTGGTGTATTCATACGATCGACTGTTCTTTGAACTCATCATTTTTCTCTTCTCGCCCGCTGATTGCGAGCGATCAACTACTCTCAATTAGTGTTCGACTTATCGCCGCAGGTCATGCAGCACAATTAGACCTCTCGCATGCTCCTCACAGCGTGCAGTTGGCTCCTTTTCCCAACCCGGTTCTGTCGTCCCAGGTATAGGCTCGCAGTTAAAATCTGCTGGACGGGCACAGCCTTTGCGCTCACACATGTAACGCATTGGCTGTGGATGCTCACCAAAAGCTGATGTATTCATTTGCACTCCTTTCAATAGTGTTACGACCTAATAACGGCTGTCGTCGTCTGGGATAGCATCCTCCGTAGTCGCGACAATCGCCTCTAGCCTCTTTTCCAGAGCGTCAATCGCTCGCTGGTGCTGTTCAATTTGCGTTCGCAATGCGCCTTCGAGCCATTGCTTGGCTGTTTGGAAGTCGTGACAGATTCGCGTACCCTCAGAGGATCTCGCTACTCTTGATCCACGAAGCCACACGCTGCTATCGCTTACTCTTTCCACCTCTAGTCGCACCAATGGCTTTTGCCAACTGCTGTCGCGGGCGCGAAACATTATGACCTTGTCTGATTCGCTCATCACTACTCTCTTTGTAAATTTGACCGTCACTGTTTCGGGCCTTGGAAATGTTTCACCGCCAGCCCGCAACCAAAACCACAAGCAAACGCTGTGAAATTGGTAATGCAGCACGCCATGATCCAGCCAATTTCGTTGTCAATTATTATCATCTTCGTCGTCCTCGATTAGTTCCGCACACTCGCAAATTCGCCATATAACTTGATGGTCTTTCTGCCTTCTCTCGGCTTCCTCCGTCGCTTCTGTTTCGTCTAAAAATCCGCTGGCAAGCCTGAGTCGAGACGAACCTTCAGCTGACCAAAGGATACACCACTCGCCATAAAACGGCCCGTTGTCTGGATCGTTTCGGAAGCTCTCGACGTTTACTTCTGGTGCCATCACTTCTAGTCCCCTATATCTCAGTGACCGTCACTCCATCATCCACATGTGATGCCGCTGCGACTCCCTATCGCTAGCCATAGGTCGTGACAAATAAAACCGGACGACCGGATCATCGAATCTATTTAGTGGCTCAGTTTCGGGTTCGCCCCGCCACCTTCGCCACATAGCCGCACAAAATCCAGTATTCATATTTCCTCTCAAATACCAAGTGACCGTTAAACGAACATGCAGAGACCGCCTACGTCCCTATCGTGACGCACGCCGCACCAAGACAACTCTAAAATCTGTTCATCGGTCAAAGTCTCGACCTGATTGTCTTCCACGTCCAACCAAATCTCGTCGTGGCTCGCAGCCGCCACCATATCGCCAGTGCCTGGGAACAACTCATCCAGCAGCAAAAATGCGTGCAAGTCTGGTCGCTGGCTTCGCTTGTTTGCGACCTTGTTGAACTTCAAAAACTCGTCACCACCTTTCGTGACAGCTTCCCAACGCTCATGAATATCCATTTCCAAACCTCAAGTGTTAAGTGACCGTTAAATGCCGTCTCTCCGGCTGTCACGTTGATTATGCTTTGTGTTTCCCATCACGATTGGGCCGAGATAATCGGCTTAATACGAGAAGTTCCCCAACTATTGGGTTCACCACTGGTAGTCACAACGTTTTCACCCGCTGTTCACTTCAAAATGGATCGGGCAAGATTTACACCTGCACTTGGGTCGAGTGATTAACATCACCAGCGTCAAGACAGCTGCCGCGCTCGAAAGCGTAGAGGCTCGCCTGCTTTATTATTTCAGCCACCGATCCGCAACTTACAAACCAAGCACAAATTACTTAATACCTTCGTTGTACATCCACCAAAGCGCTGCGTAAAGTTGTTCTTTGTTATTCGCACAAAAAGCAACTGGCGATTCTTCGTGAGACATGCCTTCGAAATACCCTCGATCAAAACCAAGATTCATGTATTCTGGAAAAGGTTTCTTCAAAGGCGTCCAGCATCTCACGCACCAATCATGAAAATTACCACGAATCTTAGTTGTCACGCCAGCCACATCAAAGCGATAAACTGGCAGAAGCACAGATTTAGAAAAGTGCGTACCATCTACTGTCAACGTATCGCGTCTTTGTTCGTAGCTTAATTCTCCCTTACCGCTTGGAAGCAAACTATGCCAAACCATCTGTGCCAGTTCACCTTGTACCCAGTTGATTTGCCTCACTGCTGATCCAGCATATCTATACCTTTCGTCAGGCATATTAGTTAAAAGCCATTGGTATAGTGATATCTTCACCTCTGGATTACTAGGGGTTGTTACCATTGTTTTTCCTTAAGTAAATAACTAGATAAAGCCTTCAATGTGCTCTCGCAGCTGTTGCTGCGTTTGAAGCAAACCCATACGTTTAAGCGGAAGAGTCAACTGCTTGACTATTTCTAAGAGATTTCTTGTTTCGTCGTGCTTATTCAGATCGGAGATAAACGATGCTAACGCTTGATCGCAATCGTTATTAGCTACAAACTCAAGTGCACGTTCTTTGCACCATTTAAGATGCTCATCACGAGTTATGGACATTTAACTTTCAGAGTCCTCGACTAATTTTGCGTAGGCATACAAGTCAGGCCAATCTTTTGCCCAGCTTTGCTGCAAAAACCACTTGAAATAACTGTCAGGTACGTCGCCTAAACGTTTGTTCTTGTGAACACCAAACGGCATCAAAGAATCATCGTGTAACTTCGTACGGTTACTAGATTTTTTAGGTGCACTCATGAGATCGATTATTAACCTTGGCCCAGTCGTCTTTGTTTAGTTCTTCCCAATCAGGAAAAACTTTGGCTACCTTTGATTCGAGAACTTTGAAATTAATAGTTCCGCAGTGTACCTCTCTGGATTCTGAATTTTTTGGAACAATGCGAACCGAATCGCAATCCCTGTGATTAACCCAGCTAGTTGCCTTCAAAAACTCAGCAATAGCCTCGACTAGATACTGCTTATCAGCTTGCAACTTTTCATTTACTTGTATAAGCTCTTCGTTAGCTTGAATAACTTCTTGAACACTCTGAATCAAAGAGTGTGTCGATCGAGATAACTCTGTATGACTTTGCGATAGAGCTGTGATTGTTTTGTTTGGATTTTCTGAACTCATAACTTACGTATCCAAATTGGTATATGCGTAGCTACCCAGCAAACAACACTACATGAAATTTTCGTATTGTCGCTGAATGCTGTCTGTAATTTTTGCATGACGAATGATAAGCTCTAAAGCTAACTGCGAAGATCGACAGTTAGCTTGAGCAGAAGCAGCTAGCTGATCGAACATTGCTTTAAGTTCGACTAGTTTTATATGTTTTGGTAGTCCCGAATTACAGTCCAGTGGAACTGTAGTAAGTACACCTGCAAAATAGTTATGCAGCTCGTTTTGGTCGATTTCTTGTTTTCTATTTGTCACGAACTTTTTGTTCCTTAAACTCGCGTAACTCAATAGCTCTGTCAATTGCATCTCTAGCTTCGCGAAGATCCTGTAGCTCGCTGCCTTTGCCTCGAATACCGGCGCAAAGAAGTTTCTTAATGGCGTGCTGACTGCCAGGACATTTCACTTCGAATGCATCAAGAACTGCGTAAACGTCAACCAGACCATCTGCTGATGTGATTATTTCTCGTAGATACTTTGATCCGCTGTGTTCTTTAATGCTTAGTGTTTTCTTTATTTTTTGAGACATAATACTGTTGATCCTGTGTGAGACTGAAACAAAAACTAACTCTTATTTAACTCTGCTATTCGCTTATTGTCTTTAGCAATAAGTTCTTTCGCTGGCTCGGATTCTTTATCGATAGGCACAAGATCAAAAATAGCGTCACTTACACTTTGAACGAAACTGGGCCAATCTTTAAATTGATCCCTGTCAAAGAGTAGTTCACCTCCGCGTGTATACCCAAGAAGCTTGCCGTCATTACCAATGACTCGCATAGCCACATTTGATTTAGCAAGCTGTATTAGTCCCAGTGTTTCTGGATACTTTTTTGCATCCTCAAGTCCACGAGCATATCCCGCTTCTTCAGCTCGACGTTCTTTAGTAGCTATCTCTGATCGCAAAGACGCTATTTCTCTTTCAAGCGGCGTACTCTCTTCCTGAATTTGTCGTCGTAGACTATCAACTTCTTGTTCTAGCTCTCGAAGTCTTTTCGCGTTAATAGTACAAATAGGTTCCTGTACCATACTGCAACCAAAATGTTCAGAAGCTGATCCGTCTTCTTCATAGAAAACTTGGTTGCAATGATAACATCTATACTCGATCATAATTACTTGCTCGCGGGTTACTAATCAGATTACGTTATCGTCAAACTGACGAGGTTCATGCTCACGCTCTTCGTCGCAGTGGATGCAACGCTCAAAAACAATATTTTCTGTGCCGAACTCATGATCATAAGAATCATCTACGACTTCCCACGCATGATCACAATCTGCTTTGAGTCCCTCTGTCAGAACTTCAAGTAACGTGCCGCTACGAGATAACCCGTCTATGACGATTGACCCTGCTGTATCCAGTAGCGGAGCAAACAAGTCATTTTCGCTTCTTTCCGCCATGCGATACAGGTTTTCGTACCCGTTTGCTAATTCCTGCATTTTTGTTAGGTGCTTTCTGATGTTTTGCAGGTGCAGCTTTCTTTGCTCGGCTTGTTTTTTGCTTTTCATTTTTGACTACCTCAGCTAGCTTAATACCGGAATTCTCTATGATGATCTTACACACGATCCTGATGCTTTTTTCTACATCCGTGTTTTCCATCATGTCAACTACAAAACGAATTAACTGTTCTTTAGAACAAGTATCGAGATAACGACTTATCTCGGCAACCATTTGCTTTGTAGTTAGTTGACCTTTCTTCGCCATTACTTGATCACCAGTTTAATGCCGTCGCCTAGTTCATAAAAACCAGGCTTAAGTGTCTTTGCGTTGACGACTGGTTTTCTTAAAAAGTTCTTGGTCTCTAAAAGACTTACTTGATCTCGAAGTCTTTCAAGTTCTTCTAGTAGCAACTCTACTTCTGGAACTTCATTGCTTGTTAACTGATTGCTGTGACAACAATTGGTCAGTGTTTCAATGGCTTGTTTCACTAATTGCTTTCGTGCGCTCATTGCAGTTCGAACTCCGTGTATTCGGCGTCCATAGTACTATCGATTACTTTTCCGAGTATCACTTCTTTTCCATCGGGCTGATACATCACCAAGTCGCCGCCCTCTTGTACGGTCGTAACGACTGTGTCTCCATCGCCGTTTAAGCCAGCAGTAATTTGCTCAACAGTCAGCGGACAATCTTTTACTAACTCAATTTCTTGCTCACAGACACCAGTGACGTTGAAGCGAAATTTTACAGTCATGAAATATTCCTCTAGAGAAAACACATGTAAACAAAAAAGCGCAGGATCCTACAAACCCTGCGCTTACAATAATTAGCTAACTACAACACTACGTACGGTAGGTAGTTATCGCCTAAAGCAAATGACCTAGGATTAAACGGAATACCCTGCTCTATCGCAAAATAAATCCGCGCAGCGGCACCTTTAGGCGTATCGTCTACTGCCGCCCATTCACCCGAAAACATCCAGTCGTAAGCAAATATGTTGTGATTGGTCAACCAATTTGCGATATCTTGATACTGTTCAAACCTTTCACAATCTACGCCTGCCAGCGGCGCATGACCAACAGCACAAGCCACTGTGCCGCAAGAAGTAATTACGCTAGACAGGTTCCCAACTACTGGTGCGTCGTGAAAGTAGTGACAATCACCGTCAAACAAATACATAAACATGCTGAAATGTTCGTAGTCGTCTGGAAGACTGTACAAGTAATCAGCTAGTTTCAGTAGATCTTCTTTTGCCCTGTCACTAATCACCCAAGGAATTATTTTGACATCTGTGTCTGCGATAGCGTACCTGATTCCAAGATATTTCATTTTGAAACTCAATAATTAACAAACAAACAAACAAATAACAAAACAACACATGGAAAACGCAGCTGATTAACTACCTAGGAACGTCTTTAGCCCAGCTCGGTAATTCTCCTGTTACTGGTAATAAATAACAAGATGTAATATGTCCAATCTCCCCGCGACTATCATCGAAATAAGCCACAGGTATCATCCGGTGAGCTGGTAGACGCGTTGCCGAAACTCCGCCTTCTGCATACGCCTGCTGAATTTCAAATTGCTTACCCAAAGAAAGATCTCGTACGGACTGCTTAATTGTCTTTGGCGGTAGTGACTTCCTCGCCTCACGAATAGCTTCAAATAATTCCTCCTCACGACGAATCAGCTTTGATCTTTTAAAGACACATTGCTTTGTCATCTGTTCATCTTTTTTCATCATCGCGTGAGATAGCTTTTTGTTGACTCTTGCAATATGTTTCGAAACCCGTACAGCCTCCTTTTCAAGCGTCCTAAGTCTGTGTTTGTGTTGTTGCACTTCCAACACATCTCTAGGAACTTCAAATTCTTCCTCCTGCCTAGCTTTTTCATCCAAAACCATGTCTTGAAATTCGATAAGTCGCTGCACGTTCAACATGAACTTAGCGACAGCGTCATCTTCGTTCTCCGCGTACGGTACCACGTATGAGTAGCGATACTGCGAATTACTGACTTCAATCAAGAAAGCGGTCGACCGATCCGCTGTGTCTGCATCAGCGTAGCCGATTTCGACCTGGTCACTACCGTTTTTGTAGATACGCATGAAACTCTCTATTTAATAGAGACAAGTAAGTTAAATCAAACCAACGGCAACCAACGAGATTGCATGTTGTTAATAATTCTTTCGCTCACTCCATGAACGTTTTTGAACTTGCTCTGACACTCAATAACAACGACTGTGTATCCGTATTCTTCAGCAAGCTCAAAATATCTTCTTGCTTCCCAAGGCTGACTAAACGTGTTGTGTACAGCCACGTCTTCGATGAAACTCGGCATAGAAAGCACTTGCTTTAGTCTCATGTAACAGTCATCGTGAGCCTCCTGCTGAAGACTAACGTCGTAATTATATTTGCCATCTTTCATGAAAAACTCGTCACTACAAAAGTTGTAAGTAGGGCAGAGTTTCTTGGCCAGTGTAGTCTTGCCGGATCCTGGTAAGCCTCGAATTAAATAAAGTGTTTGCATGGTTGATTACTACTTTCTATGTGTGAATAACTAACTACTCAAGTTCAGCGATATCTTCAATAATGCCGCAGAAATATGTACCGCTGTCTACGACCGCTACGCAGTTATTTTCGAGATCGGTAAGAATTTTCTCAAACTTGTCTTCATCTCTGTGCTCTTCTAAGAGAATCTTGAGAGCTTCTTGAACTTCTTCCTCGGTCTCTGCGCCAAGGGTTCTTCCAAGCGTACTGTCGTTACCGATAAAACCAATCACGTACATAAATAACTCCAAAAAAAAAGCAGGACTAAAATAACTTCATGACGATTTCAAACTACGGAGATTTCTTTGTCTTGTCGAACATGCTATAGTAACTTGCTGTCAAAGATCTGAAAATGTTTTCAGGCAATTTTGTTTC